TTCAGAAGAAAGCGAAGAAAATGAAGATGATTTTGATGAACCTCCTACACGTGGTCGTAAACCAGCAGTTAAGAAGGTAGCTAAGAAAAAGACTGTTGAAGATTTTGAAGAAGATGATTTTGAAGACGAACCACCACGTCGCGATCGTCCCGCAGTTAGGAAGACAGCACGTCGTTAATAGTCAGAATTAACTTGTATTAGATAAACCACTGGCCCGGCCCTTGAACGCCCTGTTCTTTGGTCGGGCTTTTTTGTTTCTACTTTCAGGTCAAATTGAATGGCTACCAGAAAAAAACTTGTAAAAGATGATGAAGAAATAAAAAATAATAAAGTCGCATTTGATTATTCTTCTATGTTTCATGATACTCTTGATGAAATTAGTAGAAGACAAGGTGTAGATACGGATCTTATGACTATGGTAGAACCAATGTCTACTGGATTATTGCAATATGATCTGCTTTTAGGTGGTGGAATACGTCCAGCCATGTACGGGCATGCTGGATTTGAACAGAGTGCAAAAACTACAGGCGCTCTATCAATTATGGCAGCGGCAGTAAAACAGTCTATTGGTCTTATCGCACTTTTTGATTATGAAGGATCAACATCCAATTCTATTCCGTATGTTGGGAATATTCTAAAAACAATGGATGTTAAAAAATCAACTACTGAAATTTTTGGTAAACGGGATCCTGTCACAGGAAAATGGATAGTACGCCCAATTGTTCGTTACACTGCGGAATCGGTAGGAGAGAAATTTTTTGATTGGACCTCTGCGGTTCTTAGAGAGATGCCTGACAAAAAATATGTTAATAAAGGCTGGTGGTATATTTTTGATGAAAACAACAAAAAACATAAAGCTACTGTAGGAAGTTATGCTGATCCTGTAATGAGAAAAAAATACGGAAAAGGATTGTGGGTACCAGCACAAGACGGTAAACTTCAGGGAATTATATTTAATGATTCTTGGCCTACCATGAACCCTGACTCCAATGATGATGAAACTGCTGATAATTCTTTGGGAGTTCATGCTAGATTTTTCGCTAAACATCTTCCTCGTATTAAACCGAAACTTGCCAGAAAAATGGTTGCGTTAGTTGGTATTAATCAGTTACGTGAAATTCCTATGGCTATGTATGGTCCTAAAGAAAAAGAAGCCTGCGGCAATGCGCTAAAGTTTTATTCTGATGTGCGAACCTGGTGGACTTCACGTAGTTCTGGAATGCCATTCACTCCAAAATTTGATACTGAGGAACGTTTAGAATTGGAACCTTCTGCAACAATCGAAGGAAATGATCGTTATAGGTATGTACAGGTAGTTACAAAGAAAAATAAATTGAGTCAGCCCGGAAGAAAAATATGGATTCGTTTATGGGTTGAAAATGCAGCAGGAGAAGCATGCGGCATTGATCCTGTATTTGATACTATATCGTATCTGAAAGATACCGGTCAGCTTCAACATCGTAGCCGCGAAAAGATTTTTCTTGAATTAGAGGAATTGGGTAAAGCTAAAAGAAATATTGATTGGATGACATTGAAAAAATGGATACTAGGTAATAAGGAACAAAAAATCAAAATCTGCAATGCATTGGGATACAAACCAATGGATTTAAGAAACTTCTGTTTTCGTCAGATACGTACTGGCGTAGGCGAAACTTTGTATATAAAAACAAAAAATATCAAGTCTTCCGTATAAGACGAAATTTAATTGGATCCTTATGACTACCGCAAGTAATAATCTCAGTTTGTCAAAAAAAGAAGAGGACAAGCAGGATGATCTGCTTGCGGCTCTTTCTGTACTGGCAAAACCTTCATCTGTTAATAAGTCGCAAAAAGAACATAAACTTATAAAGAAAAAACACAGATCTCGATTTTTCTATCAGCCGAGTGATTCTCCTGCAACTGATTCTGATAGTAGAAAACATGCAGTACATCAATCTCCGGCACTGCTTGCACACAATTCAGAAGTTGATAAACGTCTGAATTGTCTGGAAAAGGAATTGCCTCTAGAGTTATCTGGATTTATAAAACAGATACGAGAGTTTTTTCTGGTTGAATTAGGTCCACGTACATTAGCCGCTCAAGCGGGAACTGCACAGGCATTAGATATAGTTCAACGATTACTTGATTCAGAAATTGATAATAAGCCTTTTGTGCAATTTAAAAACATGCTTGAAGAAGCTGGAAGGATTCGTATGGCTAAGTACATTGCTCAATACATGAAACTTCCTCAATCCTCAGTAGAACATATTTTAAAAATAACTGCGCCTAAAACAGAAATCTATTTTCCTACACCAATGAATATTGATATGAATGCAAAACTTCAAGAGAAAAAAGAAAAATGAATAAAATCGATACTTCACGTTTGATGAAAACTAGAGCCGATGAATTGTTTCCTGATCTTCTAACCTCGCAAGAAATGCAAGAAATTCATGATCGTCGAATGAAAAAAGCAATAAAGCTAGGTAGTGTTACCACAAAGAATTTCAAAGAAATTCGTGAAGACGAATATATTATCAAAGGTGGTGGTTATGAAAAGTCAGAAAGTGATGTGCTCATAACTTCAGATGACTTTGATATTCATAAATATATGAATGATATGGAAGACGAAACTACTGGAACACTTCATGATTTAAAAATTGATACTCGTGATCTACCTCTAGCAAAAAACTATTACGACTTTGCTTTCAATCTGGTAGGTAAAAAAGCCAATCCTCCTTGGTCGCGTCAACTGTGGATTACCTCAATGCTTATGGCTGAGATATGCCCTTGCTGTTCTAATAAAAAATGGATGGTGTTTGAGAATGTACCTAAAGATTACTCATCTAAAAATCTTAAAGAGCATTTGATTTTTCTGGAATATGGCAAATGTCCAAAATGTAAAAGAAACAAATGGGAATTGATTCAGAATCATGGCCTGAAAAACTACATGCAAATCGCTATGGTTCTTGGGCAACGTTCAGGAAAATCTTCCTGGCTTGCTACTCAAGCTGCTCCCTATCTTCTTCATAGAATGTTGAAATTTCCTTCATATGCCTCTTTAACAAAAGGAATGCAATCATCGACACAGTTGACAGGAACTTTTGTTAGTCTGAACTTCAATAAAGCACTAGGCAATCTTTGGACACCTTTTAGAAGATGCATTTTGGAAGAAAATGATTGGTTCATCGAACTACAAAAATTACTGGATTATTATAAACAAAGATATGGTAAAGAACTATATAAAATATCTGGCATATACACAGCATTTCATTACAAAAATATAAAACTCTATCCTTCTGGGCCTACTTCAAATACTCTTCGTGGCGATACTAGATTTTTAGGAGGTTTAGATGAATTAGGACTTTTCCCTCTTCCGAAAGGAAATGAGGAAGAACAATCGGGAGAACGTGCAAATGCAGATGAAGCTCACAGATCACTTTTTAGTAGTCTTGGAACTATTAATGCACTTTATAATTCTGCTTTAAAAAGGGGATATTTTACAGCTCCACCTGCATTGATGATGAGTGTATCTTCTCCCTATTCAATAAGGGATAAAATGATGCGTCTTTTAAGAGAGGCAAGAACGCCTGAAGGTACATTCACTATCCTGGGAGTAAATTGCCCAACTTGGGAAATAAATCCCATTATGGAGCGAGATACTCCAATTATTGCTTCTGCTTTTATATCAAATCCCGAAAAAGCAAATCGAGATTGGGGTGCTATTGCACCAACTGTTCATTCTCGGTTCATGAATCCTGAAGCATTCAAAGAAAAAATATTTGTTGGGGGACAAAATAGTCATAACTTTATATATCAATTTGATTCTCCCGGAGAAGTGTATGGTAAAGTAGAACGAATTCGTTCTTTTCGCTGGCCTTCTATAATTGCAATTGATGCAGGACATACAAATAATTCGTTTTTTATAGGGGGTGGTCACTATGATTTTAATGACGGTAAAACTAAAGTAACAACTTTGCTTGAGTGCATACCTCAAGAAGGAAGAAAAATAAATTTCAATCTTTTATACAACTTTGCAATATTGCAAATTGCAAAGGATCTTAACGCTGTTGGGTTGGTTGCAGATCAATGGCAAAGTATCGACCTACTGTATAGAATCAAACAGGACATGGGCAACAATCCACTTCAGAAGATTCGATGTTTGCCTAAACAATATTCACCTAAACGAAAAGATTTTAACACTGCTGTAGCTATGATCACTTCTGGAAATGTGATTTTTCCGAATATAAATGATGGAACAAAACAACGCATACTTGATGGCAATATCGATGACTGGCGAACAGAAATGACAGGTAATCCTGTAGAACATCTGTTTCTGCAAATGTGTACCGTCAAAAATGTTGGAGAGTTACGCTGTCCTGAAAAAGGTGATGGTTTTACAGATGATGGATTTAGAACTGTTGTTTTATTAATTTCTACAATTCATCAACCAAAAGTCATGGAAAGACTTGTAGAAGCAAAAGAATTTAATTATGGTTTTTCCGGAAATAAAACAAGAATGCCCACACCGGCATTATTGGGTAGATCTGGACGCCCCTTTACAGGACTTCGCTAGACTGCAATTTTATTGTATACAAGGAAAAAGAAATGTTCCAATGAAAAAGAAATTAGCTAATGCATCCTATGAATTACCTTTGATAAAAATCACACAAAATACAAAAAGAATTCTTGCGCTCGATCCCGGAAGCAGGAATATGGGAATTTCTCTTGTCAGTTATCATCCTGCTACTGAAGAAATATGTGTGTCTGTTAACTCCATTGTGACCAGTCCTTTAGCAGACATACGTTTTTTTAACGCACAACGGAATGTTTTTCTTGATGAAGTTGGTCGCTGGATTAAACTTTACGAACCACATGGAATAGTTGCAGAACGTTTTCAATCACGAGGACTTAAAGGATCGACCATTGAACTGGTTAATCTCATGTTAGGTCTTCTTGGTGGAAGATATAGCTTGCCTATTTTATTGATAACTCCTGTAACATGGAAAAATGATTGGCATCGACGTTTTAAAAACGATTCATTGAAATTGAATGATCTTTATAAAACATGTCGCACCACACCGCACCAACTGGATTCAAGCTTTATAGGTTGCTATGGTCTTGAAATTGGAATTCAACAAAATCTGAATTATGATTGTCGTTCTATAGTGAAGCAGGTAGAAAAAACTTCCTGCTTGAGATTGATTAACAGGAAAGTATCATGATGAAATTACCACAGGCTTTTTTGCGAGCGGGCGTAACAAAAACTAAAGCTAAAGAAAAAGTACAGGCTCGAATAAATATGTCGGCTGAAGTTGCAGGTGCTGGATTATGCCCCGAATGTCAAAAGCCAATGAATAGAGCCATGGCTAATGGTTATCCGGTACTGGTTTGTAATGAGCATCGTATTGCATTGCCTGTTAGTGACGAAGAGTTTTCAACATGAAGCAGATGAGATCAAGAAATGTGAATTTTGAAATTACAGAACGTCATGACGAAAAACCAACAATACCAAAAAACCGACGCATTGCATCTTCTGTATCAGCAAAAAAACTGTCCAAGATAGATAAAAAAGAAATAGTTTCTATCATTGGAGATGATGCTGAAAAACTTCAAAATCTATTTGAAGATGATAATGTGGCACGTGCCACACAGATGTTAAATCGTCGTCTTGTTCAGATGTTGATTGACCTTATTCCTCAAATGGAAACTGGCATACGTCGGTCTAAGGGCAGATATGGCGCGCATTCGCTTAATGGTACTATTCAAACTATTCGAGAACTTGTAACAGATTTGAACAATGCGCAGGATAGAGGTGCTATAGGTCAATCAATTGTCGAAAATATAATTCGACCTGCTTTTTTGGACATTGCAACAAAAATCGTGGAAGAATACGCAACAGTATCCGCAGAGGTAAAAGATCTATTATCTGACGAAACGTACAGTGCTCTTAGAAGAGCACAGATTGATAGCAGAAATCGACTGGCGGATATGGTCAATTCTCGATACACTGAAATACGTAATGAAACAATCAGTTTCTTGCAACGATAGATAACAAATCAGGTAATCCATGTTTGCAAAAAAGAGAATATTAGGAGTTTCAGGAAGCACCATAAACATGGCTCCTGATTCAAGAAATTTGATAGCTTCAGCACAACCAAGAAATTTCAAGGATACTACCAAAATTACAGCATCACTTGGCGGAAGTTTCGGTAGTGGAACTGGTAGTGCCAATGTAGCAATGAATGGATTTTGGCAGAGTCAGTATCAATACTATATGACGGGTCTGATTCCGGCAGATCCTCATTTGATTGACACCTCTACGCTTGCTTTATTCTATCGTGATATGTACCTTCATGATAATGTGGCAGGTTCTGTTGTTGATATTAAATCTACTTTTCCCTTTTCCGATTGGGAATTACGTGGACTTGAACAACACGAACTTAATATATATGACGAAGCATTAGAACAGCTTGATCTTCGTCAATTGCTTCCGCTAATAACTAACGCGCATTTAACGGATGGTTTCTTTTGTGGATCATTGGTTTTTGATCAGAGAAAAAAGAAGTTTATAGATACACTCATTCATGATGCTTTACAGTGTGCAGTTATTCCGAGTCCTTTTTGGGGCATCGATCCTACTATAAATGTTAGAGTAGGTCAGGCAACACAGCAATTTTTGCATGACACTTCAGAATTTGCTATGCGGTATCTTAATTCAATGCCGCAACAATTTATAGAAATGCTTCGCAGTGGATCGTTTACTCTTAGTCCTATGACTTCTCTTTTTATTCCCAGAAGATCCACAACGGACCGTGCCTATACTTCCTATCTTCATCGTCTTTTGCCGATGTATCTCATAGAAAAAACATTATTCAGAGGTACACTTACTGAAGCACAAAGGCGTCAACGTGCAATGACGCATATAACTGCGGGAGATGGGGACTGGACTCCAACGGGAGAAGAACTGGATGAACTTGTTAGAACATTTCAGTCGGCTGAATATGATCCACTGGGTGGATGGATCTCTACACGTAGCGCAGTTCAAGCAGCAGATATTCGCCCAGGCGGGGATTTCTGGAAATGGACTGATATGTCTGATATTCTGGTACCTTATAAACTTCGTGCGTTAGGAGTCAGTGAAGCATTTATGGCAAATGATGCCAACTATGCCAGTGCGGAATCTGCATATTCTACATTTCTTGAAACGGAAAACAGCTTTCGTGTTGATCTGACTCATCGCATTTTTTATGCAAAACTTTTTCCACTTATAGCAGTAGCTAATGGACTCTATAAAGATCCAAATAAAAAAGCACAATCTCATAGCATTCAGGACTTTTTGTTCAATAGAAACAATCGTAATAATCTGAAAATGCCTGAGCTTATATGGACTAAAGAACTTGAGACACGTGGCGAAGACAATATGTTTGAGCTGTTAGAAAAAGCTTCAGAAAAAGGGGTTCCTGTTCCACTTAAAATGTGGATGTCCGCAGCTCACCTTGATCCAGAAACTCTTATACGTGAACTGAAAGAAGATCCAGAGCTTAGAAAAAAATTCAAGGAATTTACGGGTAAGGACACTTCACATGATTCTGAAGTGGATAGTGAATTCGATGATAACGATACCACTGAATTAGAAAATGAAGGTCAGCCTGAATATACAGGAGCAAACGTTCAACCGGGCAAAACAGTCACAACACAATCGTTAAGAAATATTATAGCCAATCCTCGGAAACCATTATTGGCAAGAGACTTTGGGGATTCTGGTGATACCTGGACTTTAACGAAAACCGGCAAAGTGAAATATATACCTTCTGCCGCAATGCCGTTTAGAAGAGCTAAAAGCAATGACGCAATAATGAAAATTGCACAACAGGCAGACAGAGATCCTGAATATAGAGAACAGCTAAAACGTAGAAATCGTGAAAAATTAGGACGCACCACTTTGCCAGATTGAAGGAAATTTGAATATGTATTCTTTCCTAGTAACTCCAGGAACTACTGATACAAGTAGTGTTCCACATACAACCGCAGCAATCAAGGGTGAAGAAAATTACGAGTTCTTCACCTTCAAGGGTAAGCAACCAGTCACTCTTCAATATCGGGGAAAACCTTTTGTAGTTGAAAAGGGAACCCGATTTGGAGTACGACCGTCAGTTAACAAAAAAGATATTAGACTCATATTTAAAGGTGAACCTAATCGGGTTTTCACCTTAACTATGGATCAAGCAAATCAACTAGCTAAAGGAGTCTAATGTGACTTCTACCTATGTTTCCAGGCCGGCTTTAACAGAACAGCCTCAGATGAGTAGAATTAAATATGCGGGAGTTGTGTTTGACAAATATACTCCTGCAATAGAAGGTCAGCTATTGAGAGATTGCTTGGCACTTCAAGCAGTAGGCAGAAATGCAGTGGATGAAATTGTTGTGTGTTGTGATTCTGATCTTATTGATCCTCTGCTTTCTGGGCTTGGTATGCGTAGAGTTCCGACCTTGCAACTTGCACGATTATGGTTAGTATATCGTTCTGGTAATAAATATCCAGATGTTCCAGAATGGTCGGAAGAAACTATTCTGCGCGATCTTTATGTAGCAGTTGCTCACAAAAATCTGACAGTACCTTCAGATTCTATCAATACTGGATATTATCTGCCACCACAAGGACGAATTAACATGAGCATTGACACAATTCGTAGGCCAGCCCCAAACGGCTATATTCCTGTAGATCCAGCTCTTGCACTTATCTGGGGATCCTAGAATGCAAGATTGCATTGTGAGTGTCAATTGTTTTTGAATAAATTTCAAACGTTATTACTTTATGTTAAATTAACATTCATTGCAATTTTTAAGATTAATTTACCCCGAGCCGGCATTATTCAGATTGATGTTTCCATGGGAAGGGTGGTCTGAACTGTCTGTTTTGAAACGACTGATCTGTCAGATCAAGGAATCGGGGTATTCCGCATGTCGTTTCTTTTTCAGTGTCATTAAAAGGACACCTCATGAGTTTTTTACAGGATATCGTAAGTCAAGCTACCAGTCAGGTCACAAATAATATAAGTGGAGATAAATCTGCGATTAATACAGGTGTTCAAACAGTAGTAGCCAATGCCAAAAATACTATTGCCAACACTGCGGCTAATGTAGTTTCTAATACTGTAAAAAGTACTGCTGGCGCTGCTATAACAGCCGTCAAGGATGTTGTATCTGGTAATGTCAGTGGTGCTTTAAGTGCGTTGAATCCTGCTAACATTCTGGGAAATGCTTTAGGGGGCGTAGGTGCAACTTCCGGACTTTCATTAGCTTCTCCAGGATACTTTGCAAGTTTCAGTAGTTCAGGTGGTGTTAATCCAGGTGATGCGCTTGCTGGTGCTCAAGCAAGAGCTGATCCTTTGCTGTCTTTTTTATGGTATGCACAGCTACCAGTTATTACGCCCATCAGTAATCTGAGTACCCCTTCTTCTGGAGTTTCTACAATTGCTAACATAGGTAATGGAATACTATCTTCTATAGCATCGGCTAGCAGTAACGTCATTGGCAATGCACTTTCTTCGGTTATGGGAGGTGCTGTAGCAAACCCGTCTGTAGCGCAACTGCCCTGGTACTATGTAGAAGAAGCTATTTGTCCTTTTCGAAGATATTCCAAAATGTCAATATTCAGAGAAGGGCGAAGTAGGCATTATCCATCTAATTACGAAATTGATTCTTTAACATTGCGATTATATGCAGATGTATCAAATATTTCTATAACATATTTGCAAGCATGGAATAATGCAGTGTTGGCCCCATTTAGTGCTAATAATCAGGCACAGTTAGGTGGTAGTTGGGGCAAACCTTCGGATTATAAACTTCCAATTTATGTATACTTACTTGATCCTTCAAAAAATGCACTGTGTATTTTGGAATACATTGAATGTTGGCCCGAAACTGTTGATTCTTTTCAGTTAGATAGTAATACATCAAATGCACTGAGCCATCATGTAACGTTTAGTGTTGGTGATGTTTTCATAAATATTCTCAGTGTTCCTGAAGATCTTACACAAGCAATTGTTAATAATCCAGTTTCCAATGTACTCACTGGAGCTATTAACTCTGGAGTTCAAGCAGTAAAAAATCTGGCCTCTACTGGATTTTCAAGCATATCTAACAGTATTGGAAATGCACTGTCCAGTTTGTTTTAACCCTTCCTGAGTGTGACAATGAATACTAAAACATACATACCGTTCCCACAAGAAACATTAAATAAAAAACAATCTTCAAATAAAGCACGTGCGTTAAAATCCTCAAAAATTGCTGCGCAGCCAGTCGAGTCTGTGGCAATGGCGACAGCACCAACAAAACCTTATGTTTCATATACCTCTCCTAATACCGAAACTGCGCAACCTGTTCAAGATTCTCGCCAAACTGAATTTGATCGTGTTTATCAGGAATCACTTAACAGACTTAGAAATGGCGAATCTTCAGAACTTCCAACAAACTCTGTTTTAAATCCACCTATTCATGGATTCAATCGAGCCACTTCTGACGCGGAAGGTTTGAGTCTGGCACTTCCTTCAAGATTTGCTTTTTATTCATTTAAAGATCTTTACATTGTCCCTTTCAAAGCCAAACATTTAGCAAAATTACAGGCTGCACATTCTCAACGATCCATGCTGCCGGTTATAGAAGCAGTGTCTTCTGTTATTTATTCAACGGAATACAATAAACCTGGCCTCGCGTTTGAGCTTACACTACCGGATTTTTACTTTGTACTGTATTGGCTTAGATTGAATTCTTTTACTAAGTCAAACTTCACGCATGAGACAAAATGTAATAATCCTGAGCATCATGCAAAAGTAGAACAGGGGCTTTTGCCTAAAGAATCCTTAGAAATACGTCAGATCATACGCAACACAGAACTCAAAACAGTAGAACTCGAACATATACCTGATCCAGAGATATTCAAATTTAGTGAAACATCACCATTCATGTTCAATCCCCCACGAATGAGTGACGTTATGGAGTTTGTAGAAAATCCAAAAATGAAAAATGCAGCATTGCGAGATGAATTTGCTTTCATGGCGCAGCTCGCTACACACATTCAGGGAAAACATAAATATCTCAATCTTGAAGAACGTATTTCTTTTTTTGAAGAAGCTTCTGGTGATGTTGTGCAACAGGTTCAAGAGTACGAGTCCCTGATTGAAAATTATGGTGTTCAGGAAACTATTCAAGTAACGTGCAAGGAGTGTGGGCATCAAAGGGTAACTAAGCTTACCCTCGATGCCTGGTCGTTTCTTCAGCACGGGAACTTCTAAAGAAACGATGGACCGTTATCTATTGATAGCTTCTGAGTTTGGATTTTACCCTCCGGAAGATATGCCACTCTATCGATTTCAGCAACTTTCTGAAGAAGCATACTTGCGTAGAGAAAAACGAATTGAAGCTGCTAGAGATGGCAAGAATTACATTGGATAACGTTTGACAGGTGACTATATGCTCCAGTTTCGATCAGATAAAGAAAAAAACAAATGGCGTGCTTTGCAAAATAGGGCAGACATTCCTTTAAATAAACTTATACAAGGAAATGTAAATGCAAGTGATATTGCTAAATTGTCTTCTGTGTTAGGCTCTCTATCGAAACTGGCGCAAGAAGTTTTTGATGCCGCTGTGAAATCTGCTGAAGAACAGGCAAAGTCTGTTGTAAAAGCTGGCAACATAAAAATTGAAGATGGAATTAGCGCATTTGAAAAAGAATTGAATACTGCACTTAGTATTCAATTTCCAAAACTGATTCAAGACATTAAAGAAATTCTATCGCTTGAGATTTATGAACACACTGATGAACTGGATCGTAGTATTGGAATAAAGTTCACTGATCTCAAAAGCTTTCTTCCTCCAAAAGACTTACCTACTACCGATGATTTATTAGCAGCTAATGATCTTTTGGTAGAACGTCTTGAAGATGCACGTTTTTGGGAAGCGCGCGAAACTTCAATAGCCAATAGAATAATCGAGGGCTTACAAAATTTTGTAGTAAAAAATCGTAGTGAAAATCAGTCAGGTGCATACTCAGAAAAGTATCCAACGATCGCAGATCGTGGAATGTCGCTACTTACAGGTCCGGAAAAAGAAACTAATGTTATAGATGTAGAATCACACTTTCTACCAGCGGCAATTGCCGCTCCGTTACTTACCGCTGGTGAAACCACATCAACTGTAACTCACGAAGATCTTCCACAAAGATTACTGCGCATGATGCAGGAATTTATAGGCGTCACACTGCCGGAGAAATTGAATGTCCTGAAAGATATGGTATCCCCTAGGGGTGCAATGTCTTCTACTACAAACACTCCGAGTCTGGAAGATGTGGATAAAAAAGAAACCAGAAAAGCAGATAACTGGTGGAAGTCTTTTTCTAGATGGATAGGAAGTGAACATGACACAACCAAATCTAAAGCAAAAAAAGTAAAGGGCAATAACTGGTTAGAAGCACTAAAACTTGGATTGATGTCTCTGTTGCTAACACCCACTCTATGGACTTCCGTTGCACAAAACATTGAAGAATTGTTTACCTGGGATAATATAAAAAAATGGACCAGCGAAGCAGTAACTGAAGTTGTAAAAGATGCGAAAGATGTAGGTAACTGGATTGCCAACAAAATAGCAAATTTCAATCTTCCACAAATGGAAACGTGGATAGCGGGTGTTGGTGATTATCTGGCAGATAAAATTGCAGATTTTCTAGGCATTCATCATGAAAAAAGAATGCCTCCTGCACCAACTTCATTGCCTCTTAATACACCAGACACTCTGGATGCAGGTGAGTCCTTTGTGTCACCTGCTAAAGGTACCACAAAATCTTATGAACCTTCATTTAACAAACCATCCAAAAGTATTTCTGAACTTTCTGAGATGGCATCTTCTCCACAGATTTCATCTATAGACAGCAATACAATTCAAGGCAACAGTAATTTTCAAAACAATGTTTATTTAAGCAGGGGACTGACCAACAGAACTTTCACTGTTTCGGGAAGAACATATTCTACTTCTGCAAATCCTGTTAGTTATGCTCCCGGATTTTCTGTACCAAATATTGCACCTAGTTATTCAGTAGGCGGTGAAACTTACTCGCCCAAAGGATCTTCGGGATCTTTTAATTTCAGTCCTCCTGGATTTCAATCCTCTGTGGATGATCAGTTAACATTGATGAACTCCTCTTTTTTATCAGTTTAATGGAGTGCGCTAATGGCAAGCCTTATGGATGCTGCTAGACTTGTGCCACTAAAAAAGGAACAGGATTTTCAGGAATACAAAAATCTCGATGAAGTGATGGAAAGAATAGTATTTCCACCCAATGAACAAAGTACGGGCGTTACTTCAAAATTTTCTTCTGTAGTTCCGTGGATGCTTCATGAAGTACGCCAACGTGAAGAGGATGAACGCATCTTTGCAACAAAGGGCGCACTTGAGTTTATGAACATTGAAGGCGAACTTGGAAAAAATGAACCTTCTCTATTTGATAGATTTGTACACTGGGCAGAAGATAAAGTAGAACATTGGATAGAAAAGCATATTAAAAAATTCATCTATAAAAAGGTGCGAGAGTATCTTTTCAAATCGGTTAGATGGATAACAGAAAAAATTATCAAGAAGTCCATTCAAATCATGATTGAATGGGTTGTAGAACCCGTACTGGAAGTTATCTTGGGATTTATAGGTATTAATCCTGAATTGTGGCCATTTGTTGCTGTTGCAGGTGGACTTGTAGCATTAGGTGTATTTCTGTATGAAAAATTTACAGGGTCTTCCGCACAACTTTCAAAAACCAAGGGTACACTCCCCCATGAAGTCACTGCGCACGCAGAAACCTTTCCTGAGAAAGTGGGAAAAATTTTTACACAAGAAAAACTTAGTGTTACCCGATTTGCCGATCTTGTTTCTAAAGGTGAGGGTGGTTATAACTCTGTTCACATAGATGGCCCCGGCAGAGGCAGTTCGGCAGTTCTTGATCTTCAGCATATGACTGTTAGTGAAATTATGTCACATCAGGCCAATGAAGATTTTGATGCTGCCGGTCGATATCAGATTATTCGACAAACCATGAAGGATGTAGTCAAAGGAATGGGACTTAGTGGTAAAGAAATGTTTGACAAGCAGATGCAGGATAACATGTTTCAGTATCTTGTTAGTAGCAAACGTCCTAAAATCTGGGCATACATAACGGGTAAAACAGATGATCTGTCTGGAGCTGTTTTGGCAGCATCTATGGAATGGGCATCATTGGCTGCACCACCTGGAATACACATTCATCGAAAAATAAAACAGAAAAATGGAGAACAGGTAATTGACTATGTAACAGATGGTACAAAAGGTTATTATGAAAGTTCTACAAACCATGCGACCATATCTGCTAATGAAGTAGCTTCTATGCTTAAACTGGAACGAGATCGGTATACTGGAAAAACAGTACCGGTTGAAACAAAACTTGCGCAAACTCCTGCTATAACTGTTCCAGTAAAGACAACACAACACGTAGCAGGTTCAAGCAATACTGTATCGAATAATTCAACTTCTATAAATGCTGTACAAAATTCATCTCAAAAAACCATAATCAAAGGGCCTTCCAATACATATATAGCATTGGCAATTGATTAACTGACTAAAAGAATTAACATGCAAAATACCAGTTACATGATTCTGATACAACAGGGAACAACTGTTGTTAATGCACCCATGCCTGAAAAAATATCTTTATCTGGCAGTGCAGACTATTCCACTACATTGCCACAGGGTCTTGTAAAGGATAAAGGTTTTATTGATAAATTTTCCAGTCTGTTCGGTACAAAATTCACTTCTCCTGCACTGACTGCGCAACTGTGGCAAGGCAGTTCAAGTCATGACATAATGATAGATCTTGAGTTTCACACTGAAACGGATCCCGTATCCGATGTTCGTGTGCCTATAGTTAATCTGATGAAAATGGCTACTCCGTCTGTAAGTGCGCAGGGAATGCTTCAATCACCAGGGCCTTCTTTGAATTTATCAGGATTGGGGCAAATAGCATCTTCAGCCGGCACGCAACTATCAAATACTTTTAGTTCTATAGGAACTTCTATTTCCAATGCTTTATCTGGAAATACCTCATCTACTGCCGCAACCATGAACAATACCAATACCTCTACTAATGATGGTACTAATGTTAATGTTCCGGCACCCAACCAGCAAAACCCAAATCTGGGAACTTCTGCTTATTGGAAGTCACAGGTAACAAATCCCATAGTTATTCAGTTTGGAAATTATCTGTATTTTGATTCAGTAGTTATTACCAGTGTACAGATAACAGAAAGCTCAAACTTTGATGCTACTACAAATCTTCCACATCATGCTACGGTACAAGTGGCGTTTAAACCCTTATTCATGCTTGTTCAAAGTGATATTGATAGCATTTTTCTGGGGCCTGCTGGCTCAAATGCTACAAGTCCTAATTCCAATACAGGAGCCTCACTAGGCCCAAATGAAACTTTACTGAACATTTAAGGAAATTAAAATGTCGTCTGTAACAGGATACACTGGAGACTATAATTTTTCACGCTATACAACATTAGATAATACAGGTTATTGGAATGTGTTTAGTAGTGGATACAAAAACATAAGATTTAATATTCAATCCTCACAGCAGATTCAGTTAACAGCGGTTGATGCTGCTAATCTTCCTGGACTGGCGTATCGTCTGCTTGGGGATACTTCCTTGTGGAGAGTATTATTAGCATTCAACGGACTCACAGATCCGATTTCTGATATTGCTACTGGTATGATTTTATTGATTCCTACTAAAGCACAGGTTATTGCGTATCTTGGAAGACAGGTGAATACGTACACATCATTGACCATATAATGAGGAAAAAATGGGCTACGTACTATCAGATCGACTCGAAGTCTCGATATTCATTAATGATGTAGAGTATCCTCTTGATACCATGAATGTATTGGATTTTCTGCATCTGGGAATGTCTACACGTCAGCTATTACCCACCTGCCATTTTCGTATTGTTGATGTGATGCATGTTTTTGATTCTTTGAGTCTTCAAGATGGTATTCCTATAAGAATTTCTCTTAAACCATGGCAAGCTACTACGCAAACTTATGACTTTCGGAAATTCCATCACAAAAAGACTTTTAATGGAACAGAATTTTCCTATGAAGTGGATGGCTATCTGGCAGTGCCCAAATATTGGGCTGGAACACTGACCAGTTCTATGAGGGGCACCTCTGCTGATATAATTTCTTCAATCTCAGCAACTTGCGGATTTACTTATGACGGTGACGTCACTAATGACAATCAATTATGGATTCCACGTAATCGTACTTACGGTGAATTTGCTACCAAAATAGCTAGTAGGGGATATGTGAATGATAGTTCCTACATGGTGTTAGGAACAGGGCTGGATGGAAAGTTACACTACAAAAATATAACCACATTGCCACCAAGCAAAAAAACTCTCACTTTTGGGCAAGCGACACAGGGAACGTATCCTGTAATAAATTATGCGCCTCGTGCAACTTCTGGATTGTCTAACCGCATGACAGGCTATCAACATAGCCGGTATACACAAAGTCTTTTGTCAGAAACTACTTTTGATAGTTTTCAGTCTGTCACGTTCACACCAGATGTTAAAGGCCCATTATTCAATACTGCAATAAAAAACAATATCGTAACAGGATACAAAACTTTTGGCGGTATTGATGTTGGCAACACTCATGAAAACTATGATCAGGCAATCTATCAGAATATTCGATTTGCTAATACTTATTCGATGACTGTGGAATTTGAACTTTTTATTCCCAGTGAACTTAACTTATTGGATAAGTTTACATTTTCGGTGGACACCACACAGCAAATGCAGGATGTTGCTTATTCAGGAGATTATATAGTTGCAGCTAAAGCACAATATATTCAGGGCGCACGTTTTGTAGAAAAAATTCTTGGTACACGTCAGGGCACCAATCTCAACTATGATCAAGGCTGACTTATGGGTGGATTCAATACAGTCAATGATTCTTTGAATCATGTAGAATCTTATGACAACAAATTTTATATTGGAACAGTAACAGCAAATAACGATCCCGAGGGATTAGGACGTATTCAAGCGAATGTACCAGGTCTTTATAATTCAACTGAAGGAGAGGTTCCCTGGATTGGACCTCATCGAGAGTCACCTTTCGGTTTTGGCAAATCAGAAACAGGACCTTACGGAATATATGGAGTGCCTCCAATAGGTGCTACCGTAAAAGTAGAATTGCAGGATGGAGATGAACATCGTCCACTGTACAGTAATGTACATACCAAACCTTCAGTCAATCCTGTTTTTATGTCCCCTACAGTGTGGGGATTTCAGGACCCGTCAGGAACAATTTTAATTGTAGATATGAATGCAGGTACCTGGAAATTTGTACATTCCAGCGGCTCTTCTGTTGAATATTTTCCTTCGGGGGATTTGACGTTACAGGCCAAAGGCAATATTTCAATTAATGCTTCAGCCAACATCAATTTTACTGCTGAAGGCACTGCTACCTACACTGCTTCTACTCATACTTTTCATGGACCCCTTGAAGCAGATTCTACTATATCTGCTGCCGGTGACATAACGGATCAGACTTCTACCGGAAATAGTCAAACAATGGGAAATATGAGAACTATCTATAATGAACATCGACATGAATACGATGATAACGGTACTCCTAACTATACCGATCCGCCAATACCTCAGATACCAACGTGATGAACTATGACACAGCCTACACTATTTCAACTATCACTCACAGGAGCAACCTGGATTGACGTTAATAGTCAGTTCACCGTAAATAGTCTTCCGGGTCGTGTGCCTGATGAACTAGCAATAGCTAACAGCATTTTTAATTTACTCAATTGTCCTATAGGTGCGCGTAGCAGAACATTTCAGCCTCAGTACGGTACTTTGTGGTATCAATTTCTTCAAGAGCCTATAGATGATGTTACTTCTCGTTCTATAAGAGTGGCATTTTTTCAGGCACTTGCTCAATGGGAACCAAGGATTACTATAGACATGACTAATTCCTTTGTACAACCGGATTTGAGTATTCCTGGATACAATTTAAGATTAAGCTATACTACACAACTCAGTTCGTTAAAACAAAGCGCTTCTTACAATTTACAGGCTGTATGACATGTCTACACCTTCTACCGCAAGTAATCCCGTACTAACGCTCTCTGATTTGGGAGTGGATTTTGATGATTTCGTAACACAGTTTCAAACAGCTCTTATAAATGATCCTGTTTGGCAAGGAAATTTAACCACACAGACTTCTGAAACATTGATTGAGTTTATATCAACTGTAGCTACTTTTGCGCAGGGACGTCTTTTACGTTCTTATGAAGACTGTTTTGCAGAAACTGCACTTTCCGATGATGCAATTCTTTCCATTGCACAAATGCAGGGATTACGTATAAGCAGATATCTTCCAGCTACTGTTCCTGTATCGTTAGTTTCTCCCGTAAGTGTATCGTTGCCGCCGCTTACTCAATTCACTAGTGGAAGTAGTTATTTTTTCAATCCACAACAGATAACTTTGCTTGCTAATATTCCACAAACCATATACCTGTCAGAAGGTCAAATTTACAGTTATACGTTAAATGGACTAGGACAGGATCGCCAGACATTTACTTCACTGCAAGATGGATTTACCATATCTGATCAGGATGTCTATGTTCAGATAAATGGAGTTTTCATTCCAAAATCTTATGGCACTTTGTGGAATTACAGCGGCCTTCCTGCTTTTTCGGATCAGACATTACACGACGGCAGGCTACTGATAGTTTTTGGTAATAGCGGTGGTTTGAATGGATTTTTTGGATCTATTCCGGGAATCAATGATGTAGTGACCATAACTTATCCAATAACATCGGGAATTGCAGGTAACACACTTAGCACAATAAACAAAACTATTGCAATTGCAGGATTTTCACAGATTTCTGGTACTTTTCTTGATAATCCTTCTGGTGGTTCAAACGATAAACCTGTTATTGCTTACAAGAATGCGGCTAGCGGTGCTTTCGGTACGTATAGTTCTGCTGTAACCAAGTCACAATATCAGGCTATAATTGCAACTTTTCCTGGAATTGTAGATGCCGTGACACAAGCACAAAGAGAAATTAACCCAAGTGACTATCGATGGATGAATGTCATAAGAGTTTCGGCATTGACAACTTCTCCCTGGACACAGGCACAAAAAAAGGAATTCACTGATTATTGTCAGACTGTAACAATGTATGCAGCATATTTTCTTTGGCAAGATGCAATTGCTGTTCCGAGGGACGTTTCACTTGATGTATATTGTTTTAACTCTGCCGTTCCTACACTTGTACAACAGAATTCAATAACTGCTATACAGAATCTGTTTGCTCCAAGACCGGGTATTTTGATGACGAATTTTTATGTTTCAGATCTTGTAGATGCCATATTCCTTGGTTCTCCCGGACTTGTCTCATATGTCATTGTTAATTCACCCACTGGCTCTATGATCGTTACTGCCCCTGAAAGTCCTCAAGCAACATACACACTACTTCCGACCGGTGGAAGTTTGGGATCATTGGTATACGCTTATGGAATATCTACGGTATTGAATACTGGCGAAGAGGGAACACCTACTAATTGGGTATTTCCTCAGATTGTTACTTCTGTAAATACTTACGGAATTCAATTGAACTGGCCTGCTATCTATAATGCGCAATCTTACAAGATATGGGGTAGATCAGCTAGTTCACTTGGGCTTCTTGCAGAAGTTCCTGCAACTCAATTACAATTTATTGATGATGGTTCTATTGTGCCATCCGGTAATCCTCCAAACGCAATTGCAGATACTCCAATACGATATAATCAGCTCAACAATTTAACTATAAATGTATTCTATTCTGAACGTCAGCAGCAAATAGGTGGCAGCAATCCATCGCGCTCTGTTACTGATTAGGGAGTATAAATGACAACAGAATATACGTATGTTGAAGATCAACCCGACAATACTATTGCGCAGAATAAACGACTTGGATATAGACTTCCTCGATCTATATTACTTCCTCCCTATCTGTCTTCTAATGATTATTTTGTAGCTTATGCAGATGCTATAGATACTGTATTTGATCAAAATGTAGATCGTAAAACAGAAATAGTTGGTGGCCTGCGTAATATGTGGCCTACTAATGTGGCATTGGAAACGAACTATATTGATAGTTCAGAAATGATTCCTTTTGAAGCATGGCCACAACCAGAGCGTGAAATACTTGTGCGTCAGGTGAACATGCTCGGATTAAAACTGACTTCTGCCGGTCTTATAAGCAATGATAGCTATCAGACTATAAGCAGATGGTTAGGCATGTACTGGTTTGAAAAAGGTACACAATCTTTTATAGACTTTATTAACTATTGTTTATCAACCTCATTACAGGTTACTAAACTCTGGACAGAAGACTATGTAAATTTTGTTGCAGAAGGTGATGCAGAAATAGGTACACCTATATGGGAAGGAGGTACCTGGTATCCCACAACTCATGTTGATATAGTTGCACAGAATGGAGATCTAGGATCCATTGATCCTGCTACCCTAACAAGTTTTTTCTATGAAATAGCAAACTATAATCTTGTACTTCATGCTATTGAATTTTCTTTTAATTTACCTATAGTTGATGAACTGATTCCTGGATATACAAATGCTACTGTTGTGGCACTTGGATTATGGACTCATAATTCTATAGTAATTTCCAATGTACAAAGATTTACTGGAGGAGCAGGAGAACCTCCTGTTATAGATTTGGTATAGACAATACAATTAGGGTTGGCGGAAGTTCTCTTGGCAGTGTCAAAGCCGACAATATGAACAAATATCCTTTCATTGATTCCATGGTTCTAAATGGACCTGTTATATTTCAGACAGGTACTAATCAATGGTTGTGTATGCTTCAACCTACTACAATAACACCCATTCCAGTGTCTGAAGGGCAGACTGTTTTTAAATTAACCATTTTTGAAAAAGATGCGTTAGTGTCCAATTATTTTTCAGGCATTGTACAGAGAGGCAACACTACACCGCTAATAACTTTTGGCAACTCTGGTATAACTTTACGTACCGATACACCTCTGCCAACTACTGGTGTGGCGGGAAACTTGAATTTTTTCATTCGAACAGATTGCATGTATTTAAATAATCTTACTGCTACTTCTGGAAAATTTATAGTTTTGTTTGAAGGACTTTCCTAACTTATAGGGATACTACATGAGCAGCATTGCTACACCGCAATTTCTTATTACCAATCTTGGGCTGGCAGTTGCCTCTACTGCCAGCCCAACAGGTCCGTGGATCAGTATCACTTCTTTTCAAATAGGAGATGGTTATGGCTATACTCCTGATATAAATGACATCGGATTGAACGGAAATCTGTTATTTGAAGGAACTCCTACTTCTTATGAAAATGTGGGAAACAACACAATCAATATTATTTGCGACATACCACCTAATGCGGGTCCGTTTAATTTTGGAGAAGTTGCACTGTTTTTATCCGATGGCACTATGTTTGCTAAGGCAGTATTTGATACGCCACAAACCAAGTACTCTTCATTGGGTTCAGGTGTAGCAACTTCGTACACTCTTAACTGTCTGTTGAAACTTCAACAATCTGTAGCTGTTTTTCAAATTACAACTTTATGTGGTCCACCTTCTGTATGGGAAGCCTATTCATGGTCTGAGGTTTATCCTCCTGGGCAATCTGCCAATCCAGATATTCCGCTGACTATGGTTAGAGAATTGTCACCTTTCTTTGGAAATACTTTACTTCAGCCTTCTGCAAGTACTATATGGACTGTAACCAATGAATACAATCCCTACTACAATGTAGCTATAGGCAGTAGCTACTATCCAGTAATGGCTTCATCCACTTCCTGGATTGAAGTACCTGCTTCTCATTGTCACAGTTCAGATTTATCCGCTCCTAATCGAAGATTTCTCATATTGACTCCTGAAGGATATCTAAGATCAGTATCTTCAGTAGTTTCTAGCGGAACAAACTATCGATTTAATCTCAATGTAACAAACGATGGAACCTATAATAATTATCCTTTACCTGTAGCGCCTTCTCCATCAGGAGAATATATACGTATCTATAGATGTGATCAGGCTGGAGGTACTCTTTTTTATAATCAGATTGTAGATCCTCCTGCGCAACCACCCTTGGCACAAAATAATGTTCCTGGATTAGCCTATGGAAGTCTCGGAATTTTTGTGCAAAATGGTGCCATACAGGCAGCAGGATTGCTGCATGCACCATCACAAAACACGGGTAGAATTCTTACTGGATCAGATGATTTAAATTCCACTGCATTTGCTAGTGGTGTGTATACCACCGCTTCTGCTACCTATGGTTTTCCTGCCAACATGCCATATGCCTGGGATGGCAATATAGTGATAATTGCATATGGCGATTATACGCAAATTTATTATCCACAAAGTACTGGCGGCGGCGACGCACAAGGGAACAATGGTGTACCTATTGCCTATAGAAGTTGGACAGGTTCAAGCTGGACTAGCTGGTTTCCACTTCTTATGGGGGGCAAGCAGGGCGGCACAGGCCTTTGGTCAACCTCAAATTTTAATCCGTTAACAGTTAACGGAATAGGGTATGTTGCTTTTATTGTGTTGCAGGGTAATAGTAGTCAGGCTGCTCCAGAAGGTACTGTCAGATCTCTTCCAGGAAGACCTGGTACATGGTTGTCAAATGGTACAGCTTCGGCTGCTTCCGATTATTGGAATGTTTGGGTGAGGATTGCATGAACTATATAGAAGTTACTGAATTACGCTATGCAGATAAGAATAATCAGTTTATATCATGTATGGTCAGATTCGCGGAATTTGAAAATTCCGTTCCATTTATTGCTACTGCTAATGATCCCGAAATTCACGGTGCCGAGATTTATAATAATGCTTTGGCAGGAAATTATGGAAAGATACAAAAATACACACCAACGCCTGAAGATATGTATCTTGAGCTTATTCAAAATGGAGTGATTGTTATCAGTGATAAAGTATCCAGTCTTAATGGTACTTATTGTATTGATTCACAAAGTCAGCTTCAATTGAACCAAGAAGCACAATACGTCAGTATGTACGGAGAATTTTCTACAGGAAGTTTTCTGGAATGGCCCGACAAAGATGGAAATCCTCACATTTTTAAAACTACTGCTTCATTTATGAAATTTTCCAAAGGTGTAGCTCAATTTTTAATACAGTGCAAAAAAACATTGAACTTGTTGAACTCCGGCAGTGTGTCTGATTTTCCAAACAACCTCATATCTATTCCCTGAAAGAGAAAGCTATCATGCCTCATGAAACGACAACAATGGCTGAAGAATCACAACAATTCGCAATTGAGCCGCCTGCGCCTACCACAAAAATCTGGTACCCTTACGTTCCACTAATAGCAAATTCAAAACTAATGGTATATTCAGGCAGTTCTGTCGAATTACCAATCGAGAATACACCTCCAGAAAATAGTAGTGAATATCCACCGCCAATTCCTTCTTCAGGAGAGATTGCCTATCATGATGGCATTGGCTGGGTGTTGGGACCGGACGTTCGCGCAATGGATCTTTCGGTACTACAGAATAAGGCTCTTTTGCAAGTGAATGCACAATTTGCATATGCAATAGAGCAATTGAAAAATGGTAAATATTTTCCTGAAGAACAAGAATCCTGGAATCTTCAGCTTTCTGAAGCCGAACAGGTTCTAACAGGAAAATTCACTTCCTCACTTTTACAGACTCTGGCAGATGCTCGTGGTATAACTGTCAAAGAAATGGCACAAAGCATTGTGGACAAAGCAGACTCTTACAATAAAGCATATTTTCTAGAACTTGCATCAATGCAAGCAAAAAGAGAATCTATCAAATCTGCAAAAACTCTTAATGATATAACAGTATTTGAAAGTGTTCATGACCTTCGATAAATAGAAAGGGGCCACATTTGTGGCCCCTTATTTATGCAGATGGAATATAAGATATATTGATGATGGCGTTACTTGAAGTTGATAGATTTACTAAAGAAATATTATCATAGTGAGTATCTAGCACTAGCATCGAATTCACATTTATTGAATTCTGATATTCTGCTCTTGTTAAAACAGCAATCAATGGCTGTGTGCTGAATATTGCTATGACTTCTACTGCACTTGTATCAAACCGATTAGAAGGCAACAGTTCAAGTCGCTGATCAATAATATCATTACTTCGATACAAACTATCGTAAGTTCCAACCTGTCTGATTATAGTTCCAAAACCTTTTGAAATTGAAAGTGATAATTTTAAAGCATTTTTGGATACTATTGGTACAGAAATAATACCGCATTCATCTTTCATAAAGAAAACTCCTCAAGATGATACTGGTTGATCTGTAGACCACACTCGCCATTGACCTCCTGAATAATACACTGGTACTCCCGATCCTGCTCCTGGTAATTCGCCCACTTTTAATCCATTACTTGCATAACAGATAGATCCGTTCATGCCCACAGGTAAATTTGCAACAGTATATGAATGAAGGCCAATCAATCCATCGGTTTGAATAGTGTTTATTCCATCATCTGCCGCAGTAATACCGAATCTGCTTCTACCAGAAGAAAACAGCGACAACGAACGGGAAGCTTGTGGCCGGAATATAATGGGACCACCAAAAGCAGTAACAAACAGTCCGCCTGTGTTAGCTCCTGACGCATAGATAAATGCACAATAAGGCACACCATAAGAACCAGAATACAGACTACTTGTAGTACCTATATCCACCATGTTACCTGCATTAGAAACTGTTTGAAATGCAGCAACAGCATTTTCTCCAATGTAAGTATTTTTGCAAATTCTATAGAATGGTGCATCCTGACTGTGATATACCATTTCGCTAGTAGCATTTATACTGCCTGGCCCCGGTGAAAAAGTAACATTCACTGGAGGAAATGCAACGTTATTGATGTTTCCATTAAATACAAGAACAGGTTTGCCTTCATCTACAGTACAATTCAATGCAAATATATTTGTGGGAACGCCACCAGTATCAGGACCATATTTCTGAATTTCAATAGGTCCACCAGAAACTGCCAGATCTTGAGTTTGGTTGGTGTTTAATATAATGCTATTGTTTGCAGAACTATCATGTGTACATACCGCAGGATTCTCAAAACTGTTCATGTTAGTCATGAGAATGCCATCATTATCTGTACCATCAATATTTGCATGATCGGCATTCACATTAGAGGAAATACGCAGTCCTCTATACAATAAACCGGGAATAGGATTACCCTGATCATCTTTGGCAGAATGTACCTTACTGCCACGTATATCCATGTGATAATTGCCAACAAATGGAAAAAGTGCAGATGCGTCACCTGTCATGGCATAAGCAACTATTCCATCAGGCTTCATATCTCCATCTTCAACTTTATCCTGATAGATGACATTATCTGTGTTAGCACCTTCTACACTTTCAAACCATATATGCCCCGGATAGAAAGGAGAACCTAGCGGACGTGAATATCCGCAATTATATGATCTGTTCCTGCCACCACTTAATCCTTTTATGGCACGTCCAAAAATGGTTTCTACTCCACATTCTTCCCCATAATTTTCGCTGAAATCAACAAACATGCTGATACCACCATTGGAAAATTCCCCAGTCACAATACAGGGTATGCCTTCAGTTTCAAAAGTGAATCCAATGGGAAATTCTCTTATCTGAATACCTGAACGATCCCCTGTCTGTTGTGTTTGTGGAAACTGTGCGGATACTCCGCAACGATATGCATTATTTCTGAAAAAGCGCACATTGCGTAATCCCGCTCCAGAAATACCACTCCAGGTAGTATTTTCCATCACACATTCACCGATCCACGCATCTTTAACCTGCCACAAAGCTAATCCATTAAGGTAGCTATTTATGAACTTAGCTCCATGAATTCGTATATTTTGGGAAGGGTATGTATTTGTTATATCAGGACATATCTCTACTGAAGCATTATGACGAAAGGGATTTGAACCTCGCCCAGGACGTGCGTATGTTGCAGGATATGTCTGATTAAGTTTATTATGATCAAAGGTTATATTTGTTCCAATATCAACCCTTGACATTCCTTGTAATCGAAATAGCGCAGTAAAATGAGCATAGTCAGTATCTGTATTTACAATAATGTTGTCTGCTAACTTGAATGTAGCAGGATTACGAAGAATGAAACTTCCTCCATTTTTCACCACTGTTTGACTCATCAGATAAACTGCATTTTCGCGCAACTCAATTGGATAATCATATTGAACTGCTGCCTGTATTGGAACATCATCTAGCGTCACTCCGTCACCTGCGGGACCAAACCAATCCAGACTTATTGCATCTACAAACTGACGTTTCCATCGTCTGTTGAGTACATCAACTATTACAATACCCCCATCATCTACAGAGGTTGTATCAGAAGAATCTACAATGAAAGTACCGCTGAATTGTGGTTCTGCAATATTTATAACGGTTGCACTATCTGAATACGCCCGAAGTTCTGCATAATTGTGCAAACTGGTTATAAGATTTCCGTCTTCATTTATTGACGTTCCGTAACCAGCTATAACTCCACCTAACGTATTGGAAGTAGCTACTACCGGATTAAACGTTTTGGGAATTCCTAGCAGATCTGTATATTGACCGGTCATTCCTACTTCAGATATACCATCGATATCATCGGCAACAAGAAGTACATCTCCAGTTTGGCCATTAACTGAAGTGACCACATTACTTGAAGTAGCAGCATTATAGGTCAGATTGATTATAGCTGGCAATGTTCCTGTATTAGTTATGTAAAATCGATCAACTGTTTGATCTATTACGGTAGTTTGATTTATTAGTTGATTAATATAATTTGTATCAGTACCTTTTGTAGCCTGAAGTAGCAGAGGACCACCTGAGATAACCTGTAAAGTCAGTATGCTAAAACCAGACTGTCCAGGGTACCTTTGATTTGGATTCAACGTCAATGTCTGATTTACAAGGTTGTTTCTGGAATAATTACCTTGTAAATTGTTAAACCCTACTTCCCTGGATCTTGCTGAAATATCAATAATCAAAGCATTTTTCATTTTTTGTACCCTGGATTTTTAACTATTCAACCCTTCCCGCAATCTTTCTTAAATATTCTTCTTTTTCATAATCATCCCTACACAAAGCATCGCAGAAAATTAAAGGAGAATGAATTTCTTCTCCACAATAGTAGCAATACCCACTTGGCAGTAAAGATCTGCCAACATTGTTTCGTATATTTTGAATCTGACTTCTCATAACAAGATCTTGAAGCTCATACGCCTGATCCGTGTCGATATCCATTTTTGACCTCATCAATAAAGCTAGTTTAAAAGTAGTTTAGTACATCTTTTTATTTTCAATGCTACTGCTATCTGTTTCAATTCTTTTTAATGCGCTTTTAACATAGTTTGAATATGCATCATGTGCCTCTTCAAGTTGAGGTAATCCATCTGGTTCAAGCGCTTCTTCCGTGTAGCATTCCTGTAAAGAAGATTTAAGTCTCATGATTGCTCCTTTCGTGAACGTTATCATGTTATCTGAGTCGTCTGTAAACGAATCAAGCACATTATTGCCCGAAGTATGCCCATCAGGAAGGATGTACAGAGAGTATGGCGCATTAGCTTTAATTTTCATGTTGAAACGCCAAGAATTTCCTACCATTGAAAGATGGAATTTACTTTCTTTAAAACTAACAATCGATCATTTACACTTGAAGTAGACCCATTGATAATCTTGGTAACGTTAGTAAAAGCATCTTGATCAGCTAGTGCGGAAAGATTATTGTTGTCCCAGAACCAGCCCGCCGACATGAATGCATCAGGCAATTCAGCAACCAGATCCGGATTTAACATACGTGAACTATTACCATATACTTTGGTAGAGTACGCATTGTAGTTGTTTTTAAAAGTTAATCCAAACGCGCCTCTTCCTCTGTATTTGTAACCATCCCCAGAGTTAACATCGCCATTGCCCCCACGATTTGCATATACAAGATTGGCTAGCGACTCTGGGTTGCAGGTATAATTTGAGGCACATGCAAAAGGTGAGGCGGGTGTTTTATTGAGTGTAAATCTGGAAGGCCAAACTGCTACCAATCGATCGGGGGTCGTGTAATTCAGATTTTCTGACCAATGCAGGTATCCACCAGATTCAAAAAAAGATTGTGCTACAAAGTATCGAACTCGCCTAGGGCTGTCGGTAATTTTGTACCGAGTCATAGTATCATTCAGTGCATCTGTAACTTTATCCAGATTCGGAACAGTTGGTGCGAAGTTTTTTAATTGACTTATTGTGACTGTAAATGGCATAGCTATATTCCTTTGTCATATGATAGAAATCGTAGCAAGTTGAAATTCAATTTTGCCGTCCTTGAATGGATTAAAAGGATAGGTCAATTCTGCCTTGGCTACGTAATTCCCTTTTGGAAGATCATCTGGTAATTTTATTTCGTGGTTTAACATGAAGTTGTCTCCTTTGCCCGATATCTTTGTGGAATAAAGATACACCACTTTACCTTCGCTGTTGATTATCCAGAATTTGTACAATGCAACATTGGAATTTATTTTCATTCCTAACCCTGACGCTACATCAAGAATGTCACCGGGCTTTGCTATTAAAGTTGTTCCGTGCGCTTGTACCATTTCACTTGGTGCTGGTTGAATACACCATACCATGCCTAATACAAGTAAAAATCCCACAACCATAATGGAACCCAGCGAAAATAAACCGTCAAATATATGCACAATTCTTTTAAATCTGGGATGACGGGTCATAGTTAACATCACGTTGATTCTCCTTAATTAGCTTTCCGAGTCGTCTGCTTTTGGCTTGATACCAAATCTGGAATAATAGAAAGATTCCAGTTCTTTGAGCAAACGAGTTCCCATAAAGCCTGAAGTGGCAATTAAAACGGCTGCAAGTGGACCTTCAATATTGGTCCATTCACAAAGCCAGAAAGTGAGCAGGCCAACAAATCCTGCTGTTATTACGTCACGTATAAGTACCATGACTTTAAGATCGCTTGAGTTAAGGTATTTAACAGTACCACCAACCCCCGCTAGTACAATAACCCACACGTAAGTTAACAACGGATGGCCGAATGGATCTTTTTCTATCATTAATTTCTCCCTATTTTATACCCCTGAACTTGATAATTGAACTACTATATAAAATTGTAGTTACACAATCGACATTGAACAGTAAATAACAAAGTTAAAACGGAAACTGTTATGGAAAAATTATTTGCTATTGATGGAAACTGGTATCTGTACCGAGCAATGTCAACACTAAGAAGTTATCAACCTGTAGAAGAAATATTGCCCTATCATTTTCTATCTATGATTTTTCGTGATGCTTTAAGAGTCAGGTCACCCTATATCATGATAGCATTTGACGGGCCAAGTGTTTTTCGTTATAGAATTTATAAGGACTATAAAGCAAACCGGCGTAAAACTAGTGATACTGAACAAAACAATAAATCAAAATCATTTGAACAGAAGGATCTTATGTATGCATGTTTGCCAAATGTGTACAACCTTCTATCTTCTGTTGGGGTATGCTACTATCAACCGCGAAACTATGAAGCAGATGATGTTCTGTGTTCTATCGCTTATAAATATCAAAAGAAATACAATGTTGTGATTGGCACAGGAGACAAAGATAGCTATCAATACCTGACACACAATGTTTGTCTATACAATTCTGCACGTAAAGGCAAAGATGGAAAATCTCGTCCCGAATACATAAGGGCTGAAGATGTTTTTAAGAAAAAGGGAGTTTTGCCAGAACAGATGGTAGATTATCAGATTCTTTTGGGGGACAAACAGGATAATATTCCCGGAATTTCTGAAATGAAACCTTTGAAAGTAAAAAAGATTCTGGCAGAATTCGGATCTGTGCTTGAATGGGCCAAACGAACATCTGAAGGAAAAAATCTCATCACAAGAAATCAGGATATTTTAATTAGAAATAGAAAACTTGTGACATTGACAACTACCTGTTCGCCGCCCCAGGAAATTGCAGAATGGAAATTGCCCAAAATAAAAACGAATAATTCAAAGCTTGAAAAAAGCTATTATGAATTTCATAATTTTGTATGGCCAAAAGCAAAAAGTCTGTTTTAAAAATAAAAGGAGTTTCCTAAAAACAGGAAACTCCTTTTATTTAATACTCGCCTGCATCCGAAGATATTTGTGAAAGATCAACAGTAATAGTTCCACTGTTACTTGAAAGACCTTCACCAATTTTTACTATTCCTGCCTTCTGATCCGAAGCTACAGGAAGATTATTTTCAGGAATCTTATCTATTCCTGTAATTTTTCCTTGCGCATCAGTGAATAAAATTTTGTTAGGCCCAAGATTACTATCAGGCTTTGCTTCAAAGGGCACTACATCGAATGTGGCACCATTGCCAATTAACCAGTCACCATTTTTTAAGATAATCTGCTTTCCGCTAACGAAAATGCGACCAGGTACATTAGTTACATACAATGAACCTTTGCTCGAACTTGCAGGTAATGTACCGGTAGAAGCATCGAACACTCCTTTATAGCTAAGAGATGGTTCTGCTTTCTTTTCTGAAATTGCTTCAATTACTGCTACTGTATTATCCTGTGCAAGAAAAAACAGTTTCTTGTCCGCAGTGTTAATTGCGATCTGCCCTTCTGACAGATCTTCTGGTTTTGGAATCGCTCCAGGAGTTTTACTTCGAAGGTGTTGCACTGGAGAAAATCTTTTAACAGAAGTGTTCATAACTTTCCCTTTTTAGAATGATCCTGCATCCATGGCAGATACTCTTTCCGCAATAACAGCATATGTATCTTTTGAAGATGCAGTGAATTCAAGTTCAATTCCAAACATACCTACACCGGATATTGACACTGGTTCTGCATCTTTGAAAACATGATTAACAGTTAACGGTCCAGTAGGAAGAATGTAAGAACCTTCATCAGGTTCCACAATCCATAACTCGTTACGTGAATCGAGTAATGATAAATGCTCTTCCTGCAAAATCATTTTCCATTGATCTTCAGCATCTTTCATGAACATGCCTTTATCGGGCAGAACTATAATAGCAGCATCTGACCATATTTCAGAATCAATCAAAAGATATCTCGGGGACATCATGCCAATCAATAACCTGATTGGATATGAATTCATTTCGACCACCAGTTTAGTGACGGAACTTGTCTTGAAGGTGGGGAAATATTTCCCCACCCATCGTATAAAAATCTATACGATTATGACTAGTCCCCGCCGCCTAAAAATTGCTGATAAGTTTCCAACGCCATCACGAGTAGAGCTTTACCATCCTTTGACATGAGGAATCCCGGAAGACCCATCAGGTTTTGAGGTTTAGAAAGCCATACCTGTTGTTGCTCTGTGAATGCTGGACCAATCATTGCCAATACAGCTTCTATGGGAGATCCACTTGGTATCAAGGGCTTTTGTGGCACTTGTGCAGAAGGAGAAGTAACCGCAGTTTGTACAGGTGGTACAGCACCAGCATTTTGCTGCGCTCTTAACGCTTCTGCTGCGACCTTTGCATCTCTAGCATCCATAATCTGATTAACCAACTCTTTTACATCGTTGGGCTGCAATGAAGGTAGCACTTGTGGAGCTACAGGGAAGGATGGTTGTGCCGCCTGCCCTGCCAGCATAGAAACAGAAGCAAGCTGGGATTGGATATTATCCAACATCATTTTTAATTGGGCGGGATCTTGCATGGTTTTTAACCGTTGACGTTAGTCGGGTTAGCGTTTTGGGTACCGGTGCGAGCACCTGCACTGCCAACGATAATATTGCTGTTGGTAGCACGTGCAACCTGTTCAACGTTATTAATCTGGTTGCACAGAACGCCCAGGCTGCCCAGAAGTTGTTGTTGCAGTTGAGCCTGTTGCTGGAATTGCAATTGATTCTGGCTCTGGTTGTTGATCATTTCGATACGAATACCGTCACGATCTGAGGTACGTTGGCTTTCATGACGAAGTTCGATGATTTCATTCTTCGCATCAGCCAATTGACGATTCAGCGTGTCCTCATACTGACGAACGATCAGGGCACGAGTTTTTTCACCATCGTTGTTAACAGCTTGCGTGATGGCATATTGAGCACGCTCCACGTTCATTCCGACGTTATTCGTCGCAGCCAGATTAGCAGCACTGGAACACACTACTGTATCTTTGATCGACGAAGCAGCATTAGCCACACCCATTGCTAAATGACCCATCGACTGTTGCGAAGCCAGGGCTTGCGTCAGGATGTTCATGTTGGTATTGTTAGCTTGCGTCGTAACAACATTTTCAATTTCGGCTGCACTAACAGCAGTACCGGTTTGAATAGAACCCAACTTTTCCTGAATAGCCGTTTGACGAATTTCATTTTGAAGAACGTCAACACCTGCCAATGCCGTAGTAGCGCCATCACGATTGTTACCGAACAGGCCACCGCCATTATTGCCAATCAGTGCGCCGAGTACCAGACCGCCAACGCCCCAAGCTGCACCATTATTACCAAAACAATTATTCATAAGACCTCCAAGACCATGATGACCATCTGCCGGACGAAAGATATTAGTTACACCAACTTTATCTTCAACGGTGTCCATTACTTCAGCCATGATATTACCCTTTTCATGAAAATTAAAAAATTGTTCCTATAGGAACCTTCGCTACAGCAGGGTGAGAGAATGCTCTCACCATTTTTTATTTCCCTGTTACGGGAAACAAAAATCTTATCGATTATCAATACATCTAAGAATTCTGTTTGGGCACTGCTAATCAATACTGCTAGTAGAGAATTAATTCTCAAGCTCGTTTTATAGACAACGAGAAGGTCTTGAAGGTTGTTCAGAAAAGATATTTGATTATTGCTTTAAACTTGCTGCAATAAAATTACATGTTGTGCAAAAGCTCAATTTTGTTAAAAACATTCTGTGAAATTAATCACTAAAAATCTTCTTTCGCCTGTCCTGTTTTCTATTTGAAGTACCGGAAATTCATTAATTCCCCATTTTCCATAAGAAGCATTAATCTGTTCCGTAGGACCTGTTGTTCCAGTCAACGCAGTACTAAGAAAACTCATTCCGGTAGATAGTCCAAAAGTTACAGTATCCTGTCCTGCGCCTAATGCCAATGCAATCATTGCGCATTTTTGAGGACGCCCCGGAGGATTATTGCTTCTTAAAGTTAACCAACCCACTGATTGTCCTGTTGTGGGCAAAGAAATTACAGAACTATCTGAAACATATATCCTTATTGACCCATCTGGATAATAAAGCGGAAGTCCATCTGGTATAGTTATTGAATTTACATTCAAATAAATTATAGAATTTTGAGGATTTGCAGGATGATTACGAATAGTAGGGTTGCCAAACTTTATAGGACCACTCAAACTGGCTGAATTTTCTCCTGTATGAACTATGACCCCAAAAGTAGAGGGCGCTTCACTGAATGTTCCATAAGTGGTTTGAATATCCAGTATCCCACCAAGAGTAATAGGACCTACAGTACCTGAATTGATGAGCTGTATAATACTTTGTTCTACTCCATGAATAGTTAAATTCGATAATGATAGAGGTTCAATATTTTTGGTATTTGATATATCCAGATGAATAACAGCTTGAAGATTACCTTGTGCAGTTAAAGAGCTGTCTAATTCAAGGTTTGAAATCCAACTTGCTTGTCCATTAGTATAATAAAAATTTTCCATGGCAGGTATTCCGCCATATTGAATAAATGTCATATACAACATTTTACCAACACCAAAGACTCCTGAAATTCTTTCAGAATCCCCCCTGATAACCATGATGCCAGTTGTTTGGTAACCTTTTATGTTTGTATATTCACTGAAAAAAGAACCTCCATGAGATCCTGCAACTGTTTGATTATCAATACCATTGGGCCAAAAGGGAACTCCTGTAAAAGTGGTTCCTCCACCAAGTCCTACAATATCATTCACTTTAACGGAGTAGCTTGTTGTGTTGAGCGTGCTACTCATGTAACCTCCAATATCAACAATACGTCGGCAAGAATTTCCAATAATATTTGAGATATTGCCGCCATTGGAACCTCGAAGAACTACTGCATAACCTGTTCCATTTGTTGTATCGTATGCTCTATTGCAACCCCTTACTCGAAGTTGATGAACTTGTGGATTGTAGATATTACTAAGCTGTACTGCGGCTTCTGAAAACCATTCAAAATTGCAATTTTGAATGATTGGCGTATCAGTATGTTGAAAATACAATCCTACAAATCCAGCATCACCGCTAGATGCATTTAATTGCGGTGCTCTTGTGAATGTTATATTTTGAATATCGACCTTGGATGCAGCGTACACATCTGCGCGTATCTGCCTATTAATAGTTAATACATCTCCGACCATAACTCCTGTTGGAAAATCAGTCGGTTGCCCCAATCCCGAAGAATATGCAAAAGTAAATGTTCCAGTAGTAGAATCGAAATAAGAAGGCAGACATGCTAAAGTGCTTGGTTGTCCATTTAAAATCTGAAATACCAATTGATATCGAACATCGGAAACACTCTGTCCTATAAGTGAATTACAAGTAAATTGATAATCGGTTGCATTGACTGCCGTTACAATAATATCGGGGGTTGTACCAACATCCATATTCACATAAAATGGAGTGTCAATCTGTACTGAAACTGGACTTATTATTTGTGTCACTTTTACCACTATGCCATGCGTGTATTCTCCTCTATCATCTGTTTCAATAACTCGTGTGGATGAAAGTATTAAAATATCATTTTCTAAATCAATAGCTGATACCACATTGGCAGGAAGTGAAATTTCAGTAGTTCCAGCAGTCACTCCTGCTGTAGCGTATCCGGTTGCTTTATTGACACCATATCCTTGAACAAAACCCACAGAATCGGCTACTGTTTTTGTAGAACGCAAAATAGTTTTTTCACTTTTTGAACTCCATTTAAAAACAGGGTATGGCACATTGGTTATAGCAATTTGACTAAATTGATACTCGCCATTTCCCCATTCAAGCTCACGGCCATTTTGTGCTGCATATAAAACCATAGAAGAAATAAGAGAAGTCTGATCTACATTTGTGACAATACCCCAATGATCAGGAGTTACAATATTTGCAGGTTCTAGTCCAGGTAAATCATTAATAGCAGTACTATTTGAATTTTTGGTATATAACGTATTTCCAGCAAATATTAAAGTACCATCCTGGAAATTCTGAATTTTATCAATTTCAGCAATCAATGCTGCTCTGCTTGGAAAAACAGTATTTCCAGAAATACCAGTTAATTGACTACCATCCACTGCTGGTAATCTGGCCTGATCGTCCAGCATCACAATCTGATCAGGACCAGTACCGACTTGAGTTACTGACAAAGCACCTATATTTTCAGCATTTAATGCAACATCAGGTCCAGTTAATCCATTAACAGTTTGAATATTTGCCGATAATATTCCCAATGGAGTGATACTTAATCCTTCGCCAATCTGAACAACACCCGGTGCCGATATTGTTGCAAACGGTATAGTATTTCCTACCGATGTTGAAACCCAAGGAGTCCAGATGTCTGTGGAAACAGAGAACCTGCGAAGGAACTGACCATTTTGCTGAGAATACTGTTGAAGTACATCACTGCCATTTGCACTATCAGCGAAAGGAGAAACATATAAAATACCTCCATATAAAGTGTTAGGAACATTTAAAAAAGAAGAAGCATCACTATCAAGACCATAAAACATACCTGTGGTCTGTAATGAATTAAAATCAGTTCCATTAACAATCTGTGCTGGATTTACAAGCCCGATGACTTCCTGTTCATTAGCAGTAACATTAACATTGCCCGAAGCATCTGGCGTTATATCATTGACCGACAGAACTGGTGTAAATCCAATGTCCAGTGAACCATCACCTGCAATTGTTATTTTTCCACTGCCAGAATTTCTAACTCCGCCTAAAGTTGTTGATGTTGCTATCGGAAGAACGTAGGGAGCGGGAGTTCCCAAAAGACTGGAATATTGATTGGTCAATGCAACTTCTGCAAGTCCACCTATGTCGCTGGCTTCAAGAATTACATCACCAATTTTTCCATTAACTGAAGTTACCGGATATTCACTTGGTGATACATTTAATGTTCCATCTTCTTTCACTGTTAAAGTATCACCTACGATAATTCCGCCAAGTGTGAAAGTAGTAGCAACTGGAAGATTAGCTATAGTAGTCGATAATATCTGTCTGCTGAAAATAACAAATTGATCACCTGTTATAGGCAACATCATCAGTGGATTTTCAAAACTGAGAGTTGCATTGTTGCCGCTTATAACTGCATTAGATACATAGCGACATGTGCCGTATAAAACACCTGTGACAAATTGAAGAATAACTTCTCCAATGTAGGAAGGCGACATTCCTTCAATATAATCAGACAGATTGATAGTAACTGACGAAGAAGCAAATTCAACAACTGTTGCAGTGGCTCGATTGGCGTACTGATATGCATCAAAATTCCACAAGCCAAGTCGATCAGTGTATGCTTGAAATGCAGACTGACCGGAAGTTCGTCCGCTAATTATGTAAACGTTGGGTGTAGAATTCTGAGGAGAAGGCAACTGATCAACAGAACCAAGAATAGACATTTGAAATTGATTATTTGATTCTGCATAATCAAGCCACATTTCATAGTTCGTACCGACAACAGAAAGATAGGCATCCAGACGAAGGCTACTGCCAGTGTCTCCAGAAGTTTTTGAAATTGGTTCCGAACTTACCGCCAGCGCAAATAAAATATTATTTACAAAAAATCCAGCTTCACCAAATTCAATAGGACCAATATCATAGTCCAGATAAATACTATATCGAACGACATTTGCGCTTACTACAGAAGGCGAAGATGGAACGCCATTGTAAATAAGATTGCCACGTATATCAGTATCTGAAGGAAGCGGTATATAGCCCGAATCACTTCCCAATTTAAAAGAGGTAAGCTGTATTGGTTCGGTGCTTGCCGCAATCAGTGCTGCACCAGCATCAGTAAGTTGAATTAGCATTGTAACTCCTGTTATTTTCTTAATATAAAATTGCATTGTTAGTGAGGAGTAATCATTTTTGAAAATCATTCGACCTTTATCAAAATATAAAGACAGCATAGTTGCTGATTTCATTGGAACCTATAACAGAACCGCTGAATCAGTAATTCGTGCCTTTCGTACCGAATCAGGTAGAATTTTATATCTTCGACCATCACAACTGCCCTTTTGCCCTTTATCATTTTTTATAAATCATGCTACCAGAGGCATGTTTCAAACAATGGATTTCGGTAGTTCCTTATATGTCAATATAGGTACTGCCGTGCATACTGTGTTGCAAAGTTATCTTAGTCAAAGCGAAAGATTTCTTGCAGATTATCATTGTCTGGAATGTGGCAAATGGTATCGAATGTCCCGTAGAATAGAATGCTGCGATTTTCCAACTCAATATCATGAAATTGAAATTGACTATAAAGGAATAAAAGGACATATAGATGCTATATACGTTGATCGTAAAGGACAACTATGGATACTGGATTTCAAAACAGCTTCAATTGCATCGGCTGAATCTAAAAAGAAAAATCCTGGAATTGTGTATCGTGAACAGATTGAAACTTATGGAGTGCTGTTTGAACTTCAATACAGAAAAAAGATTGAAGGAATAATGAATGCCTTTATTCTTAGAGATAACCCGCTGAAATCGCCCGCAATATGGCATTTGAATCTAACGAATGAAATTCGTGAAACTGTCAAAAAACGATTGACCGGTTACAAGAAAATGCATCGAGCTGCACTTGATTGCACTAGCCGGCAAGAAGCACTCTCACTTCTGAAGTTTGGTCACTGCGAAAATCCTGATTGTGATGTGTGCAAAAAAACCGATTCTGAAATAAAACAATTACTTAGAAATGCACAAGAAACTGGTACGCAAAAGAATCGATTACCAATTCGTAAAATGGCAGAAGGAAAGAAGCAGAAAAATTAGTCAGATTCAGATGATTTCAGTAAATAATATGAGAAAATTCAGACTCACACGATTAAATAAAATCGTAACAGGCATCAAGGTTAGTAGAATTCAGGCATTGAAAGACTTTGCAAATGTAAAGGCTGGTGACCTCGGTGGATGGGTGCAGTCTGAACATAATCTTTCACACAATGGCAACTGTTGGATTTATGATGATGCCTGTGCTATTGAATATTCAGGAGTGAGAGGTAATGCAAGCATGCATGAGAACTCTTTTATATCTGAACATGCAAAGTTATGGGGAAATTCGAGTATTCATGATAATTCAAAATTGAGAAATAGAACAACTTTATGGAACAATTCTACTTTATACAATAATGCCTGTTTATTGGGCGATATTTCACTAATATATAATGCATGTGTATATGGAAATATTAAACTGTCTGGAACTTTCTATCTTGCAAAAGACGCATATGTTGGACATTTGAATGAAATATTGATATTCAAAAATATTGAATTGCACGATCTTGCTATATATAAAAATTTTTCTGGAATTGGTGTTACTCATGGAGAATTTAACGGAACGCTAGGTGAATTTATAAATTCATTAAAAGCAAGATACTGGAATAATAAAAAAATCCTGAAAAAATATAAATCAAGGATTGATTATTCTGTTAACAATATATTAAATGGAATGAAGAACAAAAATGTCTACAAAGACTAAATGTATACCGGAATCGATTACTTTAACAGTTTCAAAAACTGTACAGATTCGTCAGTATGAACCTGTTACCGTAACTCTGTCAGAAACACATATTCTGAATGATGATGAAGATATTGGTCAAGTGAGAAATCAGTTGTATCTTCAAATAGGAAAAGCGGTGGGCATCTATATCAATAAAGAAATTGAACGTTATACAGGGGAAGAATGACTATGCAACAAACCAGCGCATTGCATTTAAAATACAGGCCACGCACTCTGGAAAAAATTATTGGCCACACCGGGGTTGTTACACGTATTCAGGGAATGATCAAAACAAACAAGCTACCTTCAGCTATTGCTTTTTTCGGACCACCATCTGCTGGAAAAACAACACTTGCCAGATGTATTGCTACTGCTATCAATGAGTGTTCAGTTGAAGGAATGCAGGATTATAAAGAAGTCAATGCTGCCAATGAACGAAGTATCGATGACATTCGAGAATTGATCAAGATTTCAAAATTCAGACCTCAGAAAAACAAACGTATCATTGTTGTGGATGAAGCACAACAGTTGGTATCAAATAATGCATCGGCACAATGCATAGAAGCAGAAACTAAAATAATCACTACAGTAGGTAAAATAACTGCCAAAGAATTGCATGATCGTATTGAAAAAGGAGAAAAAATATATGCTTTATCTTTTAATCATAGTTCCAATAAAATCGAATGGAAAGAAATATTAGCAAGCAAAAAAAGTTTTTCCGTAGAAAAATCTGTTAATCTGGGGGGATTTGCTGATGTAACAGCAAATCATCCGGTATATACAGAAGAATATGGATATATTTCTTCAGAAAAAGTGTCCAAGTGTACTGGAATTGTTATTACAGAAATAAAATAGGATTCCTTCCTAGAAATCCAGAATGGGGGAGTCCTGCTAGATAGTCACTCTCCCATACATAAACAATATTGTATTTTTTATGTAAACAAATTAATCTTGAAAAAGTTTTATTGTATTTTTCTTTATTGTAAAAAGAAGAGTCAGGATTTCCGTGCCAGTAGTCGCCTAAAAATTCAAATATAGTATTTGATTCTTTGTGAAAACCATCAACACGATATATTTTTTCTGCGGAACGTATCAATTTTTCTTTTGAGTTGCACCCTTGTATGGTTATACCATAGAATTTTTCTAACTCTATTAGCCAAGATTGACATATACGAGACCGGCTAGAATTTCCTAATTTAGGATTACAAGAAATACAACTGTGTATAGTTCTAATATCTCTTCCAGATAAATTCATTTTTGTATTACATCTTTTACATTCAACCACAAAATTATATGCAGTTGATGTTTTAATTTCAGATTTAATCTTCTTTAATATTTTCATGTGTGGAACACGGTTTTCAAGTATTTTTCTATACTTTTCCAAAGGTGCCATTTTGTGACTGTTGGTCCTGCCTGCCATTTTTGAAGCGCATTTGGGACAACCATATTTTGTCTGAAAAAGTTTATATGAATATGTTTTCCACACAGATCCGCAAAAAGTATGTTTTAATTCAAGTAAAATTTTACGGGAACTGGTATTGGTTTTTTCAATAGTTTTGGTACGTAAAACTTTTATTTTTCCTTTAAACTTTTGTTCGATTCTAAAAAGAATGTCATTAAGTGTTAATCGTTTTGCCATTTGAATGCCTTCATTTAATAAATGTAGTTCAAGATTTTTTGAGGTATGCCCAAATTTTTCATTGATACCTCTTAATTTTCCAGTAATAGAATGAAAAACAAGTTTTTCGTTATTATTAATAAATAGCCATTCAGTTCTTGATTTTGGCAGTTTTGATAACTTTATATTGTCTAGTTTTGGATATAACTTTAAAAATAACGAAGTGACCCTGGACCTTTCTTCTAATTTCTTTTTATTGACGGAAAAATTATGCAAAAAATTTTTCCTTTTATCCTTGTTCATATTTTTAAATGGCGAAACATACTTAGCCGGAAAGCAACTATAACATTTCGTAGTTCCTTTTTTAAGCAGGCCATGTATTTTACAGACCTTGCCTTCTACACTATATGAATAATACTTGTTTTCATAATTTTTATTGTAGTAAATTGTATTTTTCTGTTTAATTTTTAAAAATTTTAATTTTTTCGTTTCATTAGAACAATGAAAACATTCTGTTTTTCCTTGTCTAAATTCTGCAAGTATCTTATTTGTTGTAAATATCTTATGTGAAGAATGGCATAATAATGTTACTCTTTTTGTGTCAGTTTCAATCTTCAATATTTTATGTTTATATCTTCCGTGGTTGTGAAGCGCATATTTTAATAAATTAGGAAATTTCCAATAATTAAGTCCTGCTGCATCTGTATTGTCTATATGTTCTTTTCCACATTTTTCACAGGCAAAAACTTTACTACCATTTAATATAAAATAAGGATATCCTAAAAATTCTGTTTTATGTTTTAAACATTTTATTAATTGTTTTACTTGCAATCCCCTGTTTTTCTCAAGTGGGGCATATCCATATTGTTTCATTTTTTTAATAACTTCCGTGGAACTTGAATTTAACATGATTAATGACATATTTAGTGTAACACGAAATAAAATTACAAATAGCGTACTTGCTGTTGAATCCCCTAGAGATGTATATGATTTTCAAATAAAGGATAATGAAAATTTTTTCGTATGTCAGGATGAGGAAAGTGCTCTATTAGTGCATAACTGTTTGTTGAAACCATTAGAAGAACCCAGCACGGGAACAATGTGGATTATCTGTTCGAGTGAGCCTTCAAAATTTGGAGCTACAGTAGGAAAAGCAATTCTCAGTAGATGTACTCAATTCATTCTTGAACCGCACAGCAATTCAGATCTGTTGAAACAGGCTATTCGTATTGCTAAGGGCGAAAAAATGAATTATGTATTGACTGAAGATAAGTCTGTTCTAAAGTCACTTGTGAAAAATGCTAATGGTGAAATGCGCACTATTGGCAATCTGATGCAAAGTCTTCAGCAATATTATGATGGTCTGGAAGATGCGCCAGAAGAATTAACAGCCAAAGATCTTTCTGAAGTTATTGCCTCAACTGAATCTTCAGATGATCGTCTTGCTGTAGAGCTTATGACAAGTCTTTATGGGCTAAAATTTGCTGGAGTACAAAGAGCGCTGCTTGATGTAACTGATCAGTTCATGTTCGTCAAGAAAATTACTCAGATCAGTTCCTTCCTTCTTAATCGTGCAGTTGTTGGTAAGCATTCCAAAATATGGTGGACTGCACAGAACAAAGCAGTTGAACAGGCAACAAAAGATATGAAACTGAGTCTAGGTACATTAGCTGCGGTTAATGCACGATTGATCAAGGTACATGCTCAAGCATTGACTTTTCAATTACCCGCTACTGATCTGCTTTCATCCGAACTTTATTTTCTGATCAAAGAACTTGCAGGTTAAATCTTGAATATCCTTCACACCATTCACCTTAGAGATGTAGGTCCATTGCAAAATGTGCAGTTTAAAATTCCAAAAGGACTGTCTGTAATATATGGACTTAACCGTTCTGGTGGCAAATCTTCCAGAAATGCTAACTGGGTAGGCAAGAGCCTTATGTTTGGAGCAGTATCAGACATTCTCTACGATGATCCTATAGTAGGACAGAAAGAAGACAGACTTCGTACGGGCAATCGATCATTAGCATTTATCAATGCGCGTGGACAGAAAGTTCTTGTTCGAAAGCAGGCTTTAGGCAAAAGTGAAAAACTGACCATCAAGGTGAATGGAGAAGACAAAGATTATCGTACTGCATCTATTGCAAAAGCCAATCTTGAAAAACTATGGCCAATAACACAAGAAGAATATAGCACGTACATTCATCTGGATTCGCGTGTTCCACATCCTCTTGTAATGGGCACTTCAGCACAGCGTAAATCTTTTTTCACTTCCTTTTTTAATCTTCATCAACTAGATAATGAACGAAAACTTTATGTAGCAGAGTTGAACAAGTTACAACGTGTAAAAACTGCTTATAACGAACTGTTGATTCAATATAAAAAACAGAAAGAAAATCTGCTGTCAGAAAAAGACTATGACAATTATAAACAACGTGTTGTAAAACTTCAAGAAAGAATGAAAAATCTTCAAACAGTATTCACTGAAGTACAAGAAACACTTCGGTTAATAAGGTTTGCTGAATCTGCACAAAAGCAGATAAAAGAACTCAACATTGCCTGTAACAACAATATCAGTTTTGAAGAATTTGAAGAAGCCGAAAAGCTGAATGCGTTTGAACTGAAACAGACAATCGAGGAATCCAGGGATGCTGAAGCCTGGGATCAGTATCGTCGTGATAATGCTAATTATGAAAAAGCATATTCAGATCTTAGCGAAGATGCGGTGAACCTGATTGAAGAAACAGGCTACGGCAATGCGTTGAAAGAAACAGATAATGCCTATAGAAAATATATAAAATATCGAGCACAGGAAAAACAGATAACAGTACAACTTGAAAATCTAATTCATGATTTGCCGGCTCTGCCTGAGAAAACAGTTGCGCCAGATGAAGATCGAGGAAATCTCGAAACTCTCGAAAGAGTTTATACACATCATCTGAAGCATGCGGAAAAGTTCAAAAAGGGTATCTGTGAAACGTGTGGTCAGGTTGTGACTATCAAGAGTCCTGCACTTATTCAGAAGAAGTTGAAAGAGATACGTCATAAATTGAATATTTATGACGAGGCGGAAAAATATCTAATTGCATACAAAAAGCGAAAAGAAATAAAAACAGAACTGACTTTGAAAAAACAGGAACTGTTGAATGTACAAAAAGCAAAAAAGAAATATCTGGCAATGGCCAAGATTCATGAAGAAATTCGTAACTTGCCAAAAGAGCCTGCACCGTTTGAAGGTAAAAAACTTCAAACGGAAGTACTTAAAAGAATGTTGATAGAAATTCGAGAACGAAAAGCACTTCTTGAATACATGAAACCTCATCTTGATACGGTTATTGATTTCAAGAATCTGACAAAAAAAGATATACTGAAAGCACAAAGTTCCAAAGATCTTTCAGAGCAAATGAATCAGGTTCAGGAAGTGTTTTCTAAAATTCAATCAAAACTCGATGTACACAATGCAGTCAAGAATCAGTTGAATGATATTCGGACACGCTTGCGTGAACTGAAAGAAAAGCTTAAAAATGAAGAACCGCTCAGGCATCTCGTTCAGGGATATCAGGACAAAAATATCAAAAGAATGGTCATTCAAGCAATAAGTCATGATCTCATGAAACGGGTTAATCTTTACGCTTCGAGAATTTTTATAGAAAACTACCGATTCGAGTTTCGTTGGGATAATCGTGTTTCTCTGTTAGTGCATCGTAAAAGTGGAAACAAGGTTATAACAACTGATGTAAGAAAACTTTCAGGCGCAGAAACAACACTGTTTACTTTGATACTGGTGTGTGCATTGCTTGCGTATGTACCATCGCATAAACGTTGTTCTGCCATTATTCTTGATGAACCGTCTGCACACATGTCTGAAGAAACTGTTGATATGCTTAAAGAGGTTATAAAAGTATTGAGCACGCTGATTCCATCTGTAATTGTGATTACTCCAAAAGATGAAGACTATCCGAACGCAAAGAATTTTACAGTGATCAAGGAAAATGGAATAGCAACTATTGTTGAAGGTAAACCCTACGAACAATGAAACTCATAATGCAAAAACAAAACCATTTTTTAATAGAAGGAAGAAATACTAATGATTAAAAATTGCAGGCTTGCTCTTGGAGACTGCCTGAAAAAGATGGAAAATATTCCAGACAATTCTGTTGATCTTATATTATGTGATCTTCCTTATGGAACAACATATCTGAAATGGGATTCAGTGATATCTCTGAAAGAGTTATGGAAACAGTATAAAAGAGTTCTGAAAAAGAACAGAACGATAGTACTAACAGCAGCTCAACCTTTTACTACTGATCTAATTTGTTCAAATCGTGAATGGTTTAAATATTGCTGGATTTGGGAAAAACCTCGGCCGAGTAATTTTGTGCATGCCAAAAATAAACCGTTGAATGTTCATGAAGATATTGTTGTATTTTCTGAAGGCGTTACACTTCATGAAGGTCAATCATCTAAAAGAATGCCTTATTATCCTCAAGGACTTATAAAAATTAATAAAACTCACAATAACACTGCACCTAGTAAAAAAGTTAATATTAATGCAAAACACAGATTTTTTAATAGGTTTCAGGAAGCAGGATACGGCGAATTTGTTCAGGAATTGACTAATTATCCAAAATCTATTTTAAAAATTAAACAAGACAATATATGTACAAATTTTCATCCGACACAAAAACCCGTCAAGTTAATGGAATATCTGATAAAGACTTACACATTATCTGATGAAGTGATTCTTGATAACTGTATGGGCAGTGGAACGACTGGAGTAGCCGCCATTTATACGAATAGAAAATTTATCGGTATTGAAAAAGAAAAAGAATATTTTGATATTGCTGTTGAAAGAATGAAAGAAGCAGAAAAATTAGTCAGGTCCAGATTGTTCAAATAACAATCCTTTTAGCAATATTGATAATACAGGAGTGACATATGGCATTATTTGCATTTGGTATCATTGATTGTTCTCCGATTGAATTTTCAGATCTGTTAAGAAATCTGAATATGTCGCACACGCTTTGCTGGCGAACCGGGTTGAAATATGAAAGCTACGATGTAGATGGACTGTGTATTGAGCAGCCAGTGTGGCCCGTATTGATTGACAAGGTGAAAACCATTGACAAGGTGCATCTTGAAAAAGACCGTCTTGTCTATTTTGTTTTCGATTCAGCATCTGAACTGTCTTACTGCAACATAAGCAAAGGCTTATGGAAAGAAGCTCTTGGCATAGAAACTTTTGAAGAACGTGTCAAAGCTGCTTTACAGTTTAGTGCAAATCAGGAAGACAACTGGGTTCTCAAGAAAAGTGAACCTGCTTTATCTGAATACATAAATCAAGCATCAAAAGCTTCAGTACTGCAAGAAGTTCTGGCACTTTTCTACAAAATAAATCCCTATGAACTGCGAAAACAAATTCAAACTTTGTGTATTTCATATCTAGCAGGCAAGGGTTCTATAACTGCGCTAAAACGTGAACTGAAAAAGTCTATGAAGCTTGAAGATCTGTACCAAATCATGACTTCTGAAAAAATTCAAGAATTTCGTAATGCTGTTCAACAACTATCACATAACACAGTTGATGAAGTGGCAGAAAAAACAGGATTCGAGACTTTTGATTTACGTTATATTCAAAAGTCTTTTGACAAAAGCAAAGAAACACAAACATAAATTTTATAGTGCAACTTCGTTAACTTTTTAGATTCACGGATAATTATGTACATTCGCCTATTTCTTATACCGATTGTTTCTGAACTCACTCAACGAATAATTGACGTTGACTATGATAGTCTTGTTCTTTCCAATGAAGAGTTTGTTCCTGTACAGACTGCCATATCCGTAACACTTGTCGAACAATCACAAGAATTCAAATTCACTCCTTTTAATCTGGAGCAACAAAAATTAAATCTTGTTTCAGTTCCTACACAAGAAGTCAAAGTGTGCTGGAGGGAACCAGTATCCGAACAAGAGCATTCAAACGATTTTTTGATAACAACACCAGATCCGACAAATGGTATTTGTGTTTGTGGTATAACCTGCAAAGGCACAAGAATTTCCTTTGCGAAAGTTCAAAACAAAGTTCCTATTTAAAGAGATTGTCATGTCTAAAGTTCAATTTGGATTACCGCTAGAAGAACCTTCTATTCAAACTGTTTTGCCTGTAGTAATGCCTTCAGGAAAAATCTTTGGATTCTTTCCTATTGTAGAAACTTCTTTTACTGGAGAAGAAACGGAATATGAACTATCACAAGGTAATGTACCCGTTACTACAGTAACTCTACCGAATCAGGTGATAACCAATCTAGGTCCGCAAAGAGTTCAACAATACGTTGCGGCACAATGGCCCGCAGATCAAGAATGGAAAATGCCTTGGCGAGGTTATTTGGAGCTTATTTCAGTGGTAGATAACAACACACTTGGATTTTATTCCTGGTGGTCACAGCCTGTTGTTACGTGGAAACATCATTTCAATACAGGTGCTTATATTGGTTCACTTATAACAGGTATGAATCATTACGAATTCAAAACAGCATCAGTAGAACCACCCGACGCAGTTACTCCTCAATCAGTACGCTGGGCATGTAGTCTTAATCTTGCTTCTTTTGAACAGGAGTGTTCTTTCTTTGATTTCAACTGGGTAGCACTGTTTGAATCCTGGTTACAGTCTGATCCATCAAGAGAAGGTACTACAATCATTCCTTTATCCATTAGCACAGTCAGCAATCCTTCGGAAGGCTACTTTAAAGCATCCATTGTTCAAGGTAATGGTGGGCAAACGATTGTTCCGGGAGGAGGCACATTGTTTAACACGGTTCGTATTCTTAGACTTTCCGAACCCGAAACAGGCGACTATGTTTTTAACTTTAGCATAAGCAGCAGTTTCAATGGCACGGTACAATCAACTCCTGTATCACTGACCCTAACAATTGTCTGATAGTAAATAAATATAGAGTATAAAAACCCTTCCCGTCATATAAACATCTTCACGTGTTTTTGATAGTCACAAACAATATAAATTATACGAGTACCAAAAGGTTTGAACATGAAAGCTAAAATTTCCGCTGATGTTATTCAAGAAGCTTTAAAAATCTGTCTTCGTCTGGCTTCTCCTGTTTCAGGTAATGTGACATTGCAGGCAAACGGCAAAAGTCTGATCATGTCCTCTGCTTCAGAAATTGCTCGATGTGCAGTACTTCTTCCGGGTGATGTGTCAGGCGAAGCATTTTTTGCCATTGGTTCCAATAATCTTAGGGACGCTATCAAAGGCAGGGATGAGCTGGAAATTGTCTATGATAAAACCATGCTCAATATTCAGAGTGGTCGTTATCATTCTTCTCTTGCTACAGTGGATGCATTGCCAATAGAAGAAACAGAAGACGAAAAAGGAAAAGTTTGGAAGCTGAATGCGGATCAGGCGTCATGGTTAAAATCAGCAGTAGCTACTGTTTCGTTAAAACCTACGGCAGATATAACTGCGTATATGCCACTATCTGTACGTCTTAACAGTAAATCTGCTTTTGTTGCCTGTTACGATACTTATCACATGGCATTCATTACAGACAAACAAATAACTGGTGAACTGGATCTCACACTACCACTGGATACTTTTTCTTCAATACTGGAAGTATTCAGCAAAATTAATTTTACACTAACTGTTACCAGGTCACAGCTAATAGTTAAAAACAAACTGGTAAAAGTGTTTCTATCGTTACCTGAAACAGAAGATTCTTCTATTACAACTGATCAGGTTTTTGATAAAGCAAAAGAGGCTAGTAAAGCAGATGGTTCAGAAATAGAATTATCCAAACAGGATGTAATGATATTTCTTGAAAATGCGCGTGCGGTAGCTGCTAAAGAACGTTCTGAAATAAGCATTGCGACTGACACATCTGGCAAAGTGCAGTTACAGGTCACTACTAATGGAGGTACTTCAAAAACAGTGTTAAAGGCGCGTGTCGGTAAAAAACTTTCATTTAAAGTTAATTATGAATATCTGTTGGAAGCTATCAACAAATGCGCAGATACTGTTTTGATGAAAGTCATGAATGATATGTCTTTCATATCTATTAAAACCAGTACTGCATATGTTTTTGTTTCCCTAAATCAGGATGACTAGCAATGCAGCTATTTTCAAATCTTTTGAAAAAAAGAATAAAAATCTTTTCACACATAGCTCTTCATGAATTCTATCAGGTAGATGGTGGACATCTGATTCTTAATCAGGAAATTCAGGATGATCATGTCGAAATTGGAGAAAAAATTCCAGCAGTAGGCATGTTCACTATTTATTGGCTACTCAATAAAAAAATGAAAGTGGGCTATTATTTTACTTCTGAGTTTCGAACAGTGAATCATGGCGGCTATCTTGTGACCTTTTTAAATAATGGTGCAGGTAAAGCCACGACAGCACAACTAACATTGAAAACTGATAAGCTGGTTATTTATAATTATCCTAATCGTGGAACTTTGGCCATTTCACCAGAAGTTAATGATGAAGTGCAAGTTATACTGGAAGAACAGTAAGGAGGAATAACGGTGGCACGAAGAGACTCCGAAGAAATTGATATCGCAGAACTGCTAAATGAAATACGCAATGATCCAAAATATAAAACATTTAAAAGAATTATAACAACCGCGCAAGAACGACTGTCCACACTCGAAAGAGATAGAAAAGAAATCTTTGCATTGAACTCTACAAGACTTTCTAGAAAACTGTACACTGGAAAAAAATATAGTCCATCCGCAGTCATGGAAGCCAGTGCCTGTGATATGTCTGCTAGAACACGTCTGGTTGAATTACGCACGCGAACCAGTTTTCATATGGGCACCATTGAAAAAGCAATGGAAGCATTTCAAGATCACGTTCAAACCGAATACAAAGAAGAGCTTCGTGAATATTCAACTGAAGCTCAACGAAAATCTTTTATACGTCGTACTCAACAAATAGCCAATAGTATAGTGGTTGATGGTAAGGATCTTTTAGACTTGTGTGATAGAGTCATTGATGATATAGATAAAGCAAGCTATCAGCTTTCCAATATGACCAAGTTGATTGAGAAACTTTCTCAGTCAATTGGTGGTAAAGTCGTCTAGAAGCAAGGAATGCAATGACTATAACAGTTCATGCTAGAGAGGCACTCTATACAAAACAGAAAGATATTCCGCCTGAGCTACGTGAAAAACTTATAAATAAGTATACATTATTGTTTTTCGAAGAAAGGGCATGTCAGAAATGTGAATTTCTGGAAGATCGAAAACAGATGCATCCTGCTGTAGCTGAATCCTGTGAAACCTGTGCCGGATTTAAAGGAGGCGCGCAGCTTGCTACCGATGTTATTGTAGGGAAAAATAAATATTTCAAAACTCCTATCGGGGATCAATCAAGTTTTGAAAGAATACTTAGTCATGCAAAAATAGATTTTGTAGTAAAAGAGCATTTTCCTCAAACAAAATTCAAAAGACCAATAAGATTCACTGGTACGTTTAAGGGGGACTATCAGAAAGAAGCTGTCAGTGCCATCATTCTAAAGAAAAAGGGTGTTATGAAAAGCCCACCTCGTACAGGCAAAACAGTAATTTTTAGTGCTGCGGTAACAAAGATAGGGCGTAAAACACTTATCCTAGCTTCTCAAAGAGAGTGGCTTAACGGTTTCAAAGAAACATTTGTCGGATCGGACACACAAAAAGCACTAACCGATTGCGATCCTTCACAGATAGGATTTGCCAAAAAATATGAAGATTTTCTGAAGTACGATATATGTTTGGTAACAGTGCAGACATTCTATTCAGAAGATGGACAGAAACTGTTAGAAAAAATAAAAAATCTGTTTCCTGTGGTTGGTGTGGATGAAGTTCATACTTCTGCCGCTCCAAAATATGCAACCATATTGGCTGCAATAAACTGTGAGTGGTGCATAGGGCTGTCAGGAACTCCATCAAGAAAAGATGGGCGTTTTTCTATAATGAGAAATCTTATAGGTCCTAATATTTATGAAGCAAAAGTTGGAAGGTTGAAACCTGCAATAAAGCTTGTTCGTACGGAATATAGTAAAGACTATAAAGGAATGATACCTTGGGTACGTCTTGTATCATCGCTTGAAAAAGATGTGTCCAGATTAAAACTCATTGCTAAATGGGCTATCAAGGATGCTAATGAAGGGCACATGATTCTTATTCCTTTTGCTCAAGTAGCACCCATTAAAAAACTTGTTGAATTGATCAACAAAATGGCAGGCAAAAAATTGGCATATCCTTTCTGGGGAGGTCTCATTGGAAAACATAAAAGCGGTAAAAAACTTCGAGATGTATATATTGATGCAGCACGTAATTACAAAATCAAGATTCTTGTCGGCAATATAAAACTTCTGAGTACAGGAACAAATATTCCAAGAGCGAGTTGCCTATATGAAGTTACCATGGGATCAAACAAAGAAAATGCAGAACAGCGCTTTTCACGTATTCTGACTCCCTGGAATGATAAGCCAGCTCCAGTTATACGTATTTTCATGGATAACATGACCGTTCGAAAACGCTGTCTGGCATTTGAATACTTTCATGTATTGCGCCCAATGTTTAAACCTGATATAACCTCACGAGATGAAATCATTCTTAATGAGTATTTCAAAAGTAAAATTCAAACAAAAATTGAGCTATGAAAGAAATTTCTGGTGGCAGAAAATTTAAAGAAAACAAATTCAATAATCTACCCTCTGTCATATCAGTAACAAGATCTTCACATGTAAATAGTGTAGTACCTGCTTCAGTGTGGCGTCAGGGTAGTTTTCGCTGGAATCCTTTACCTTTTGGCGTAGAATCTGAAAAACTCAATGACAAAATAATTGAAGTTTCAACACAAAATAGAAGCTTGTCAGAATTTATAGAGTCGCCGAATCGCCCTGTAATTTATGGAATTGGGGGATCGCCAGATGATTCTAAAGCAAAGCTGTTTGCCGCTTATCTTGTTCAACTGCACATTGATAATAATCCTAATGCAAGAGTATCTTGGGAAACAATGTACGGAGGCTATGACAATCCGCTTTTAAAAGAATACTCATACGGTGGAAGTCCTACTATGCTAGTATTGTCCAATCTAACTTCCACATCCACCGCTATGAAATTGGAAAAGTCTAGAGATCTTCTAGAAAGGTTTTCAAACATACCGCGAATAGTCATAAATGCTGGTGAAGATCCAATGAGTTTTCTGTTTACGCGACTTAATGTGCCAATAAATGCTATAGCTTATTTCAGTGAATCCATTGTTAAAAAACGAATTGAAATCATTTGAGGAATTAAAGATGCCCTATTTTGTCAAAGAAAATTCTGATTATGCTTACAGTCAGAAACAGCTTGAGAATCTGGCTTTAATAGGAGATCATTTGTATAGTCTATTTGAATATGTAGTAAACAAGCATGCGATCAATGACGAAGAATCAAGAAAAATACTGGTTCGTGTTTTGACTAATCACTTGAACGGAATGAAGATTAGAAAAGAAGTTCAAGAGTTTTACGTCAAGTGTGATGAAGAAAACAATGGACCTGTGGTCTATGTTCACGGAGATTTACATACTGAAGTATTTATAAAACTTGACGAAGAAAAGGAATTCACATTGCTAAAAATGTTTGCTAGATATTCCGAATATTGAAAGAAGGAGTGCTCGCATATGGCGACGAAGATAACAAGTGTGCGTGCCGAACTAGCAGTATTGAGGGGATTGTGCCACAAGAATAAAACTATAGCAGGAACATTATTGAGTCTTATCGACAGTTCATATTTTTATTCTGAAGAGTCTGTTGAACTGTTCAAGACCATACGAAAACATATGCTTGAAACGGGAAAACCTCCTACCTATCGATTGCTTATCGAAGATCCCGATATAAGTGATGAGGCGCGAACTCATTTAAGAAATTCTGTAGTGTCAATTCAGACAATAGAAGATGCGCAAAAGGCTGCACGTATATTGAATCGATATCGTCAGAATAGAGGCATGTTCAATATAGCGTCCTACATCAATACTGCATTGAATGGCAACAAAAGAGTCAACACTGATGAATTGATGGAACAGGTTGCTACAAGCCTGAACATTGTGCGTTCCAGAAAATCTAATCAGAATTCTTTTCAGCATTTTGGCAAAAATGATAATTCTGAAAAGATGATTGAAGATATTCTTTGGGGGGATAGCAGCGAATCAATTATTCCTACAGGCATACGTGCGTTTGATGAAGAAAGTGGAGGATGGGCTAGAGGATCGTTAGTAACTTTAGCCAGTAATTCAGGTGGTGGTAAAAGTACATTAGCAAATGCTATTGCTATGCATATGGCGGTAAGAGGTTATAAGGTACTTCTTGTTCCTCTGGAAATGTCAAAAAGAGAAATGACTGGACGTATACTTGCTAACGCTTCGCGTATGGACGTTTCCAAAATTCTTCTTCAGAAATTAGCATCAGGCGAAAAAGAATTGGCATATAAACGCTTGCGAAGATGGCGAAAAAAAGTAAGAGATGCTGGCGGTAGATATACAATGTTCAAACCAGAAGAAGATATGACTATGCACGAAGTCATAACTGCCACATCTGCCTACAAATGTGATGTTCGAATAATTGACTATACCACCTTGCTAAAGGGGGCGGATGGCGACGAACAATGGAAGGTTCTTGGTGCTATCGCACGTTACGCTAAAATCAATGCAGAGGTGGATGATTGCGTTAATGTTTTGCTTTGTCAGCTATCTGAAGAAATGAAAATTCGTTATTCTCGTGCAATTAATGAGCACAGTTCTAATTCGTGGATATGGAAAGCAACTGAAGAAAGTAAAGAAAACGGAATAACAAGAATTGAACAGGGAAAATCACGCAACAGCCGAGCCTTTCCTTTCAATGTCAAAATTAACTATAGTCACATGCGTGTAGAAGACATTCCACAAGATCAAGTCATAGGTGAAATTCGATCAGATAAATCAAGGAATGAAATAAAAAATCTTGCAGAATCTGATATTTGAGGAAAAATATGAAAAAGCTTACAGAAATGATTCAAGATGTTGAAAACATGTCACTTGAGTGCCTGAATGAAGATGAACACAAAGCACCAATTTTTGCAGGATATTGTGAACTAAGGTCTGATTTTGAAGAACGACTGAAACTTATTCAATTAAAAAAGTCTGAAGAAATACTTTATATAGCGTATGATGCTTTTGTGTCTGGGGCAGAGCATGCGCTATCTTTGCTGAAGCATGGAAAGATAGTAAGAGATTTTACAGGAAAGCCGATCGATAATGCTTACTATTCTTTGGAAGAACTATTATCAGAAGCTAGAAGTCTTTTGAATAAAAAAGAACAATTGAGCATGCTTCAAGAAGACTTACAATTTATTGAAACTATTGATGGGCATAATTTAGAAGAAGAATATTCAGAAAAAACTACAAGCAAATTGCATTGACTGAAAACAAATAATTAAAAGCCCTGACTAATTTTTGAAGTCAGGGCTTTTTGTTTTACGCAGTGGTGCCTTCGTTGACCTGATCTATAACAGCATTGAGATAGTTGGGGTCATAGAAATATAACCTTTTCCAGTATTCTATGGCCTGATCCTTATCCGAACGACTCAACCCCGCTTTCACCATTTCTTTTACAAAAGATTTTTTCACTGGAACTTTGGCAAGCGCAGTAATTAACGATTGATTCACTGTCATAGGCATTTTCAATATGTAGGATACAATTTGTGCTTTTTCTGTATTTGATGCTGTTACAAATCCATAGTCCATATCTCCAGTGCTACTAACAAAAGATGCAAACTCTCCGGGTTCTGCTTTTGCCAAAGCAACATGTCTAAGCCCAGGAATGTCATTTCTTCTGTGAATCGATGCTTCAATCAATTCACTCAAGTCCTCATTACCCTGTCGTGCAAGAAAGGTTCCCCCCTTACCTGTGCGTACTTCCCATAGTGATTTATCTTTATTGTCCATCATGATGTTAGAGGACATTACTCGATAAGAAGCTCTCAATTGTTTTGGATCATCTACGTAACGAAGTTCTTTGTTGGATCTAACGAACCCGACAGACACATCCGCACGAATTTCACGAAAAGAATTTTCAACAGGTGCTACCAGATTATTTGATTTTGCGAGAATTGAATTTCGCAAACTTTCCGCATCTTGCCGACCTGTATAGCTTATCACAACACGGGCTAATGTGGGATTCATCATTCTGTAGTCAGTAATTGATACAGTTTCCGTTTTCATTTTTAATTCCTTTTAACTGAACATACTATAAAATTGCAATTATAGATTTATTGATTCTACAATAATAGAATTAACGCTGACTACATCGGTAGTGACTGTAAGTGTTGCAGAAAGTGTCAGATTTTGTGCAACTGTTGTATCAATTGTAGTATTCACAGGAACTGCACCTGTGCTACTAAATTGACTTGAAGCAGACGCACCAAAACCTGTTTGAGAGTTTGTAACTCCATTGTTTCGAATTATGGTTATGGACTGACTTCCGGCAACTGCGCCTAATGCTTGACTGAGAAAAGTGGAACCACCGTAAGTAAGTGTTATTGTTTTTATATTTGCATTATTGGTGCAATTCCACATGACAATTATTTTCAAAGCTCCGTTCGCAGTAAAACTTCCTCCCGGAATACTTATTGTAACAAGAGTATTGACACCTACAATACCAGTACTAGAATGTGTGGTATTGTCCAATGCAACTACGGAAACTCCACTTACTGCATAGACTTTGGAAATCCGAAGTGCCGATGTTCCTACAGAATATGTATTGTCTGCACCTGGATTCAAACTGCCGCCGGTAGTAATTGCCCATCTATTAATTCCCTGAGTTTGAAAATATAGTCCACGCGCAATACCTGTTCCCGCATTTTCAGTACCGATTCGAAATGAGTTGGCCACCCAGCGAACATAACCTCGTTCATAATTGTTGATATCAGTAAAAGTATTGTATAACTGATATATTTGAGGATTAGTACCGTTATACTGTTCCAATGTATTGGGCGCATCTCCATACAAATAAGTATTTGTTCCCCATCCAAGAAAGTTAGCAGGGTTGATTGTGACATTTAACAGTGGTGTTGTAGCCCCAAGAGCGGTACCATCAACATTGCCGGTAGCTAAAGCATTCAATGTGCCGTCAGAATCTACCGTCAAATTCGCACCAGCTATAATTCCACCCAAAGAACTGGTAGTAGCAGGTGGCAATACATAAGGTTCTGTTGCTTGATCTATTGCATTAAGAGTTCCATCTGCTTCTACAGTGAGATTTTCCCCAACTATCACGCCACCCAGAGTTGTCACTGTAGCAGGTGGCAACACATAAGGTTCTGTTGATTGATCAATAGCATTTAATGTGCCGTTGGGTTCCACTGTAAGATTTTGCCCAATAATTACACCACCCAGAGTTGTTACGGTAGCAGGCGGCAAAATATATTCAGCAGTACTTCCTGAAGCATTTAAAGTACCATCTGCTTCTACAGTGAGATTTTCCCCAACCTTTATACCACCCAATATCGTTGAAGTAGCAGGCGGCAACACATATGGTTCTGTTGATTGGTCTATTGCATTAAGAGTGCCATTTGCTTCAACGGTCAAATTATTTCCAACAATTACACCACCCAGAGTTGTTACGGTAGCAGGTGGCAATACATATTCAGGAGTAGGTGTTGGGCCGCTTATAATTCCACCCGCACTAACTGATAGATTTTCTCCAATAATTACTCCACCTAAAGTTGATGTTGTGGCGGGCGGTAGTGTATAAGATTCTGTTGATTGATCTATTGCACTTAATGTACCATCACCTGTAATTGTCAGATTGTCTCCGACTTTTATGCCTCCTAAAGTATAATCTGTAGCAGGTGGAAGAACATAAGATCCAGGCGGTGTTACTGACACAGTGACCCAGATAACAGGATCGGGAGTCAGATTCAACGAAGAAGACTGAACACCGTTTCTATAAATTGCTACACTAGGATCTATTTCAATTTCTTCAGTCAGATTTACATATACAGATATCTGACCTCCGAAGACAATAAATTTGCTGATAACATCATAAGGCAAACAGAACGTCCATCTATTATTTGCCCATATATACAGACCCGGAATAGAATCTCCGTCACCACCAAATAGCACTACTACACCGGGAACTGACGGATTTGTTATGGACAATGAACTTACCCATGAAGCGTTTACTATAGATGGAGGGCTTGAACTTGATCCATATATTAATATGGATATTGAAAATGGCGACTGCACAATATTCTCCTTAGACAGATATTTAATATAATTCCTTGCATTTTAGTTATCTATATAGTCATACGTCCAAGTAATTTCAGGTGCAATATGTTCGGATGCACCACCATTTAAGCTGACATCCTGAATTGCTTTAGGCCAGGCACCAAATATGGTAATTGTCTGTGCTACTTGCGGCATGTCATTATATAGAACAAGTTGCAGATTTACTTTGTACGTTGACGATTGAGAACCAGTATTCGTTATCCAGTCGCGGCCAGCGTCCATCCATGCTTTCAACTGTGCTCTTGTCTGCCAGTCAATAGCTTCAAGCATTTGCGTGTTGAACGTATGTGTATAATTACGTCTTCCCATAAATACCAGTTCAACACCATGCAATGGAACTCTTACTTCATCTATTTCTGTTCCTGGTACAACTGCACTCATGCATCTGTAGGTTAACTGATTAGTGTTAGAAGATCCAGGAATCGATGGTAAAAATAAATCGAATTCCCATGACTGTGCAGGATCTGGAATTGATTGCACATCGTATAATGATGTTCTTGCCATGTTATTTTTCCTTAAGGAAGAGGTTGTTCCGCCAGATTAAAAATATGTGGATCTGCATCTGCTAGAACATCCTCACAGGCGGTTGTATTAAGGTAGTCATTAGTAGCAGGATCTTCAGTTACAATTCGACTGGGAAAAGATTGACCCGCAGGAAAATCACCATCGATAGTCGAACTTGCTTTTGTTCTAGAAAAAGCAAGAATACGCAAAGCAGCTCTTAGACTTGAAGTTTCAGTGTTCGAATTATCTGTATTTTCAGTTTCCTGTTTTTCTTCCTGTTGCTGTCTTCTAGCCAAATCACTTTCATTTTTTTCTTTAAATGAAGTAGCAGGTGCTATAACATCAGAATCAGTTGCTGCCAATCTTTCGTATGCAAAAATTTTCATGATGTTTTAGCCCGGATTTATTTGTGACAACGCCTCTGTAAAAGAAACTCCCTGTTTGCTTATGGCCACCTGAAGATTAATTAAATGAGTAGGAATTGTAGGAATAATGATTACTGCCACATTCCTGATTCCACTATTAAAATCCTGAGCACTATTGTTAGAGCTATCTGAAATCACAGAAAAACCGCTAAGACCTCTTGCATTCTGTATAGCTTGCAAATAGGAAGAACAGGCACCTACAATCTGTCTACCAAGAAAATCATCATTCGGTTCCTGTAGGGAATACAGAAGAAATTTATATAGCGATGTTTTTATAACATTAGTTATGCGACGTACTGATATCCAGGACAGTGCGCTAAATTCAGAAGAAAGTGTCTGTTGTTCCCAAAGTGAAATTCCCTGTCCCACCATAGTATAATTAACTTGTGCAGCAAAAAGACTGTCCATTTCTCCTTGATCGTAGGTATATCGAGTCTTTAAAACATTTATAAGACCACGATTAAGACCTGCGATAGAAAAACTGGGATTGGCCACTCGATCTGTTCGGGCACATAGTGCCGCAGCCCAACCCGAAAATGGAACGTACTGTTGTTTACCATTGATCGTATCTGCTTCCAGAACGTCAGGGCAGAATAATGCACTGTAAGAAGAATTAAGATTTAATTGAAGGTTTCTATAGTTTATTGCATCTTGAAATTTTTGATCTGCTGAAGGCACATCCAGCATTCCAATAAGATCCCCACGAGACTGCGCCAATGAATCCATTGCCAATTGTACAGTTGGATCCGAATGGCCACCATTTATCTGTATATTGATAGGATACAGTTGATTGTCACTGAAAGTACTCCATGCGCCTGCGATATCATAGGAAGTAGGTGCTGCACCACTATCACCACCTGCCATAACAGTAAGAGGTGAGCTGTTTACTACTGGAATAGAAAAAAGTGCAGGAACATTAGAAGTTACGCGAATGTAGTTACTATAAGGATTTATACGCTGTTCTAGTTCGGTTTCAATACCTGCTGAACTGGTATTTTCCAGTAGTGTGCTATCAAACATTTCAACAGCATTCTGTGTTGAGATAGTAGTATCGAACACATTGACATTAAATACTGGACTGGTAGTTACTTCTGACTCATCAGTTATTGGAAGCTGTGTTGTGTCAGGTGCTATGGCACCAGTATCAATAAATGAATTAGTGCCCTGCCCAATAGTCGCTATATAACCAACCGAATCCTGTGTTCTGCCATACACTTTATATCCTATGGCTTGTGTCTGAATATCCCAAGTTATAGTATTACTGTTAGTAACCTGCGCACCTGCAATTACTATTTCTACTGGTTGTGAAGCAAGAGTCTCACCGGTAGCAGAAATAGCAGATACTTGATATTGATATGTAGCAGCAGGAAGATTACCACCAGTGTCGCTGGAAGTAACTTGAATATCTTGTGGTTGTGTCAGATTTACAGAAGTGACCGATAGTGCAATATTATCACCATAGGAACCTGGACCTTTACTAGCATAAAAAAGTGCTATTGCCTCATTATTACCGGGTGGCAATAGTCCTGTCCAATCGGGATTTGCAGGATCAGGTATTCCATCTGCAATTGGTGATAGGTACGTATCACTTCCATTTGTCCACATTAATATTGCAGAATACATTGCACCTTCGCCTACCACACGAAGGCTCCACAAATTATTACCTTCCGAAAGATAATCGAGTCCACAATAGATATCAAATCCAATTTGTGCATTAGGATTACCATATTGAGACAGATAGTCTCCATTGTTAGTGATATTAATTGGTACAGTGGCTCCTTGATTGGATACCACAATCTGAGAAGCTACTGAACTAGAGGTAGCCACAATGATTTGTGACAAATTAATTTCCTGAACAATAACTTTAGAACCTTGTATCGGAGAAAGTGCCATTCTTATACTCCTTTTTTGGAGGGAGTAGCTGCGTTCTTTTGAACTACCGATGAAGCTGTAGGTGCACCAGACGCAGTTGTACTTGGTGCAATACTTTTTGAAATGCCTGTAGATTTTTCTGGTACATCACGAACAAGAATTTTGGCGGAAGTATGTGTTGCAAGCCAATAAGGATCCACGCGCGATCCAGCAGGTAGTGAAATTCCTTTTTGTGTTCTAGGCATTACTCGCACAGTTGTTTTTTTGCCATTTTTAAGAATGATACCTACTTGTAATGAATCTCTGCCCATATTTTTTATCTGAAGTGACATAGCTAATTCCTGTTAAATGAATGATAAGTCTTGTTAACGATCTGTGTATCAGAGGTAGAATAGGTTTCTTGCACATTGAACTGATTTACTTTGCCCTTGATACCCAACACAGGTTCACTTGTATAACCATGAATTATTGTCGATGTTTTTACTTCGTACTTAGTTTCGGCTTCAGTAATATTGTCACGTTTGGGAACAGCAACAGATTCTGAATTGGTAAGATTTATATTGAAGTTTAATAGACCATAATCAATACTGAATTTCAGATAGCCCATTCTTCTTGCAAATAACCATCGTTTTATAAAAGCTATAACTGAACCCTGATCTATTGACTGAAATTGATTGGTTATATAAGTGACTTCTACTTCAAAGTTAGTTGGCAGAATTCGAACTGTTTGTACCGAACTATCTGTTGCAATACGTGTAACAAGGCCCCTTCTTGCCATATAGTTTGGATTATAGGAATCCAAGTTATGACTCATGTTCTGTATTTCAAACCATGCATAAGGATACGTTAATGAATTTCCTCTTCCAAAAACACGTTCAAGAACTCTTGTTTTATCATTTTGATCAATAAAAGCACAGGGGCAATTGAATACTTGTTGAAATCGCCTCTGAAATCCGGCAAACACCATATATTCTATAGGTTGCAAACTAACTTGATGAACACCTCCATCAGACATTTTTAACTCCTGAATGTAAAAATAGCCCGCACGGTATTAACCAGGCGGGCTATCTAGTTGTTGCCTGTTGTGTGCTTGAATATATAGTGCTACACAATAAAATTGCACAGGCTATGCCGGATTCTCTGGCGTTTATTATCTCATTGACCGAAGCACACGTGCAAATTGAGTGCTGGCAGTTTCTTCCACCTCCACTTCTTCCATATCGTCGCCTTCGTCGTCATCCAGATCTGTTACCAGACTATCTAATGCTTCTTCTTCCGCAGCCCTGACAGTACGAGCACGAGAATGTGCCCGATACGCTTGAGCATTGGATGCTTCAATAATCTGAATGGCACGTGCGAACGAGGGTTCTTTAACTGCTTTTGCAAGCAATTTTGCCGCACGTGTAGTATTACCTGCTTGAAGTTGAACTGCCGACAATGACATGAAGTCAAGTGCGCGATTGTATTGTTTCATGATTATTTCCTTAAATTTGAAAATATTTGATTATTACGGACGCAGCCCTTTGGCTACTGATCGACTGTTGGCAATAGAAATAGCCATAGATTCATGAATTACCCACCCTCGACCCGGAACTTTTTCAATCGTCATATCGATAGGACTGGATTGCAGACCACCTCGATCAGAATACGCACCATGATTCAGTGCATCTGAAATAACATAGAATTCACCTTGATTCAGGACTTTGTGTTCAGGATGGCGATATGCATCTGAAGTAATCGTGCAACCATACATCACACCCAATTCACCAGTAAGAAGCAGCTCATGTCGTGCAACTGGATCAATAGCAAGGAAGAAATCCTGATTACCAATGATATCCTGATAGATATCCGTAGCAATCAAAACGTGCGGTGCTTTAAGACCCCAGCGCGTGACATTAACCATAACTTGTGCAAACGTATACGGTGTTAGTTGCCCACTGATAAGCGACAGTTCATTATCAACACCAACCAATGAGTTAACCTGATTGTACCAAAGTCGATCTTCACTGACCATGATAGCTTCAGTTGCTTCAACGTACTTTTCCTGAAGCACATCCCCGGCAGACTGATTCAATTCATTCGTTGGAATAAAGGGGCGCGTGACAATCTGCAATTCGGGTGGAGTAAACCATTTATCACGAGTAATTTGCGATTGAATGCGAGTCGGAGATGTTGAATATGTTGCAGTAACGTTTTTAGTACGCAACGGAAAACGAGGAATTGCGCCCTGTTCTACTGTAATTTTAGTCAGATATTTCCGCATGAATCCCTGACGATTACAGGTAATATACAGAGAGTCTGACATACGTTCGCCAAGAATTCGATGAGCGGATTCATCATTGAAAGCAGCTCTTACGAGTTCTTTAGAAGTTTGTGCAGCTCTTTCTGCGTCTTTCATTGTGGAATCTAATGCTATTTGTCCATTAGAAGCAGCAGCTAGAAACTGTAACTGTCGATTGAAAAGATCTTTTTTATCCGAAGCATTTATTTCACCGTTTGACCCGACAACCCTTGTACTCTCTCCCGGGAAACGATATTCGCTTGCTGCAACACGTGGTGTTTTGGATGCACGAATTTTGACTTTATTAGTAGGCATTGTATATACTCCAATATTTAATTAATTTTTAGTCCGCAGGCCCAAAATTTGCAGAGAACATGATGCCTAGAAAAGGAATTTCCTGACCCGGTACGGCAATAACACTGCCACTAATAGAAATACCCGTACCAGACTGATCAGTTAATTGACCATTAGCTGCAAGTTTAATTTCTGTGACTGTTGCCCAGTTAACTGAAGCATCAAATTCGCTGGTATAAACAGGACCACGAGTAATCACACCAATCTGGCCGATGTATGCACCGCTATAGCCGCCAGGCTGAACATCGCCCATAAGAGCACGTTGCTGTATGATGTTCATGACATATTTGTAGGTAACTGTTACCTGATTACCTGCGGTTAATCCTGTAACCTGTTGTCCTGCTACTGTCGGATTGGGCACAGGAGCATTTGCTGTATTATCAAAAACTGCTACCTGTCCCGCAATTGGCAGAAGAGAAAGTTGTACTGCACCAGTAGCAGGTACAATGAAAATTTCTACTTTGTTGTAATACATTTCAGGAAACGGTGCAGCAGAAGTACCTGCAAAAGAGAAACCTTGAAAAACATCAGTAGCAGTACCAGTTGACGGCATCACACCCGCAGATTGATCGCCATTAGTGCGAACTAGCGCCTGACCTTCTGCAAGAATAACCGCTCCAGGAGCAACATTCATTTCTGTGCTATCAGAATTTTTAGACAATGGAAGATACAGCATAATTTATGCTCCAATATTAGGAATGAAATTCAGTGTAATTAACTTACACTATAAAAATGCAATTTGTGTTTTTAATAACAAACAGGGAAAGGAGCATCACCTGATAATACGGCAGAAGCACTTACTGAATATCCAGTAGACTTGGCGCTTATTTCTTTTCTTCGTCTTGCCGGCTGTGACAAAGAAGACATAATACTAGTGGGTTCTCCAAGTTCATCTTCAAATGCATCATCGAACTCCTCATCTGCACTTTCGTCTTCAACATTTGCATATTCTGTTTGAAAATCCGGGCTTGTTTCTTCTCCATAAAAGTCAGAATCTTCTGAACCATCAGAAGTCATATCAAGCGCAGCAACAAACTGATTACGTGCATTTTCTGGCAGATCAGATAGTTTTGAAGCCAATGTCAAAATAGACTTGGCGTAAGAAACTCCATGAGATGCAAATATTCGTTTAAGCATTGCGCTCGCATTTCTCATACCAGCAGATTCTAGTTCTTCTTGTAGTGCTGCACGAAGCTCGTTACGTGTGTCTTTAAAATAAGCACGATTAATACCAACCGCAGCAATAGCCAGACATTGCGACATTGCTTTGTGTTTTGTATCTGTAGTTCTTCTAAGTGCCGCCGTTACGACTTTGGACTTCGCTTCTACACGTTTGTTAATCACTTCATTTTTTGAAATGTTAACAGTAGCAAGTTGAAATCCCATTTTTTGCAAACCCGCACGAAGGCCATGTTTGGCCATTTCAATTCCCACTACATCCTGGAACTCATCACCTAGATAAACATCTTCATGCCCGGCTTGAATCGCATATTTTTTGCCCAACGAGGCAATGATGCGATTAGCTTTGATAACATGAAGACGTGTGCCAATGCTGGCGAAAACAACATCATCACCAGTGTCGTCAGTTTCATCAATATCCAGAAGGCTCATTTGCTCATCTGGCGACGAAACTACTTCATCGGGTTCTTCTTCGTCTTCAAAAGAACCATCTTCTATAGACTGAGGAGTTACATCAGAATCGTCCACATCTGAATCAATATCTTCCACTGAGTCGGTATCATCCCAGTCTGCATCAGATTCAACCATTAAGTGTTGCTGATTAGCACCACCGTTATCAATAGCGGCAGGGTCAATTTCAGAAGCGTCAACTTCGTCAGTTTCATCTTCTTCAAGTTCAGAAGCGTCAACTTCGTCAGTTTCACCTTCAAATTCATTGTCATAGTTGTCGTCATCGTCAAAATCGCTATCAGCAATAGTCAGATAACCATCAGCAGGATCGCCTTTGCCATTTTGAATAGTTTGAGTACTTCCTGGAGGAGTTACATTATCTGGTCTTGAAATGCCAGAGTCTGCATTAACGTCTGTCAAAGTATCATCACTATCAAATTCGTCTTCACCACTCAAAGAGTCTTCCATGAAATCTGCAAGTATTGAAGCTGATTTTTTTCTTGATGCTTTAACACTACCACTACCATTATTACGATTTGTTTTTTCGCTGAAAGTAGTATTGTTACTGAAATGAGTTGATCCACTTGTATCATCTGGATCTACCAGAAGATCATTCAGAGTTTGATGATTAATTGCAGCAGCACCATCTTCAACAGCAGGAGAAGTTGTACCATTAGAAAAATGGGTACTTGTGCTTTCCGGCGCAGGAGCAGCCGTTACTTTCTTTTTGTGAATAATTGCCATCGTATTCCTCGAATAAGTTAAGAACAGATACTCCCACACGGGATATTAATTTCTGTACAAAATAAAATTACACACTGTGGAAATACTGACTAGCCGAATATTGCTGATACATTGCGTATCAATGGCTAAAAGAAAGGTGACTACAAATAGTAGTCACCTTTTGAAAAGATTAATGAATATTTGATAATTTTTTTATTTTCTGTAAAGTACTGGGCACATCTTCAATTACTAATTTTCGTTGTAGTGCATTTTGTACTTCTTTTCTTAATGCTTTAAATAAAGCATCTTTTGTTTTTCCATTTACCTGTATTTCCAGATTTCCGCCAGAAAAATCAAAACCAAGTTCAGAAGAATATAAATACAGAGCAGCTGTATACGATGAGGTTTCCCACGAAAATCCTTGGTATCCTCTATCATTGTCTGGTGTATATCGGTTGCCAAATATTTTCTGAAGCTCTTCAAAAGCTTCAGTTAATTCAGTCGAATCAGTTGCTAAAACATTTTGAGTAGATTGTAAACGTGCGAGTGCTTGAATTTTCATGATTAAATTTCCTTTAGAGATAAACGTGTGTCCGATAAAGCAGGTGCCCACGCAGGATCTTTCACAATGCTCACTTCTATCGGCTGTATATTGTGAGCATTAAGAAATGCTATGTGTTCCGAACCATCAAAATCTTTAACAGATTTCCAATTAATAGTTTCTGGAGAAGAAACATGTTGGCACATGTATTTTGAAGAACATTCCTGCCCACAATAACTACAGGTAAAATAATCAACAAGTGCGCCCATAGAATAAGTATTGATTTCACCTGTCAGTACCTGTTGTGCAATATCAGGATATTTGTTTTTATCTACTGCAAGCAGCCCCATGACTTTCCATAGTTTTCCACCACCATATCCTGTAACTTTGTGAAGACTTGAATCGAGCACTACCCCATAAGCTTTTTCATGTATTTCATTATCATGTTCGCAATTATGAACTATGACACCCCCTGCAACATAAGTATGATCTTCTTCAACTTCAATATTAAAAACTGGTTCTTTTCCAGCATCTTCAATTGAAGATATAGGAAGAAGTATATGATTTTTATATACCAATATTTTGGGGCTTGTATCTTTAACTTTCTGTTTTAATTGTTTAAATTTACGACCAACCACGTATGGAACCAACAAATCTATTTCATGCAAAGATGCGCTAATACAAAATGAAGTACCATTTGACCTGAATGGTTTTCCTTCAAGATTTTTACGCATTCCTTTTCGTGTATGGTATTTTGATGTAAACGTGGAAGTCCAGCCGCCATCATTGTTGGCACTGGCAGGAATACCCAGACGACCAAAAGTCATTTGTATATCTTGTGCTAATTCTTCAGATACAGTACGGCATCTTAATCGATGTTTACCTTTTACAGGGCCACCTACACTTATATAGCCACCTAAAAAGTGAGCAAGTCCCTCTTTATTCCATTTGCGTAGTTCACCCTTCATTTTCTTTTTATGTGAATAAGCACCAACTAGATCGTACATTGCATGTGCAAAGTTTCTGTTGTAAATAGTAAACCCTGAAGTTTTGTCCTTTTTGTTATACCATTTTTTGTATTGTAATCCTAAAGATTCTGCGCAATTTATTGCTTTATCAAGAAGATCTTTTTCTGAAAAAGCTAAAGTAAAATTGGCGCTAGTAAATTTTCCAATTGCTTTATTGTTAGGTTCCAGATTTCCTTCAGCAGCATATAATCCTGTTAAAAATGCAAAATTGGGGTCAACTTTTTTATTGCCACCTACTGTAATTGGAACTACTAAATAGTCAAGTGGATAAATATCAGAAACAGGACGAAAATGTGAATTTATTTTTTTAGAATATTCATTTTTTGCCCCTTTTCCAAACTTGCTAACAGTTCCTAAGTTTGAAGAACCAAACAATTGACGACGGTCCACAACAAACATTGGATGATTGTCGGTAACCAGAATAGGCATTGTGATTCCGTAACAATTAATCCTTTTAAGTTTTTGAATTCCGTTATCAAAAACATGTGTTACTTTTCTAAACCTATGTTTGTGTGTTAGTACCTTATCCCCAACTTTAATATTTTTGATATTTCGCAATCCTTTTGACGTGCGGATTTTTGTATCACCCGTAAAACAGTGAACAGGACATCCTGCCCATGCTTTGTACGCCATGCGGTTAGTAGGGGGCGGAAGAAAAGTGGCCAATTCTTTTGCGGGAAAACCTATACCATTTCTATTGGGAAGATCTGAAGGACAGACAATAGTCGGAATAATGATGTAGTCTTCAATGTGTGGACTGATATGATAAGTTTTCGCTGCAAATGGAAGCCAGGTAGGATAATCAAGTGCCTGAAGCATTGATTGATCTTTTTCTGCATCAAATGCAGGTGCATTCGGCGTATTGATAGTATTGACTAGATTAGAAGAAAGCGAATCTGCTAGAGTCTGTTTAGCAATTATTTTCTTTTTGAAAGATGCTTTTGCAGAGCGCCAGGCTTCCGGAAGATATAGACTGTTCATGATGAAATTTCCACAGTGTGCATAAAATAAAATTACACACTGTGGAAATACTGACTAGCCGAATATTGCTAATACGTTGCGTATCAATGGCTAAAAGAAAGGTGACTATTATTTGTAGTCACCTTATGAAAAGATTAACGAATATATTAAAAATTAATATCGCCTACATTTGATTAAATTCCTTTAAGACGCAACAATGTATAGTTCACCGTTACCTGTTAGAGTAATGCGAATACCAGCAACTGCAAATGGAGCAAATACAATTTCACCTCCAGCGGGAACAGTCAGAGTATTACCCCAAAGAGCCTGTTCTGCAATTGCTGGATCTCTGGACATAAGAAATGCAGCATTGCTAAGGGTAAAATCTACAATTCCACCTGCGCCACTTTGAAAAGAATATCCGCGATAGAGCTTACCGCTTGAGTTAATAGATGAAGCAGGCAAATACGCCCGATCTCCTGTTTCACCACTAATACAAACAGAACTGATTATACCGTCTGGATAAAATTGAATTCCAGCACCACCTACACCAGTTCCAAAATAGGTACCTCTATTACCTATAACCCTGGCCACCATAATTATTCCTTAAAAACCTTCATTTTCATTAAGTTTGCGAATTGACATTCTACGCAATTTACGTAATTCAGGTTCAAGATCTTTGATATTGGAAATTTGTATTCCTGATTCTTCCAATTTTTGAAGTTTTTCTTCGATTTGTTGAACCGTTCCAAAATAACTCAGGGTTGGGTCTGCTAGGCTCCATCTGAAAGTGGGTTTTCTAAATTGAGCACTCATGGCTGTTCTGGTGCCTGCTTGCCCTTGTGCAGGCAATGCAATATATGCAATATTGTCCTGTATTAGTGCATAAGGCTTGAACTGCATTTTGTTATTATTGGGTTTGTGCTCTAATCTGAAAAAATTCACAACATTGTTCGATTTAGCATATTTATAAGTATCCGAATGACTTTTTATTTTACCTGCTTTTATAAGCTTGTACAGTTCATTGAATGCTTCTCTGCCACCCTGTTCAAGAATAATTTTGTCAGGTCTTAATCCCTTTTCTTGCCAAAGATTCAATTGATTTTTTAAAGCTAGTGCACTGGATATTTTGGAATAGTAAAAAGGTGCCGTAATTCTGAATCCATTGGCCTGAAGTGTTTTCATAGCCGTTTGGTTGTTTTCATCAATCGCATAGTCAATTCCTAAAAATCCATTAGCAATAAACAAATAAAGTTCTATTGACAGTTCGGCTTTGAGTTTTTCATGTCGTTTCTTTGTTTCCTTTATTTCTTGAATTTTTTGTTTTTCAAGTTGAAGTTTTTCAGCAGCTTTTGATGCTTTCCATGATTCAGCCGGAACTTCAATAGGTGTAGACAGAGGTAATTCCCCCACCATTTTCAGTAGTTGATTACGAATATCTTTTGTAGAAGTTTCGGTACGTGTAATCAAGAAAACCTGAGTTTTTCTAATTTTTACTGCATAACCTGAGTTAAGAATAACACTGGTGAACTTTCCACGGCCTGCTAAACGAATTATACCTTCACCAAATTCTGTATGAACTGGCATTCCCTTTAAGGCATCTAGTTTGCGGGCGGTTTCTTCGTTAATACTAGCTTCATCCTCATCTTCATTTTCGGTATCAACTTGAGACATATTGAGATAGTTATCAATACGAACAAGTCCTAAATCTTCTGCTTTATAGATACCTAATCCAGGAACGTAAGGAACTCTTTTCAAAAGTTTTGCATCTTTTGGATTAGGCGCAACCGGTATTTTTTCCCGTACTGGGCCTGTGCCATACTTCTTAATGTAATTTTCTTTATACTGATCATAATCGTCTTCTCGAACATTCACATATTTTGAAAGTGCTTGAGCGTAGGTCAGCAATCCGGGATTACTTTCAGAAATAGGCTGCCAGGTATTCAAACTTCGAATATTTCGAAAACTCATTTTTATGATAGGCACATCAGGAATAGCAGCGTATTCTACATTTTCGGCATTTTCAAATTTTGCAGCAGCAATAATTTTGGATATCAGTCTGGCTGTTTTGGTAATGTCGATAGTCTTATCAGCTACTACGGTATCATAAAAAATAGTTGATCGTACTTCAGTTTTCTTTAGTTCAGGACGGTTGATGCGAGAGTCTCCTTGTTCAAGAGCGCCCGGATTCCATACGGTTTCAGTACGAATTAATCGAGAACAGAACTGAAAATTCAAACCTTCATTCATAGATGCCTGAACACCTACCATCCATTTTATTTTTGGATCATTTTCAAAACGTGCTCCATGTTCTGTTTTCTCTGCTGCTTTATATAGAATGCCACATGCTTTCAATTGTGGAGATGCCAGTCGCCACACTTCTTCGGCAGATTCAATCTGATTACAGAAAATCAGCACCTTTCCAGGAAATGGACCATAATCTTCGGTAACCAATTTACCATTATCATCGTACCATTTGTCACCACCAAAGATATGAGCATGTACACGTGCTAATATTCTTAATGTTTTACGTGAAATCAGATCTGGCCCACTCAGTTCATGTTGAACTAATTTATCTGATCCTGGCGCTATAAGAAACTGTTCCAATCTGGCCAGATATGGTTTAAGCAAATCGGCAAGATCTTCGCCTTCGTCCTCATTTACTTCATTTTCCTGTTCTTCTTCACCTTCTGCCGTATCAGGATTCGGTGTAGGTTCATCTTCTCCCTCTTGAAGAAATTTCTTCAGTGCCTTTTTACTTTTAGCATCTTCCTGAATCTGTTTCAAAACACCTTCAAGAAGACTGTCATAAATTCGTTGCTGTTCTGGAGTCAGGCTTGTGACAAGAATAGCTTCTCTTTTTCTTGGTAAAAGTGCTGCCCATTCTTTTCTCATAGCCCCTGCAATAACTACACGACTACGAATTTTTTGCATTACAGCTTGTTGCGCATTAGGCCGCCATTTTACAACACGTCCACCAGATACGATATCTCCATATTTTTCATTGAACTGTTCCTTTGTTCCAAAAAGAGTTGGGTCCATCATACCAATCTGCACTGCAAGATCTGATGGACTATCGTGTACCATGGTACCTGAAGCAAGTCTTTTCTTTTTGATATCTGAAATAAGAAGCTGTGTGGTACGAGCACGTTGATTATCATTTTTCACACGATGCGATTCATCCATTGCAACGTATCCAAATTTAAATTGACGTAAAAAATCCACAACAGGGTAAACTACTTCAGGAGTAGTTCCATAGCAAACAGAACGTGCTCTAAATTTCAAAACATCATAGTCACAAACTACTACAGTATTACGCGGTGCTGCTTCAAATATAGCCTGTAATCTAGCCCAGCCATTCTGTTCAATAACCACCGACACAATAGGTATTACGTTCAACTTACCTTTGGTGAAATATACTATTTCCTGTACATAGTTTGCAACCAGATGCCCAGGGCACAAAATGAGATAAGGCTCACTACGATTAGCTTTAATCTCATAAAGAATATCTGTAAGAATGAGAACAGATTTTCCCCCGCCAGCCTGAACGGGAATAATGGCAAAGTCAGGGCTGTCTTTGAGAAGATTGCGTACTTTTTTCTGATGCGGAAGAAGTCCTATTTCATCTGCAAGTAATGGGCAAGAAGGAATAGTCCAATCTGGATCAATTTTTTGTTCAATTGCAGCTTTTCTATTGGCTTCATCTTTTGCACGAAGTTCAGTGATATTGTCACTGTACTTTGCAATCATTATTAACCACGGAAGACTTTCAGAAACAGTCTTGATTGAATATCTAACATATACAGATTCAAGGTTTCCTATAATTGCATCTGTGACATTCTTAATGTATCGTGCCAAAGGAGCAAAAGGACCAAATCCATTTATAGAAATATCTGAAATTTTGATTACATCCTGATCCTCAACTGACTTGTAGGCACGTGCCGCAGTTTTGAACCAATCAAATGGTGAATTTTCTGCGTGATCAAATTGCTGACGTAACACTGAAGATAACTCTATTCCTGCCAGATCTTTGGCGAGCGGTCTGAAAACGGACTCACTGACTCCTGCAGCTTCCCCCATACGAATGGCGCTATTAATAAGTGCATCTGTTACGCCACGATCATCCATTAGATTGCGAATATGTGAAATATCCGCTTTATGAAAACGTGCGAGGTCCTGCACTGTCAGCATGCCAGAAGTATTGGTATAGGCAAATTTGTTATTGAGCCAATCTATACTTACGACAATGTTAGCAGGAAGACGAGTTTTTATCTCGGTCCCCCTTTCCATTGCGGAAGCACCTTCATTAATGTCCACCAAAGCAAAAGAACCATCTTCACGACTGCCAGCTTGAGTGTATTTATCCTCATAAGCAATAGTTTGCTGTTTGTCAACTTCTTTGGGAAGATATAATGGAACTCCATTGCCACTGATAGAGATGCCATACTCATTAATACGAGCGTTTTCAACGTGTGAAGCAGGTAAAGTAAATGCAATTTTGGAAACAGGAAAACTTGCTATAGGCACCATTCCCCTATCGCCAAAAGTAGTTTGCACCCATTGCAGAAGTGGTGGATACAAATCTATATCACGAAGCTGTTGCCATTCAGTTGTAGTCAACTGTTGAGCTTCTTCTTTTGTTATTCGAAAATTGGCAAAAACTACTACCAGATTTCCTTTGGCCTGAAAAGTAACATTAATAAGGCATGTGCGCAATGCTTCCTGTCCGAAAGCATCCAGACGCATTGCTGAAATAACTCTTGTGGCAGTAATTGTTGTGAAATTTATCTGACCTTCTGTAGATTCCGGCAAACTGTTCTCAAAATCATTGGCATGACGAATCTGTTCAGCCGTTGGTGTAGATGATGGTTCTCCTCCCAAAAATGTATTTTGAAGAAATGCTAAGGACTGGGAAATGTTTCTTGAAAAAGTGTAAATTGGAACACTTACTACAAAATGGGGATTTTTTCCCATTTCTTTTTTAACTCGAAGGTATCCGGCTGGAATTATTGCAGCAAGTTTTTCAGCAGTGGCACGAATTTTCTTGGTACCAAATTTAGGATCTTTAGTCACTGAAGGAAAATACATAGATGCCCACAAACGAGTCATGAATGCGGCACCGGATCCCGTGAAACCATGATTGTAAACATAGAAAAATCTTTGCTTGAGATCTTTGCTTGGTAGCATAAGATGCTCTGGTATGTGCAAATTTGATACTGGACGCAATGCCATAATTACTCCTGTTCTTTTATTTTAAACTGTTCATTTTGTAACGCAATAAAATTGCAGGTTTAGAATAATGAAATTCTTGAAGTCTCTATTTTGAACATTTCTGAATTTTTTGTTTTGCACAATTTTTATTACAAGCTGAATTGTGCAAAATAGAAATTGCATAGCAACACTGTTATTTACTAATAATTAGTTTGTTCAGATAAGCCGGTAGCTCATGTTCAAAGGGCGCGAAGTCCTCAGAATAGGTTTCCATAAAACTTCAAGAATGAATCGTTCCAGTTCTGCTTTCGACGGTATGAAATTATTCGGAAGTTCTGGATAAAAAGGACAGTCAATATCGTATCCAATACACCATCTGTATGTATCCTGACCATCTGGATGAACAAACATATTTAATCCATCCTGTAGAGGACGAATGTAACGACCGCCCATATCCTGAGCGGCATTAAATCTGGGTTGTGGACTTTTGACTAACCAGTCAAGAAAAGTGGGATCCGCTATTCTAGCTCTTGCATACACTGTAAGAACAAAACCTCTATCAGATACGACTACTTTATGATGAGTAGATCGTATTGCAACATTTTCAAAAAAATTACATTTATCTATAAAATTTACAAATGTTTTTCTTCGACTACGAAGATAGTCATAAATCTGATCGTTTCTATTTTGTTGAAACGATTGAAATGGAAATACATTTCTCTGTTCACAAAGATTTACATACTTGCGAATAGTGATTCCCCAGTCTTGCAAAGCATTACCGGATGGTATCAATTCTTGAACTGCTTGCTCCCAATCTGACCGATTATTAGTATTGAACATTCGTGGAAAGGTATCGACTGTTGGAGAACGCGCTTGCTCCATTGATCCAATTCCAAGATTTGCAAGAAAAGGAATCTGTTCCATTATTCAGTCTCTCTCAAACGTGCTAAAGCTGCAAATTGCACAGGAGCTAATCCATCGTTGTACACAGAACTTTGATCAGAAGATACACCAATACCGGTATCATCAGAAGCTACACCATCATCAAGAGTAGCATCCTGATTTTCTTCAATAGAAGAAGTGCCCATGGGGGCGCCATCATTCAAGGCCAGATCATCAGTTGAAGTAGTAAAAGGATCGTAGTCCCCTTGTAAAACATCCTGCTGTTCTGATTGAGGGGCATCTCCAGGAGCATCTACCTCTGCTTCTATAAGCAAATAAGGATCATCACAATCATCTTCACACATTTCAAAACCAACTTCGGAATGAGTAGAAGTAGCATGTACAGTGGGAATGCCCTCCACTTCATCGGTTTCAGCAAGCATTTTATAGGCAATTGCTTCTAGAGTTTCTTTATCAGTACCTACTGCATCGGCAAGATTATGAAACTGTTCATCAGTAGGACTATTATTAATTCGAAGATACACTACCAGCAATTGCTGTAATTCCTGTTCATTCATGATTAAATTCCTTTAATGATTCGGAACAGGGTTACACTAGGTAACCCTGTTCCTAGAAAGTTAACGAACGTCGTTCAGCTCTTCTATAACAGATTGCACATCTTCTGGTAAATTTTGAATGTTTTTTGCATTTTTTCGTAGCTGCTTTCGTATCGCTCTGAATAGAGCATCTTTTGTTTTTCCATATGCTTCTATTCTAGTGCCTCTACAAATAAACTGAACACCAAGTTCTTTCAGATCTGTATCTAGAAACAGTGCAACTTTATAAAGGTTATTTTTCCACAAAATAGATTGATAGTTTTCTACTTGTGACTTTTTATATTTTTTACCAAATATTTGCTGAAGTGCAACAAGAGCTTTACCTGCTTCGTCTGCATTCATTGCTAAAACATTTTGAGTAGATTGTAAACGTGCGAGTGCTTGAATTTTCATGATTAAATTCCTATGTGTGCAAATTGATTTCTTAGTTCAGCAATTTCTGGAAGCATCTTTTTTACTGGCTGAAATTCAGTAACATTGTAACGAATATCTTTGAATAATGAATCTGCATTTGTTCCTTCTGCATCAAATCCGGCGGTTGCTCCTTTATCACGGAATTCAAACATTAAAGTATCTTCATCCAGATTCAGGGTTAAGGATGCCCTGAACAAAGAAGATCTCCAGATAACTGTTTGTTCCTGACCTTCCTGATTGGTCACGAAACTATAGTTATTCAATATTTTCTTTATGGCGGTCAATGCTTTGCCTGCCTCTACATTGCTTGCCAAAAGACGTAAGGATGCATGAATTTTCATTTTCTATATAAATGATTGTGTCTTCGAGTATGGCACCGTTCACAAAAATGTATCAGATTTGACATTGCATTAGCACCACCTTTTGATAAAGGAACTATGTGATGAACCTCTTTTGCACGATTCTCACAACGTATTCCGCTATAGTATGCTTCGCATTGACCTCCTGATCTTTTACTGACAAGCGATACCAATTCCCACCATCCTGCTTTTTCAGACCAGCCATTGTAACTGTTGTAGCTGTCCCGGCGTATTGAAGCAACGCCATAGCTGTTCCGTTTTGTATTTCTACCACGACGCTGCCACATTTTTCCTCCGAATAATTATCAGATGAATTATTCTGTGCTGTATTCCGAGGTATCTGAATCCGGTTGTTCATTTTCAACAACAGGCTCATCTGGCGGTTGTTCTGTGAGTTCTTCTTCTGGGGGTGATGGTTGTTCCGAGGATTCACCAACAGCATTTGCCACAGGTTCGGGAGTCACTGCATATACAAAAGCATAGTTGGATCCGTATATGTCGTAAGGTTCTGAACCGTAGCTTGCTCCCGCAGAAAAATAAAACCATGAGGACATATCTTCAATAGTCCAGTTTTCTCCTGCTGAAACAGGCAGACCTTGTGCAGACATGGCGGCCTTGGCTTCAGCATAATTTATCATTGTTGACATAATATTTTCCGAATTGTGCTATAAAAATTATGGAGTATAAAAGAATATACGTAATCCATCATTGAGTCGTTGCAGACATAAACCGTTATCACCCTTGACAGAAAATCGTTCACGTTCAAGAACACCCTTAAGAATACGCAAATGGTATCCCAATTTATCCAGTTCTTGAATAACTGTTTCAATTTCTTGTGCTACATCATTGGGATTTGTTTTATGAAACAAATGATGTTTATCATAGGAAAAAATAACATTGCAACGTCCCATTGCAGATTGAATCTGTTTGAGTTCGATTTCACAAGTTTGATCGAACTGTGCGGTGATATCTACAGGTTCATCGGAAGTTTCAAGCAAACGGGCAGCAGCACAAAGATGCATTTTGTTATATCCTTGTTACTAATTATTCTATACATTATATATTCCTTTATCAGTGAGTCTAAGTGTACAGCAATGCAATAAAATTACAATCGATGCACATAAATTTTTAAAGTTTCCTTGCTGGCCTCCAGTTGCATTCTATAGATTGAGACTTTGGCAAGAAAACAGCTACTTCTTTTTCTTTATAGAAACGTTTAAGATACTCTGACATTAGTTGCCAATAGGCATGACAGCGATCTACATAATGTGAATCTTCAAAATATTTTTCTTTAAAGTAGTCAAAATTATTTAATACATCATTTACCAAAGACGAGACAGACTGATTACTGAAAAGAATAATTTTTTCATTTTTTACTTTATGTTCCAGTATTATATCAGGACCTTTTCCGACAGTTCTGCCTACTACCACTGGAGTTTTATTAGTAGTCCAGGAAGTTAGACTACGAAACTGATTTGCACTTTCAAATTTTACTACCGAAGAATCTGGAAGCTCTTTAACGCCTGTCAATCTATATATAACTTTACCGGGCAATGAAACCTTATATATTTTCTTCAAATAGGACATTGCTATGACCATTCTTTTTAATTCATTCACTCCTAGTTTGGAATAACTCGCTTCAAGTATGTTATCTTCAATGTATAATTTTTGTTTAAAAAATTGACTGAACCAGTATTCTAGTGCTTGTGGCAATCCCGTGAAAAAATAATCATGCTGTTTGGCAGATAAAGTTGAAAGAAATGAATCCAATTTTGCTGCGGTACTCGTTAAAGATTCTTCCGTAGCAGTTATTCTATGCAGTGCATTAGAAATCATCGAAGTCCTCTTAAATACGTTGGACCATATCTGCCCCACATTGAAGCAGGTGTAATTGTTATACCAACTGTTCCAATAGCACCGTGTGCCAGTTTAGTGGGGTCGGCACTTCCATCTCCACCTGTCTGCCCTTTTATGATGAGATTCTGCTTTATCAATTTTAATTCACTATCCAGTCGAGCTTGAATTTTCGAAGCAGCACTATCAAGGTATGAAGTACGATCTACATCCAATGTTATAGCTGCGCCAGTGAAATTGAATGCCTTTTCTCCTTCAGCCAGATATTGTGATTCCAGTGCTGCCAGTTCAGCTTCCAGAAGCCAGAATTCTCTTATTACACCTAGTGCATTTATAAAAGTAAAAGAAGTGAATTGTCCATATGCCCCATTGAAAGCATCGCCTCCACGACGAAGCCAGGTCAATATGGTAGGTTCCGGATATAAAAGATCAGGAGTTCCATATAAGGTAGTTCTTGCTTTGTTTATTTTTGCTTTGACATCATTGACAGCAGACATGATTGATGGATTAACAACCCAGAAATCTGCATTTTCCTGATATATAACGGCAGCATTAGAAGAGGACCAATATTTCCATATCAACTGATAGGGAACAAGTGAAACCATCAATTGCGAAGTATCTATGACACCAGCAAAGTACCATCCCGCCGAAGTTCGTTCAAAATCAGCTATTTTTGATGGTGGTGCAATCTGTTTATTATTTGACCACAACTCTACAGTAACATTGTCATACAATCGATCAATTATGATCGACACTGTGGCAGGAACTCCTTGCAATTCAACAGAAGGTTGTGTTCCCAGAGGGACAGTATTCAGTCCTACAATACGCACATTTTCAAACTGAAAAAATACATTTTGCCCAAGATTATCGCTTAGAGGATCTCCGGGAAGACCAATATCTTGAGGCAATGAAAGAGTATAGCGTAATTGATATTTTTGTTCGTCCAGTGAAGGCGGAACTGTAGAAGGTACTGCAATAACACTTTGAGCTTTTACCGTGTTGGAAATACCATTTGATGCAATTGAATAGGAAAACGCATTGCCTCCTGCATAGACTGTTCCATCTGAAGCTAACAGCTCCCAGGTAACAAATCCTCCGGCAGGATCAATTTGTGGAGGAAAAGAAAAAACAGCAGTTCCAATAGAAGCTTTACCTGCTTCTACTTCATCTATCAGATCCTGAAAAGCTTCAGGATTTTCCGTAGAATATGGAATGAACGAATTTCTGTCTGCTACAGTAATGGCTATAGTAATTAGCAGAACACGTGCATTAGTGATTACTGTTAGCTGAAATCCGTAAGTGACATTGTTATTTCCACCAGAAGCAGTAAATTGTACTAAAGAAGAATTGTCAGAACTGATGATTACTGATAGAGGATTATTAGAATCAGGATTGACTGATCCCGCAGTTACAGAAGTTATTGTTTCATTTTGTTGAAGACGTGACGATATATCCGCTTGATAAGATACATCCTCAACAGGATCTTTGAAAAAAACAAACGGGCGATTATTAGCCATTACTTGTGCGCCTCAAAATAAAAATCAGTTTTTATAGCTGTAATGGGTTTTCCATTCACTACAGGAATTCCATTAGATCCCCATTCATACTTCACTGCCTCATCATTCTCATCTTTTAGCTGAACTTCATAGTACTTGCTCACAGATTTCCAGGTACGAACAGCCATTATTCCAATATTGAAAGAGCTTTTCAGTTTGCCAAGAATTCTGATAGCAGTTAAATACAAAACTGTTCCAAGATTTTTTCCTCTGTAATTGTTTTCAATATAGATCGAATCAACCTCGTATCCAGAAACTTCCAATAAACCGCTTATTATATCACTTTCATTTCTGAAAAATACTGAACAGGAATCTTTATTATGTTTCAAATAGAATAATGAGATTCTATCTTTTGTACCATAGCTGACAGGTTTTTTCTTTTTGAGAATTTTTTCAAGTCCTCTTATTTCATTTAAAAAATTCTGTCGGCTTGTATTTGGTCCCATTTCTATATACATACTTTCTATGAGACGAGATAAAACTCCAGAAACAGGAATGTTAGGCTGAACAATAATGTTTGGATTAGAATCCGGATCGCCTAATAGTTGTTCATTGAATAATACCTGTTCATTTAATCCAAGATGTGTTTTTAGATCAGTCATGTTTTTCAACTCTTGAATATTTTATTTGCCCATGACTGAGGTATTCAGAATATTGACCACTTTACGAAGTACTGCATCTGAAGCACCAAAACGATCTTTCAAAAATTCCGCATCATCGTAAGTAACTTCGCCTTTCTGTGCAACGGTATTAACGTAAAAATCGATATGAGTCAAAGAGACTTCCATCTTTAGCTTAGTGCCACGTGTATTCTTGAATAGCTCTTTGACTTGAGGATATAAAGCATAGCTTAAATCATGTAGCTGATCCTTTTCGATACCCGGTCTAAGTTGAAAAGTCAATTTTTCAGGACTGACTTCCAGCTTTGAAATGAAGTCCTTAAATGTGAACATATTTTCACTGATTTTTGAAGGATCCATTTTTAATTGAGTGACCAGCGGTACTGTGCCCATTGAGGTTGCAAAATCTTCCAGATCAAGCAGATGAGAAATTGCTTTTACTGCACCCCCAACAGAGTCTACTTCAACGCCACCCTCTCTGAACAATTGATTGGGAAGTTCGTATTCGTGATTTAATTGAATGTATACAGGGCCACCAACTATTAATTGAATACTGATGTATAGCTGAGGTGTTATTTTACCTTCATCATTTATAGCACCTACCAGCATCAGATACGCAGTAAAAGACAGTTCTCCATCGGGGGTCACTGACATGTAAATGAAGGTATTTGAAGATTCAAATTGAACATTTTCTTCAACTTCCATGGTAATAGCACTAATATACTTCTCAAAACTTCTTGGAATGTGTTTAGCTGCAATTTCATTGAGAAAAGCCAGGACCTTTTTTAAATGGCCTGCAACTTTATCCTTCAGCGCACGCAAAGAGGATATTGCAGTTTCATAAGCTTCCCCACGTCTGTCAGGAAACTGCATGGCAAGCTGTGTTTCCATTGATTCGAGAAGACGATATTTTTCATACAGATCTTCAGAAAGCCCATATTGATTTTTTAATTTATCAATATTGGGAACTATGATTTTTGGAATATCAGTAGCAATATTTCGTTTCAGATTGCGTTTATTTTTTCCTTCATAGTCTTCACCAATATTGAATTCAAAAGTAGCGGCTTTTGTCAATGCTGCACGAACGTTATCCTTAGGTCGAGTAAGAAATGCCAATGCTTTTTGCTGAACAGTTACCATTTTTCCAAGGTCGTCCACCTCTTTATTAAGTTTGTCTAGAAAACGAAGAGCATCATCAATGTATCGAAACTTAGGAAGTTCTGTAGCATGAATTGATTTTGAATTCATTTTTTTAGCAGTTTTCTTAGCTGTTGCTTGAAGACGAATAGCGGCATTGTTTTTCATGTGAGTTTTTCCTGATTCAAGTTCTATGTGGTCCTGATTGATTGTCACGAACAAATTTGGTTGTAGCATTTTTGGTCATGATTCTTCCAGGAAAAGGAAGGATTCGAAATATCTCTTGTGGTTGTGCAACGCGTACCTGAGTTTCAGGACCTAAAACATTGCGTTGACGTGTCATCCAGGGATTATCATTCTGTACTATAAGAATTTTACCCAATTGCATTTCTACAATTACGTCCATAGAATTGATATTAGGAACGTTTGGAGATAACATTATCTGAAAAGGATCCATCTGTTCAAGCAATGAAGTATCAGCAGAATTAGGTCGTCTGGGAAATTCAAAATACACACTCTCATCTGAAATGATGAATTGAAATTCTACATGAGTGAATCGACTATTGAATCGAGCTTCAACAAGATGAAATTTTCCATCACACTTTGCAAGTATCTGAGTTATATTGTTAATTCGAGAGCCATCTATATAAAATTCGGCAGGTACTGGTTTTATGTTATTCCACACTTGAAATGAATCTATTCCAATGGCACTTTTAGGCAAAATTATTTTTTGGCAAAAATAAGTAGCTTCAGCTACCCAAGGCGTTTGTGTGAGATCGAGTTCACCATCTATAGTGGCATCAGAAGCAGCCACAACCTGACGATGTGCATGAAAGGGAGTATAGCCACCAATAAATCCAGTGCCAAAACATATGCCACAACTGACTTCAGAAAAGCCCATTACGGCAGGATCGAAATCTCCTGCCAGATCATCTATGTCTATATTGGATACAGGTCCGTTATCACCAAAACCTTTTTCTTGTACATTTGCAAAAGGAAAAACTTCTTCATTTGTTGCAATATCAAAAACACCCTGATTTTTGTTACCTGAAGCTGTTGGTGAGGTCTGTCCATTTGTGCCAGAAGCTTCTGGCAAATAACGTTCCTGATTGAAATTATATGGAGTTACATCAAAATTCAGATCACCTGTTAGAAGCTGATTTATGACTCCATTGGAAGCCTTGCCATTTCGATCAAGAATTCCATTGATCTGTTTTCTTGCACTTTGGCAATTACATTTTCTTCCACTGGTCAGCCGGGAGTAAAGTATGGCCTGAACTCCCTGAACTCGAAAAGCTGAATAAAATCTACTTTGAGCAACTGGTACTATTTCTTGCACTGCTTTTTCTGCAACGTCTGCGGCACGTGCATTAGCAGGTAAAATTCGATTGTTTGTTTTATTGATAAATGGCATGGCGCGTACTCATCATTTGTATAATATTAAATTGTAGTGATGAGTAGCATATTGAATGGTTAAAGCTAATTATTGAAAAAGCTGTTTCAGTTTTTCAACAGCTTCAACTACTGAAGAATGTGAGAATTTTTCTGATTTGAATTTACCGCCAATAAGACGTTGATCAACTTCAACGTCGCCTTTAATATTGATCTTGACTGATCGTGTTCTTTTTGGCGATAGAAAAACAACAGAGGATTCGTACCAGGTGACTTGCCAATTCAGCGGCAAAGTAAGCTGCGGAACTGTCTCATGTATTAAAGACCATGCTTTGTCTTTTACGCTATTTTTAATATGCATGTCTGCATAGTCTTCGGCACTGTTAGGATAATGAATTTTGATGAGACTCATAAGAATCCTCTGTCAGAAAAGCTAATTTATGCAACGATGATTTGTAGTTCAACGAACACTTGTAATGCGTGTGGAATTTTCATCTTCAGATTTCACATTGACTTGATGTTCGCCTTTTGACATATCGCCACTTCTATCTTTTACACCATTCCATTCTTGCGAATATAATTTATCCCTGATTTCAGCTTCAGGAGCATTTACAATAACATAATCAGCTCCCTCAGGACGAGTGTATTCATACTGAAGAGTATTTATCCAGCCTTCAAATGAATCCGCATCTATTTCGCTAGTTGCACAAAGTCGCTTGATTGCTGCGCCTACCATATTTTTTAATATTCCAGTTCTGTAGGCATAGTCATCTTCACGACCTTCTTTTTTTGCTATTTCTCCAGCTTTATTCCATTTCTTTTCTAAAGCAGGCAATGAACCCTTTCCTTCTTTAGACAGTTTTTTTAGATAAGGTGTAGGCATAATTATTTTTCAAGAAGTTCAAGAATTTGAATTGTCACTTTTCTTTTTCCAAAACATCAATGAATAGGGAATGTAAGTGAAGCAAAAAGGAACTCTCATTTCAGGTCCCCATGGTTCATTTTTGAATTTGTAAGTGGTGACATCATAATAATTCCATGCTTTCCAGCCCACCTTCAGACATACTTTGTCAAGTGCAGTAAATTCAGTATTGAAAAATCCAGATTGCGTTTGAGCATGAAACAAAGAACCATTAACAGTGCTATATAACAAAATACCTGACCATTCATCTGGATTGAATGGAATTCCTAACAGCCAATAATCGGCACCCTGTGCTGGATTACGATAAAGCCATCGAATCTGATACCATTTTCTTAAAAGAAAGGATGGCGGTGTACTGGTTGTGTATTTATCAGTGAAATAGCCATTCATCCAACCTGCATCTATAGATGCGTCAAATGTATCGAACCATTTTAACCAGGATGGCAACATTTGACCGCCAACATGATTTCGAACATTTTGCAAATAATCATTAGCGGGTACAGCTACAAAAGGTGCCCACCAATTGATAAAAATTACACTAAATGCTGTCAAGAACAGACTAATGAGGGTGTACAAAACATATAGAAATTTTTTGTATTTCATAATTTTCTCAAAGAAGATTGCCACCAAATACACCTTGCGCAGCACATTCAAGAATACGGTACGAATATTTATCATTTAAACAGGTTTTCAATCCCGGATGAAGATCTCCTGGCCAGTTGGGAAATTTAAACCAGCTTGTTCCTGCTGACTCAGAATTGGTTTTGAGTGTGAACTCCTCTGGAACAACTCCAAGAAAATTGTAATAAACAAATCCTCTATTCATATCTCGAAACACATATAAAGGAAAGAGTTTCACAGGACCATTGTATCCTGTTTCTTCTTGAAGTTCTCGAATAACCGTGTCTCCCTGTTCTTCATTATTATCGCAGGAGCCACCCCACATGCCCCAGGTGTTAGGAGTATCCGATCCAGATGATCTCAATTGAAGATTGAATCGATTAGTGTCTGCTGCCATAAGAATACATCCAGCAGCATTATGATATCCTCGAATGCCTGGAATCCATTTTTCGTTCAGTTTGTGGCTCATGATAAGTCGTTGCAATGCGTTTGAATGTATTTTCATTTTGTAGTTTTTAGTCGTTTCAGAGCTGATTTCACTAAAGTATCTGAAACAGGTTTTTTACATTTTCAAATTGGTCTTCAGATTCTTCCTGTTCAGTATTTTCTTGTGAAGGAATTATTTCAAGACCCTCTCCATCTTCAATAAAACGATTTTTCTGTTATCAGCCATTTTGATACTCCACAATTAAAGTTTTAGTGTCCTGGTCTTTACCAATTATAGTATATTTACCATCACGATTTAAAAGAATTGTAATATAACTGGATCCAATTTTTAATTTTTGAAACAGTAATCCATCAACCCCACGATATACAAGAATATCTGTTTTACAGTGTGCTTTTTCAAAAAAGCACAATTCATGCCTTTTACAATTCACTTATCTTTAGAAATTTTCACGTGATTTCGTAATGCACGATTTATCAAATTTGAAGATGCATTTGAATAAAAGTTGAACGCTTCAATTTCATCTTTGATCAATTCAATGTTACAGGCAGCGTGTGCAGATAAATCTGTATTCAGTGCATTAATTTGAGTGAAAATTAATCCTTGAAAGGCATTAGTCATTATACCTTGTCTAGAATTCAACTCTAAAGTTTTCAAATGACCATAAATTATTTTTGTTAAAAGACTGGCCATACAGTGGAGTTCTGTTAAGTACAGGAGTCCAATCAGAATATTCCGCAGCAATAGTTCCAAGATAAGGTCGTGCATAGTTCATGATGAAATCATATGGAATGTAGTCAGGTTCGATATACCCCATTTGAGGATTTTGCAGTGTCCATAGAATAGCACCTATGAGAGAAGCAATAACTTGTACAGTAGTAGCATTCTGACCAGGAACAAGAATACGTGATTCTTCTATACTTAATTGCGATCCATACCATAATGCAGTTTTTTCGTGACCCAGCAATAGCACACCTAGTTCATCGATTCCAGACTGTATTGAATTTTTTGCAATGCGCGTTTGTTTGTGCATCAATAATTTATTGCCAACAGTTTCATGTACACTGGCAATTGCAGCATCGCATGGTTGATAAGCATAGTAAATTGTTGGTCTATACGAACCATCTTCTGTTGTCAGATATTCACTGAGTGTAATGGATTCGCTATGCTGAACACAAAAGCCATTGAAGGTGCCACCTTTTGGAACCCAAGATCGAACATATGTGGCGAACCCCGGCTGATTCAGCCAAGCTGCATTACACGGGCCTTTTTTATGAATTCCTCCATTAACTGGAATTTCATCTTCATGCGTGCCCCAACCCATTTCAGCAGGTGCTCTGCCTTCTGCCCAGAAACCTTCGCAACTCCAGGTATTTACAAACTCATTAGTACGCTTTGGAATTTTTAGAATCTGTGTGTCTCTTTCGGCTACCTGAATTACTTTCGTTCCAGTAGCTTTAGCAAGTTGTGCCCACTCTTCCTTATTCGATGGGGTTGAGTAATCCAGATTTAAATCTGAGGCCAATTTCAATAAAGCTTCTTTTGCAAGATGTGATACCAGTCCGGGATTTGCTCCGTGTGTTACTACACAGGTAGCATGACCTTTTCCGTAAGAAGAAACAGCTTTTCGCATTCGTTGATGTGTCACATATAGAGTACGCATAGCAGGATCAGGAATAGTCTCATCTGGCTGATTTGCCCAACGTTCTATAGAAGTGTCAATGTACATAACTTCATGCTGAAGACACCATTCGACAATAGTAATTCCATCAATATTGAGACTGAGATTGATAAGATAATCCCCTTCAGAAAGAATAGAGGACAGTGTTGAATCAAGATTTTCTTCTACTATTTCTCTAACAATATATTGAATGCCAGAATTTTGATAGTTACGAAAAGCTGTTTTTTCTTCACGATCAAGAATTGTTATATTTTGAGGATTTATGCCAAGATCTTTTAACAAAACCGGCAGCATGGTCTGGCCTACTCCACCGAATCCTAATAAAAGAATGTGACCCTTGTAATCGATTGGTTTTTTAATTGAATCTGCCAGAAGACGCCATGCTGCCTGTGTCTTTATCATTTTTTGATACCTGTGATTATTTGAAAAATAATCAAATCTTGAAGCTTCCTGCCTTTTCAAATGACTTTGACATTATCAATCATTTCTTTACTAGAATATCAAAGTAGACGCTCAGCACAAAACTTGAAACTTCATGAAGGATTTTTAAATTCAGCAACATTGCAAAGTCCTGTCATGCTTATTCCATAACAAATTTTTCCAGATATTTTGGAGGTCTGAATCCAAGTTGATGCCAATAAGAAAGTTGTGCTGTAGGGTCTATATAATTATTTAATGCAGTGGTTCCAGTAACTTTGGTTCCGCTCACCCCCCTTTTCACGTGATTCAGAATCTTGCCTACTTCCATTGCTATTTTATTAAATTGTTCCAATGCTCTTTTTTCATCTTTTGGCGGATTTTTTTCAAGTAGCTGATTTGTCAATTCTACAAATACACTTGTTCCTCGTGCAGTTCTCAATTTATGAACTGTCACACCTTCTGGAGCACCAAGGCTTGTAAAATAAGTATTGACCTGTGCGCCGGATACTGGAACTTGTCTTCCATTAGGTTTTAATAAAGTGAAAATTCGATCTTTAGGTCCTTTGTTTTCCAATAACTGTAAAAGATCCTTGACCACAAAATGTTGAACAGAATCAGAACTCAATAGTTTGTGAACGGTAGAAACTCCATCTTTTCCTTTGTAACGAAGTGTAATGCCCTGTTCAGTTACAAATGCATGTTTAACGAGAAGAGTTGATACACCATAAGTAGAAGTTCCTCCCGCTGCATTGCCAAGAGATCCAATACGTGCACTAAATTCATAGAGAATTTCAAGGACCACCGCGCACACACAGTTCAAATCTTCAGGATTAAATGATTTTACTTTAGTAAACCATTCTTTCTGCATTGATTCAATTTTGGGAAGAAGGTCAGCAACTTTTGCAAATTTCTGTTTTGCAGACTGTTTCTTATAACCGACTGTATAGAAATAGGGTCCAGGACCTCCATTAGGGCGAATTGCCTGAAATACAAAATCCCCTCCATTGGGCCGCCCATAAGTATCATTCATTTGTATTTTGGGAAATGATACTGCATTAGGAACGCCATCTATGGCAGAACCGTCGTTTGTGTACATACGCCCCAAGTCATCCACAAGGCCAGTAAATCCTTTTGGAAGTGAGTGTTCAATGCCATTGGCCTCAAGATCTGACAATAGTTCTTCATATGGAACAAGTTTATGTCCCGACTCTCGAACATAATTCACTAATGCATCTTTCCATACTTGGCTATGTTCTTTTCTATATGCAAGATAGTCACGATAAAGATCAGGATGAAGATCTTTTACCTGCTTTGCTTCTTCAATAGTCAAGGAAGTTGCATCACGACCTGTCATATCATAAACCATCTTACGAAGAATACTCGAAGTATTTTTTTGAGATCCCACTTGCGGTGCCAGATGTTTGGATACAAAAACGCTATCAGCAATACCCGCCATTTTCTGAATTTTTTTCAAAGCTGGTTCAGAATCAGTGCGAAGATATGCACCCAATGCCTGCAACGTTTCAAGCTCAGGTGACGTGAATTTTTCATCAGCACGAAAATGCTGAAATTCCTGTTTTATTTCTTGTCCAAGAAGAACAAGATTTTCCACCTTGTTTTTTCCTGTCAGCGATGAAGATATAGCGGCTTTGAGTGAGGGAAGATCTTTTCCCCAAAGAGAGATAGCAGAAGGTGCAATTGATTTTATTTCTAGTGCAGTTTCTGCATTTGCTTTGGTAGTGCCTGTCTGTGTGTAATCAATGACCAGCACATAAAGCATTTCAAGCAGGTTGGACAACTGTGATGCGGTTATAAGTTTCTGATTAATTGCCATTATTGCATTTCCCTAAAAAGGTTTTGGGCCATGCAATAAAATTACAGTCTTGACCAAAAGAAAAAGGGGCCAAATTGGCCCCTTTTAAATTTAAAATTCAAATCTCAGTGTTGGAATAACTACATAATCCAAAAGAAGATATCTACATTTTTCTGAATTGTTATTCCAACTTTTATTATGTTTAAGCCGATCCTCTGCGGCCTGCAAAACAAGATTACTTGCTTCTTCTTTCAATGAATCATTTTCAAACATTGTTGTATAAATATAATTTTCAGGAGGAGCAAAATTTGGCCCCTTGAGAACCTTGCCATTTTCATTTTTGACTGGCTGACCATCTTCTCCTAGCTTGGTGAAGTTAGACCCCATGATACAGGAAAGAACAGATTCAAGTGGAATTCCGAATTTTAATGCTTCGCTGCGAATATAAACTGTCAGATCCCCAAACCAGTCGGCTAATGTAACCAGAAGATATCGTTCTAATCTTTGTGCAGGTGAATTTCCATAGTTTTCATCGTATGCAATCTTGTACAGTACTTTGGACATGACTTCAGAATAGCAATCATTGTCTTCTACTACTTCCTCTATTTTTTCTCTAAAAAATTCCAGAGTCAAAGGAATATCAATATCTGTTTTTTGCATCGAAGCCTGAACGTGTGCAATAATTTTAATTTCTTCAATTTCTTCAATTTCTTCTTCAAGTGTTTGTTGAAATTTTTCCAAACGAGAGGACACAGATTCTATTTCACCATTTGGGTATTTCAGGTCAATGCTTGGTGTAGATGGTGCAGGAAGACTGTACATTTCATTCATTTTCTTGATACACCAACGAAAATAATTAGGCCATTCGTGTACCTGTAATTCATTTACAAAGTCTTCTGAACTGGCACCGACAACTTTGCAATATTCCTGAAGATTCATTATATTTTCCAAAAATAAAATATCAAATTAGATTTCGCGCATGAATACACTTGTGAATGAACACACTCACCGACCAAGGTTTTCTTCGAATTACTGACGCATTTTTCTATAGGGTTTCTCATTCAGTGGGATACATTTGTTTTCTTAGGGTTTCTCACTTCATCTGACACACTTGTCGTTTCAGGTTTTCTTCCTCATTCAGATACACTTATTCGCTCAGGGTTTCTCACTCTTAAAGATACATTCAACAACAATGGGTTTTTCAATTTCTAAAGATACATTCAGTTGCTTAGGGTTTCTTCGGAATTCTGATACATTTATTTGCTTAGGGTTTCTTATTTCAACTGATACACTTGTCGTTTCAGGTTTTCTTCCTCATTCGGATACATTCAGTTGCTTAGGGTTTCTTCGGAGTTCAGATACATTCAACATCAATGGGTTTCTAATTCAAGCGGATACATTCAGTTTCCTAGGATTTCTTTAGAGCGCAGATACATTTTAACGCGAAGGGTTTCTCATTGTTTAAGATACATTTATTGTTATGAATTAAATCTTGGTTAAACTCTACTTCAAGTCAATGTATATCTTGTCCATGTTTCAATCCAAGTTTCGCTTCTGCATAGGACACAGATACAGGTAGACCTTCGTGCGATCTCCATGCTATATGCAGATCAATAAGAAAAATCTTAATCATATAACGAAGTGCACGTTTGTGTGCAATAATCTTTATTGCAGGATTATTTTGCATATCAGGGCGGTTCAACTGGCGAAACTTGTAATCCTGATACACTTTTACATATTTTTCATTTTTTGAACGAAGAAATGAAGTGGCTAAAACTGCAAGCAATTTAGATTTTAGCCAAGGATTATACGTTATACCTTTGCGAATTTTTACTTCGCCGCTCTTTGATACATACTCTACATCTACAAGATGATTTTCTTTTCTGCTTCTTCCTTCTGTCCTGAGTAATTCATTACTTTCTGAATCATAGATTGCCACAACATCCAGTCCTGCATACTTATGAAAAGATGATGGATATTTTGCTTTATATGGGTCAAACTCTGACAGGATTACTCCTGCCATGGCAGGCCCTATACCCTTCACTTTTTGCAGATACGAAACATAAAACGATTCGTGCAGCAAAGCTTTACTTAGTCGCTTGAAACTTTCTTTCTCAGAATCAAGAACTGAAAGGTAGTTTTCAACGAACCACAATTCGTTTTCATTTTTCAGAATGTTGTCAAAAGTGAACTGTTTTTTTCTTGCATGAAAAACAACACCATCCGTAACACGTTCATAAGAAGTAAGAATTCCTTTCAGAATTTTTTCTTTCTTCTTTTCCAGTTCTTCTGAATCTTCATTTTCTGAAAATGATTCGTTAAATCTTTCTTTAAATTGCATTACTACACGTAAGCCAGTGGCAATGCGCAGCGCCTGAATATCATATGCACTGCGTGTCATTTTTCGAATGAGTGTATCCATTTGAACTTAAATTTTTCCGTGTATTAGTGGAAGGGGTGCTTGACACAAAATAGGTTTCAAATAGAACGGCTCTTCAATCTTTATTGATCACTGCAAGTTTTCATAAGACGTCCGGTCAGATACGCTTTCAAAAGGGAATTGACATGATCATTACGATATCGATTACGATGTGAATCCCATTCAAGAGGTTTTTTTGCATCTACAGAAATTACTCCCGCTTTCACAAGTTCTTCAAAACAAGATAGTTCATTCTCACCATGAAGTTCAGAATTCACTTTTACTTCTGTGACAACTTCGTTAGCATCGTGTTGAGTATTATTCATGATTTTTTCCTTAGTCTTCTTTATGAGAAATTTCCAGAAATTCTGTATCCTCTGATACAGCCATGTTGCGCACAATCTTTGCAATACGTTCGGCGTAATCTACCGGCAGTGTAATGCCTTGACGTGCTGGTTTCCATTCAGGATCTTTTTTGGTACAGTACATTTGTCGAATGGAAATCATATATTGATCTTCACCTATTATAATAGGATCAATCTTGAATGCTTTTGTTGCAGATATTTTGATCATTTTGCTGCTCATTCAAAACTCCTAAAATTATAAAATAGTGCAAATTCAAAAAATCTGAACATGTTATACTCCGCTTTAACAGAACAAAACTACATTATTTCATTGGTGCAGGAAGATCAAAGTCAGTCAAATGCTGTTCAATGTCTTTGGCAATAGTTTTGTCAATACACAGTCTATTTACTAATGTGTGATTTTTTTCCAGAATGCTTTGTTCTGGCAGGCAGAATCCATTGTTAGCCTGAAGCCCAACCTGCCATAGCAAAGGATTTTTACAAATCTGTTTTCCATATTTTGTGTGCGCAAACAATGGAACCGCAACAGGTGGAAATGCAAAAGGTGAAATTGGGGGAAACCATCCACAAGAGGGAGCTTTAAGGATTTTTCCTGTTTCAATATTTTTTGCGCCACTACTTTGATGTAGTATTTTTTTGTTAAGACTTGTTTCGGGTATCAGTGCAGGATTGCCGAAACCATCGAGTAAAAGTATGTACATATATTGAGTAGAAGTTCATGTGAATTTATCAGTTTGACTAAGTTTAATTAGTGAAAGCAACTTTGCTGGTTACTTTACTAGTCTATTGTTTATTTTCCAATCGTGCAACTCTCTGCTTAAGAAGCTCAACTTTTTTTCTTAGATCGGAAGTGTCGTTCACTGAATAAAGACCAGATGGATACTGATCGATGATTTCAATAGTTTTCTGCAATCCATGTAGCTGAAGCTTTGCGCGACGAAGACGCCATTGACGAAACAGAATCATTTTCAACCTCGAATATATTTATCAATCATGATGCACAGAACACCGAACATCAATAGAGAAAGTGGCCATAAAAAAGGTGCAACCAAAGGAAAGAATACAAACCACCATGAAAATTTTATCAAACCTTCTAACTTCATTACTATAAAAAGAATACACACAAACATGCATACTTTATAAATCAAGATCTTCTCCTAAGCTCACCACGACGTTCCGCAGCCAGATCAGTATCTGTCAATACCTGAAGAGGTCCTTTATTGAAAACAGGTCCAATGCGAGATTGAAGCTCTTTGAATTTTTCCTTGGCTATACGTTCACGTTCCTGCATTTCTTTGGAAAGAATTTGCATTGACTTTTGTTTATCTAACTTCCATCGATCTTCCGGGCGATTCACCAATTGCTGTTTCGGATACTTAGGCATTTTTGAGGCATGCCAGTTATCTTCTATTTCTTTTGTTCTTATGGTTCTTCCAAACCCTGCTGTTACTGTTTTCAATGATTCTGATCTGAGTTCAAGCTTACGCTGTTCCTGAAGTGCAAACTGTTTCAGGTGTTCACGTTTCTTTGCCGCTTTTTCTTTACTTTTCAGACTCATAAAAATCTCTCATTGTTGCTAGTTATTCACCAAACAGATGCAATACATTTTTGCGTAACTTTGATCCGTACTGACTAGACTTCATTAGAGTCCTGAAACAATAGATATTCATTTTTGAATGGTCACTAAGGTCCAAAGCTTTAATTCTCTTTACAAGTTCATGCAGATTTTTCCCTGCGTAGCTTTCTGCAACCTGATATGACAGTGCATGTTCAACTGACATTATCCAGAAAGTAATACCTATAGAAGAATGATGCAGCAATTTTGTTTTACGAAACAGAACAGTAGTTCCCCCAGGCAAGGATAGAAAATCACTTTTCAGAATGCCGAAGGCCCATATGCTGTAGTCAATCATTCAAGAATTCCAGTGAAAGATTTTCATTAATGATTTTTTGAAACCAGTTTGTGGTGACTTTCAGTCTTTCTAATGCATGGTTCAAACTTGGTGATTCCTGTTGCCAGTCAAAACGCGACATGAAAATAGGCAACCAGAGATTTTTTATTTTGGGCCACACAGGCATTAATGTTCCCTGCTGTTCAAAATTTTCAATAATACGGATCAAATTGTCTCGTGCATCGTGATGCCCTGTCCAAAACTTTTCAAGAATCAATTTTTTCGGCAAGTGATAATTCATGTCGTCATAAAGTTGATAAAACATCTACGTCATATTCTTTTAAGTTGACAACAGCTACTATAGTTTTTCCTGTGAAAGTTTTCCGATTTATATAAAAACTTTTCAAAGATTCTCCAAAGAACATTTCTAGTTTATCCTGCAAATAATCTGTTTCATAATAGGGTATTGTGACCAGCAAATTAGAACAGTGACTAACTACTGCGGTGCCAGAACAGCCAGAAATAATATTCAAAATTCGTTCAAGTTCTGCAAGGGTGTACAAAGAATCTCTAATTCTAAACATGCGAATAACCCCTTATAGTTTGGGAAAATGCAGATAATTTCATTTTATTTTTCGGCAGAATCAAATTCTTTTAAGTTGATGCTCCTGATCTAGCATAATCATGAATGCCGTTCCTTGCACATCTGTCACTTTTACACCGCGATAGCCAAGTCGTTTCGCTGCGCGTGCCCTGCAATAATCTCCTCTGCTTCGTCAGTGTCAACTCTAAAATGCAAGCAAAATTCAGAAACAATATCATCAAGAATTGCGGAATATTTATGATAAAAAATGATGGGTGCATCAATAATCTGCTCATCATCTATTTCAATGCTGTATGTAATAAAATCACAAGCCGCTGGAGAATAAATATTTGGAGAAAAAAGAAATTCACCGAACGTTCCGTTTGTCGTAATAACATCAATCGGGTTCACGCTAGTATGAAAAAGTTCCATTTTAAACCCCTGTGCGCAAGTCCAATTCTCACGATTGATCGTGCCCGATCCAATCGGGCACGATCAACGTTATTGCGCTGCTGTGCGCGCAATTTCATTAAGTTTTTTGTGATTGTGCTCATCCCGAATGGCTTGAGTCAGTTCTGCAAGTCTGGATTCAATGCGAAAGTCGGCCCATCGAATTTCATCAATACCGCAACGCATAGAGATTTTTTCGCCAGCATAGGTTTCATGAAAAACTTCATGACCATCCATCATTGGGATAATCTCCAGACCGGCTCGGATGCAACCATCATGTCCACTTTTCCATTTTTTCGTCGATGTAACGATTATCAACTCATTGTAGAACCGTTCAACTACATAGTTCAGGTCGCCGATCATGATCGGGGTTGAATCATTACCGCCGCGCTCGTACATTTGAATTGCGAATGTGACGTTCATTTTTCTCTCCGGTTGGGGCCGCTTCGGCGGCCCGGTATTTTTAGCCAAAAATTGCGTTTTGAACACCCCTCAAAAGCTGACAACCAATAATTTCGTCAGCACCGTCAACACAACAAAAATCATCACTGCATATTTGATACGTTGCGCCATTCAAATTCGGGTCGTATGCAAACTCTCGCTCAAGATACTGTTCGATGCGTTCGCGTGCGGCTGCACTTGTGCTATGCTCAATGTTGATTGTGATCATTTTCTCTCTCCGGTTGGCGGGCTGCGTTGTGTGCAACCCATGTGTGTATTAACAACAGTGTCAAGAGTTTATATCAAGCAGCTTTGTGAACATTCCTTTGCCATGATTTTCACCACCGCACCGGCATTCGCAGATGCCATTGTGACGTCCATTCAAACATTTTGCATTGCATTCGTGTAGACTGGGCTTTGTCTTATATTCAATTTTGCGTGTTGCCGGCAAAATGCGTTTGTCTTTTGTCGAGTAGCCGACCCACTTTGAAAAAGTGTCATCCCGCAGTCCCTTGATTCCGGGAAATTTTTCTGCAAACAATTTGTTGCACATTCCGTGTACTGCTTCAAGCAGAACAGCACCCTCTTCTGTATCACTAAAATATCGAATTGCCATTTTTCTCTCCGGTGTATGCTGCATACCTTATTGTAGCACATATTTTGAAACAACACCGTTGTTTTTGTACAACACCGTTGTTTTTGTACAACACCGTTGTTTTTGTGCAACAATAGGATTACACCTCAATCCAGATCTTTTTCACCGCTGTTTCGTTTATCGTCGGTACGTAGCACACTGAATAGACCGCCCCCAAGTGCTGCAATGATGCACCATGCGAGAAGAATTTCTTTCCAGTTGTTTTCAATAAAGGTCAGCATAATCTACTTTTGTACGTTGAGAATTTTGTTACTGGCAGAACCATCAAGAATCAATGTTCCCCCATGCTGCGCAAAGTCACGCAGAACTCCGTAGTATTCATGTTGAAGAAATTCAGGTGTTAGAGTTTGTGCAGTTTTAGCATTGGCTTCAGCGCGTTGCTGTGCAATTTTTACATCAAGCGTAGCTGCTTCAAGTTCCTTATTCTTTGCCACGACCTGTCGAATTGCATTTTCAACAGAAGGATCAGTTTTAATACCACGCACAACAACACGTGTAACAGTGAACGCGCCAGGATCACTGGCATCCAGATTTGCCTGAACTGCTGCGCGAACCTGTTTTTCCAGTTCTTCCCGTTTTGTATGAATGGTCATTGATTCAATAGTTGATACTGCATTTGCAATTTCTGATTGCGAAACACTTTTTACCAGTCCATACATTGGCCATAAAATGGCGCTATTGTCTGGATTCTCTACTGTCTGTCCAGTATATTTTGTCCATAGACTGTACAATTTTTCTGGTGTTACTTTATAGTACACGGTTACATCGAGTTCCTGTAGCAGAAGATTATCTTTTGCTTTTGGTGTAAGATTATCCAGATTGACAGGAATTTCCTTCATTGAGAATTCATTTACATGAGAAGTGAATGAAGTATAAAACCCCTCAGGTACAGGTATTGACGTGACATGTCCATTGAATTCGGTACGAAGGCCAAGATTGCCCGTTTCGATTTTGCCACAGGCAACTACACTGATACAGCACAAAGCAATAAGAGTATGTTTCATGAAGAGTTCCTTTTAAGAAAACAGATCGGCTGCGGTTAAAATACTTAAAAATACTATTGAACAAAACAGTGCAACTAACAAAAGTAGCATATTGCTACCAATACTTTTTGTTAGATATTTTTTCTCTTTGGCAAGAAGTGATAGATAAAACTTCAAAAAACCAAAAATACAGATTGCAAGAACACACAGTAGAAAAAGAACTCTCGCTAACATGATTTCTACTCCAACTGAAACACAAACTTTTTGTGAATTCATTTTTTCTTCAGAATCACATATATTCCATTCACAAAATACATGACTGACAATATAACAGGCAAGTCCAATATCACTACAGAAAGCATATAACAGGACACCTGATAGAGATCATTTCCGGGAAACAGATCATAAAGCAGTGGGCACAGAAATAATAAGCTATATATCAGACCTACAAACGGACCAAGAACCCACTTGATTGCAAAATTCAAACTATTATAAATGAGAATTTTCATCTGTAAATTCCTGAGGATGGTTCTCCAAAAAGAGCAATGTCTTGCCAATGACGAAATACAGGCATATTTACTTCACGTGCAGAACGAAAAATTCGCTTATGTGACATTCGAGGATCTTCGATATTGTCTGGATGAATAGCATCTTCCTTATCTCCTCTTGCATAAGCTGGAACAGGCAAAGAAAATTCAGGAAAACTTCTCCAGGCTGCAATATACAATCTGTTTTCTGCATAAAGATTTTTCACAGTTTCCAATACTTTATCGTATTCATGGTCAAGAGATAGTGCAATTTGCTGCACCGTGAATCGACGATTGTTAATCAACAGTTCAAGAATTCTTTTGGATAGCATTTCACTTTCCTTTGCAAGTCAGTTGTGAAGAATTTTGGCAATTAATCAAGTTTGAAGATTTGTAAAAATTCATTCCAGGTCTTTGCCCTGTTTCCAGCTTTTTCAATCTTGTCTGATTTTTTGCCGTCTTTATGATAAAGCAACACTGTTGTTTTACTACTGAAGGGTACGACATTGCCCCCATTAGTTTCTACAATTGCTTCCTGATCCTCATTACGATAACCTGTCCAAGAAACATGAATTCCATTCAACAAACCCTGTTTCTTTTTAGCAGTATTCACAAAGTCAAAACTGTTTGATTGTACCAGTTTGCCAAAGGCATTTGTGAATCGTTCCAATCCCTTGAACAGTTTTTTTTCTGTTTTTTCATTGAACCCTTTCACTTTGAGAATGCTGTTTCTTGTTTCCTCTAGGTTATAAGTGGACAAAAGCTGTTTCATAGTGAATCCCGCATCTTCCAGTTGCGTGAGTTTTCGTTCACCAATACCACCATCAAAACAGCCACAAGCAACCATGAATTTTTTCAAAGAAATGGGGTTCATCAAAACACGTTTCAGTTCTTCCCAAATATTGAAAGTCTGTTTTGTTCCAAGCCCGGCATTTTTTGCCGTTTGAAGGAACGCAGGTTCCTTCTTATTTTTTGCTGTTGTACAACGGGATTTTTCAAAAAGATTCAGGTAATCATGAATACTCTTCATATTCACATCATACAATCTGGACAATGTTTTTTCTGCCAAAAGTTCTATACCAAGGGTTGCCATGAAATGATGAATACTTCTAATTCTTGTAGTTCTGTCTTCGTTTAACATTAAAAAGTAACGTCCTTCGATTGAAAATTCACCCGGAGGATTCTGGAATTTTGCTTTCTTGACAACATGCACAATCTTGGGAATAACCCCACCTGAACGTAACACTTTTACAATCGCTCCTGGCCCAATGCCTCTTTCTTTCATCCATGCCGGATTGTGTGCTGTTACGTTAGTAACCGTCACACCATCCATATGCGTTGGTTCAATAATGATCTTGGGCTGCCAACGAAGCTGACGTGTTTTTTGCCATTTCACTTCCTTCACAGTGACTGCTATTGCATTAGCGTCTTCATTTACTTTGAATGCAATCATTTGTTTGGGCTTGTCTGCATTCTTGAATTCCATCATGAACTGGGCAGGAGTGAGCACCAGACCATCCATTTCATAGCAAGATTCCTTACGTCTATCTTGAAGCATGTTCTTATGATTTGAAATAAGTAAATCTTCCTGCTTTGCAACAATGCTGTTTTGAATAATCGTGTGATACTTTACTGTTTCAAAACCTGACTGTTTTGCAAACAGCAGTCCCTCTTCAATATTTTTATCATAAACACCTAACACTACCAGAGAAACATCTGACAAGGCAGGATCAGCTTTTTTCTGATTGAAAAGACCGTTCACCATGTTACGACCATTTTCCATTCCCTTGTCGCCTAAAGTTTCTTTACTGTATTTTTTGTTGAATATCGATTGCGGTATCAAAGCTTCAAGCCGAAAAACTATAATTGCAGAATCTCTAGCTGTAGCTGATATACTTGGCAGTTTTCCTGCTTTTACAAGAAAGGGAATAAAGTGACTAACGTCACGCCCTGTTATACCATCACCGCGCGTGATAAGTTTTACTGGAATTCCTTTTTTGTACACTAACTGTAGGCTAGTGCCATCAAGCTTATCCATAATGATCCATCGACGAATTTGCAAATACTTGCCATAAAACCTGGAAAGACCCTCGGGGTAAATTTTGTTCAAAGACGGTGCAGGATGCAACAGAGGCACTTCATTTTTTCCAGCACGAACACCAGTTTTTTTCAGTTCAGCCCAATCCGGATCTTGTTGACGAATAGCATTTTCAAGTTTGTCAAATTCTGCATCTGACAATAAAGTTTCATTGGAATTGTAATAAGCAGTTTTTGCTTTTTTGTACAGTCGTTTCTGTTCGGCCAAAGTCATGAGATTTCTCCGTTATTTTCAACTATATTTACTTTATTCTATTCTAGAAATATTCTGAATAAAGAATGATCATGATTTTTCCTGCATAAGGTTTGGTTATAGCTTGAATTGTTTTTGCTGCACTCAATTCATCGGGCAGAACACCTCATCAGAATTTAGAGGAACACTTTAACAATTTCGTTTTCATTCAAGTATCATTTTGCACCTTTCATAAAAAACGGTGAATTTGTATATCTATATCGTGCAAAGGCTATTTTTTCGTTACGGTAGAATTTTTGATAGCATGATACCACACTTTTCATATCTATTTCATGTTGACCTGTTATCACAAACTCATTTTTGTATTCGTCATTCATGTATAGGGGCGGCAGTGTGCAGAATTTCCACAATTGAGAAGGTTTTCCATTTTTTCCAATTGTTGAATATTTTTCAAATATGGCTCGATCTTTTTGAAAATAGGCTTGCTGTATTGCAGGTAATCCTCCTGCCTGTTTTATCACTTGTTGCATAGAACGCCATGCACCATGCTCATTTTTGCTGTAACGTGTTCGATATTCTGCAACGTACCTGTATGTCAAGTCAAGCAGGTAGAGAAAATTACCGTAATCTGCATAGACCCATTGCAAAAGCAATTTGCTCATGCCTATAGGCTTCATCAATGTTTCAAAGCCAAGATGGTGCATTACTGTTTGCATCATTTGTGCATGTTCAGTGGGCATTTTTACAATGTGCTGATCACATGCAAATTCTGCACTGATGCGAGTATTCAAATGAAGCCAGAATAGATTCATTGAACTATACCAACTTTGTATTTCATTATTTCATCCTGTTAATTGATACGATCAAGTGAAAACTTTGAACGCAAAATTACACGTATGCTATCCATACTGTTTGCATGTGTACAGTTAGGCAATTTCAAACCTGACAGATTACCCTTACACCAGATTGTTTTGAACGTATGATCCATCAATTCAGCGGTATTTTTGATACGTTTATGTCCTTCCTTGCCTTCAAGGAAATGGAAATCTACCAGACTTTCATATTCTTTTTTCAGAATAGAAATTTGTCCGGGAAGAAGTCCGATTACACATATTTTGAGAAGGCGGGATGTTTCGGCATGTTTATCTTTTGGTAATGGTTTTACTGTTTCTTCAGGAGCTAGAATTGACTCAAACATGCTTCCTGCGAAACGTTGAGTCAGAACTGAATTGATTTCCTCACGAACAATCTTTCGAATTGAATCAGGACTCAACGCAGTTATGACTCTACTTAAAAGTTCTTGTGCCAGAAGTTCTGAAGAAATTTCATCAAGTAAGGATCGTGTAGAAACATGCTTTTCGTCTTCCCTTGGTAATTTACCGGGAATGATTGCTGGTGGCCAACTAGAACTTTCAACTTTTGATGATTCGTTCGAGTAGCTATCAGGTGATACAGATGAAGTAACTTCAGGTTGAACAGTAATTGAATCAGGTATCGGTGCAATTTCACATTGATCGGCCGGATTCGATTTAGACAACTTGTCTTTTTCCTGTTTCTCAAATTCATTCCAATAATCCTGTATATATGGAACGCTTTGAATGGCACGAATGTTACGCCATTTGTTCGCAGGCAATACTTCTTTCATTCCGCAAAGAAGTGCAGTAAGTTTGTACCCACGACTTCCGGGTTCTTTAAGAATACGCCACGAAGCTCTTGCTACCTTACGTTTTTCTTCCTCATTCCAGATGATCGATCTCATTCTCATTTTCATTGTCATTCCTTTCAGTTGAACTAGTTTAAATCCACATTCCATTCAAAACAACAGGGTGTGGATTGTTTTTCTTAACCTTGTATCCATCCACTATTTGTTTTGTTTTTTGATATACTGATGTGATCAACTAATGGAAATTTGCAGAATTGATTCCGTACAATCAATATAGCTATTGTCTGCTCGTGATGAACACTCACCCGAAGCTGTTCCTATGCGTTTTCCCCCACGATAAACAGAACATTTCCATTTTTTGATCAGTTTTAAGGAATTGAATTGCAGACAAACTATAAACACCTGCAATATCACGAAATTGATTTAGAAAATTCATGTTTATTTTTTCCTTACGTTAGGAATTTATTCACGACTAACAATTGTTGTAGATCACAGAAATGATTAGCCCAGAATTCTTGAACGTGCTACATCGATCAACTCTAAATATTCTTTACCGAGTTTAGAATCTAGATCATGTTTTTCTGAAATAGCTTTAAGAAACTCTGTATCAGTTCCAGTGAATTTGCTATGAGTAACTTCTATACAATCTTTAGCTTTGTAGACTGTCAGGGTTGAGTTTTCTGAATCCACATCTGGAAACCACACAACATTTGACGATATTGAAATAAGACCATTTCCAGCTATGCGAGCATTTCCAGAAATTTGAACATTGCCCCACATTTTTGCATTGCCCGACATTAAAGCATTTTCGGACAATTGAGCATTTCCGGACAATTGAGCATTTCCGGACAATTGAGCATTGCCTGACATTTTTGCGTTGCCTGACATTTCAGAATTCTGAAACATACTGGCATTATCAAACATTAGAGCATAGCTTGACAGACAAGCATTATCAAACATTTGAGTATGATGCATGATATGAGAATTGTGGTACATACGTACATCGTTATGAATTCGAGCATCGTTCATAACGATAGCTTCGTGATATACCCAACAACTTCCTTCGTGAGAAAGATTCTCTTCCTTTTCAATCCATCCGCCCAGATCTCCTTTTTCAACATCCTGAAAATCTTTCAAAGCTCGAATTCGATGCAGTGCTACACCATTGACAATTTTGGTTTCTTTGGTCAATTCGTATTTTTTCATGATAGCTCTGTTATGTTAGCAATTTATTCACGACTAACAATTGGTGTAGATCACAGAAATGATTAACCTAGAATTCTTGAACGTGCCAAAAAGGGAAAGCATGCTTTCCCTTCTTAGAACCAATTTCTAAAATCAGACATTAAAATTTGAAAATGCTCATGTCGGTGCAGTCAGTTCTGAAATAACTCGAACCAATTCAGTATCAAATGTTGTCGAAATCCAGTTCAACATTTCAGTTTCTTCGGGAAACTTAACAACATAGACGGGGCAAATATAACCAGCAGCAGGCACGTTGCTATCAACAGCAGTTATCAGCATTTCTTCTCGAACACCACCAGAAAATTCGTACTCGATCCACTGTCCCGGTTTTAGATTCCATGTGTCAACGACAAAACCATTGTACCTGAATTTTTCATTGAAAATCTTTGATTTTTCCATGATGATCTTTTTATGTTGAGGATGAGCACGACGACTGTTAACAGTCGTCGTGCTTCACAATGATTAACCTAGAATTTTTGAACGAGCCAGATCGATCAACATTGAATATTCTTTACAGAGTTTAGAATCTAGTCCATGTTTTTCTTTCATGGCATTCAAGAATTGAATATCAGTTCCTTGAAACCCCCTATGAGTTACTTCTAAACCACCTAGTGCTTTGTAGACAGTAAAGGTGCTAATTTCTGAACCTATTGAAAACCACACAACATCCGTTGATTTTGAAATCAGACCCTTTCCTCCCAAATGCGCTTCAGAAAACAGTTCTACATCGCCGGACATTTGTGCATCGTCCGACACACATGCACGATCTGACAGATAAGCATCACCTGACATTTTAGCATTATCCTTCAAACGTGCAGAGTCGCGTATCTGTGCATTGCCAGACATTTGAGAATTGCCAAGCATTTGAGAATTGCCAAGCATTTGAGAATTGCCAAGCATTTGAGAATTTTGATGCATACAAGAGTATTGAAACATAATAGAATGATTCCGCATTTGTGCATAGTCAAACATTTGAGCATCATGCAGAACACGAGCATCATTCATAACGCAGGCATCGTCATATATCCAGCAATTTCTATCATGCGAAAGATTTTTCTCTTTTTCAATCCATCCGCCAAGATCTCCTTTTTTAACAGTTGCAAAATCTCTCAAAGCTCGAATGCGATGCAGGGTTACACCATCAACAATTTTGATTTCTTCGGTAAGTTCGTATTTCTTTTCCATCATGAATCCCTTACGTTAGGTAGATTACGTGGTGGCTGTTACCTGTTGCCACACTTACAGTATAACACAGTTTTCTGTTGCTGTGTGTTGTATTTTTACAACAGTGTTGCAATTACGCAACACTGTTGTTTTTGTGCAACAAAAAATATGAAGGTTCAAAACTCGCACTCAGACACTCAGACACTCAGACGTTCCAGATTTAAATCTTCCAAAAAGAATCTACAATATCGGGTTCGTGCCCATAAAAATAATGATGCGCACACAGCCAGTTCAAAATACGATGCTCTGCTTCAGTTCCATCCGATTCATATATCAGCAAAGATATCTCATCAAGAGGTTCTTCTTTAAATGCATCTTCATCTTGAATGTACAGATTTACAAAGATTTGTCCCAATCTAAGGATAGGCATCATCTTTTCTTTTAACAATTTGACTCTTTTCAGAGCATCCATGACGATATCTCCATATAGATAATGGTATGACTGAAAGGCCAGTGCAAATTACCAGCAGTAAGGGAAACCAGAAATGTAGGTCAGATACTATAATGTTGTCGGATAGAATAAAAAACATCTAATACTTCTTTGCGTGGTATTTCTTGATTGTTAAGATTCTGTAGATCAAGAATATTTTCTATCTGTTCAAGAACAGAATGAATTGAATTCTTTTGAGCTACCGTAAGTTCAAGTTGATCAAAATCAGGTGAAAAGTTTTCTTTGAGGGAAAAACTTTCACCTTCAGGACAATTATAGCTATAAACCTGATGCTGCCCTCTTGTGAAACCACATTTTTTGCAAATGTGTTTGCTGTTCATGATTTTCAATAAATCTAGTTTGGATTTTCACTTGTATCTACGATACAAGTCATGGCAGGCAAAGATTGCTTTTTCAAAAGCCTGTTCAACAGGTAGCATTTTTATGTTCTCAATTGTTGTGAGTTTTTCCACCACAAAAGTCTTTACCCATGACACAGAATACAATAACGGTTCTATGCAGGTCTGTGTGATTACGAAATAGTATTTCTGATTTTCAATGACAACATCAACTCCGTAATCCTTAAATGCATGTTGTAGTATTACTGCGGTTCCAGTGATTGTAGTTCCATCAACTTCGCAAACGAATGGACGCGGCGAATTTTCTTCATTCATAATTGATTGCTCCTTGATAGAATTCATTTGTTTTTCAGTGATCATTTTTAAGTTTTTCATCAATTCGGATTCATGTTTCGATAGTGAGTTTTACATTTCTATTTTGAATTCATATGTCTTTTCTCAAGAAAGTTTTTGGCGAAGTTTTTCAAATAGCAGATTCACCTGCTCTTCAGATACATTAAAAAACTTTCTAGTTTTTGACATGTATCGTGACCATGCAACTTCATCGACCAATATGCTATTATCAGTACCCAGAAATTCTGAAAACTCTTTGTCATGTTGGCCTGCACAGCATAATAAAAATCTTTGTACTTCAGGACTCATACGGGTAGACAGTTTCACAAGAGACTGAATCGAGTCTTTCACATGATACAGATAAGGATCTGCTGCACTAATTTCTACCGCATGTTGCATAGCTACCTGAAGCTGTTCAAAATCTCCTTTTACAGAATTCCATTCAAGCCGTTGTCTTGAAGGGGAAGTGTGATACATAATCAATGTTTGACCAGTGTTATGAATTGTAGTTTTGGCCACATTTTCAAAATGCAAAAGTGTTTCAAAACGTGGATAATGAATGTACAGCGCGCGAACTGCGGCTATCTGCATTTCCGCTTGCAGGTCTTCTCGCTTTACTCCGTAACTGCGAATCAGAAACGTCATGACTTTGCTGATATAACGCCCGATGTACGCTTTCATTTTGGGACCATACACTATCTGTTCAACAAGACTATCGAAATCGACAAGAGAAAAACTAGGAAACTGTTTGTCAAGGTGACCAAGATTCAGTTTTGACAGAAACAGGGCGTCACTTCTATCAAGTCCATAGTTTTTATATTGAGGTTTGACATCATCATAGAATCGATGCTTGAATGCTGCCCATGCGTATAATTTGCAGTTTTTTAACAGAGTGCCTTCTCTACGTATAACACCTATGATACGTGTCGAAGTTTCTTTGTTATTGATATATGCAATCAAGTCTCTTTGCGTGAAGTTCGGTCTATGGAACAGATAGGCAAATATTGCACCTCCTATTGTTTTCATCTGTGATTGTGTAATTCCCAGAAGTTCCTGAATCACGATATCCCCCGTTATCTAGCGAACCTGGAATTCATAAGTGTCTTTACGAACACGTACTTTTTTCTTCACGCCTTCCTGAATCTGAAGATTGCTGTCAATCGTGGGTGGAATATAATCATCCTTTACAGACGATTTTTTGACAATGCGATTGTCAGGGTCGAACAGTAAATTTTTCTGAATCAGCTCCTTGCGTTTCAGTAACCATTCAGAATGTGTCAGCAGTCCTTCATTGCCTTTGAAATAAGCAGTAAAAGAAGATCCTCGCGTTTTCACATCAGGACTTCCCATCAAAACGAGTTCGCCGGAACTTGTGTAAGCTACAGCATAGCCACATACGTAATTGCTAATGTAGTCTTTGCCAATCTTGAAATACAGTTTTGTGCCAAACTTGATTTTGCGATTCATGTTTTTGGAACCACGCAAAACCGCAAGCAACAACCGGCACTGTTTTGGAGTAAATGACTCAAACATTGTTGCAATTTGCACAAACTGATCTGAGTTTTGTGCCAAGGCTGTTACATTCGGAGTAAAACATTTTGGAGCAATGCCGAAAGGTTTTACTCCTTCTTCAGCACAGACTTTTTCTCTTGAAGAATGGGAATGATTTTTGTAGTGAAGGCATTCACCACATTTGAACGCTTCATTCAATGAACGAGCACTTGCTTTTCCGAGTGTATCACGTTTTAACACGATGGTTCTCGTATTGTGTAAAAGTGAAATTTTGCTGAAGCAAAAAGTATGCACAGCATCCGTGTTGCTAGAATCTCATTGCAGAATTTACGTATAAATTTTCTCCTTTATGAGTTTGTATATTATATCACAAACTATTAAAAAATGCAAGTGGCAAAAATAGCATTTAAAGTTTCAATTTGCAAATGTTTTACGATACAGATTTTCTAGTGCGAGCATGAAAATATCTGCACGAGACTTATGTGATGGATAAACTTTTTTTAAACGATCAATGATCAACTGTTCCTTGCGTGTCAGAACAAGCACAACATTTATTTTTTTATTGGGATCATTAGCTACTGCCGCAAATGCATTACTGATTACAGTAGCAAGCCATAAAAGGCGAGACCTGCACATGTCAGGCTCGCCAGTAAGTAAATCAAAATAAGGTTTTGGTTTTTTAGCACCAAGACGCAGCGCAATCCTATGCGCTTTGTCGTGATGTTCATTGCAAAGAGTTACGGTTGGTCCGTCCGTTCCACCTGCCTGCTGAGGCACAATGTGATGAATTTCTTTTACAGCAATTCCGGGTGGAGTTGAATCAAGAAATCTTTTTCCACAAACCCAGCAATGCGGAAGTAACGTATGTTTGACAGTAAGATTGACATCATAAGATGACATGACATGATACCAGTTTCGATGGTAAGAGAGTTACACTTAGTTATTTACTATGCTCGATGAAGTTTTGAACTGGAAGTTACCTGAAGATGATTACCTACCTGAGAAGAATAATAATCGTAATCAGGAACATTGCTGAAATCTGAAGTCACGATAAATTCACCTTCGAACAAAAGTGGGTAGTCGCTAGTAGTGGCCAGTGTATTTGATAGCGAATTTATGAAACTTCTATAATGACGACTACGAGGAGGCATGTTACGTTTTACAACCATGAATGGAAAATAATAGTCTTCGCCCATTGTAGAATTGGAATAAAAAGCAGAAGGCGCAGTCTGTCTCAATTCAGCACAACGTTCAACAAGAGAACGACTCTCTAACGGAAGCAACAAAGATGTTTCCATCGTAGCAGTGTCAAAGAACACTTCCATCGTTCCAGCAGTTGCTTTATAAAGCAAAAGAGGATCTGGAGTCATTTCCTGAACTGAGGAATTAACCTCAACGTGCATCAATGACAGATCAATATCAAAAGGGCATCCGCTGAATATTTGTGAAAGATAATACAGCGTGTCTTCGGTAGGTAACACAAACATCTGATTTACTATCATGTAATTTCTCTTTAGAAAGCAAAGCCCCAAGAAGTCAGTCTCAGTGAATTTCCGGGTAAAGATTTTGCAAACATGTTCAATTGACGATCTGGCATTACCCAAAACCAGGCACCACCTTGCGCACCGTAGGGGCGTGAATCCACAAAATGTAATTTCTGTTTTGTAGATTTTGATATTGAATCAAGAATTTTTTGTGCAGCTTCTCTTACTCGTTCTGGATCAAGTGATTTATATTCTTCTGATTCTTTCAGGTTCAGAAAAGACTTATTGACTCCTATGACCATCTGATTATGCAGAACAGGATAGCCGCCAATTGTGTCTGTTTTAATTCCTGAACTATTCAATCGTTGAATATTAATAGGGCCACGCGCAATAGGGATAACTGGAACACGAGTTATGACAAAAGAACGTTTGTGCAGATCAGAAATATTCTTTGATTCTTTTTGTGTTTTTTCAAGAACCTTTTCCACTTCAGAAAGATATTGATCTTCAGATGCAGCAACCTGCGTTTTTGCAAGAAGTTTAGTACGTGTGTTTTTCAGAAGTTCATCGACTCTTGCTACCGCATTTGCTCCTGCAATAATTGCCAGACTTTTCTTTGTTGTAGCTGTTCCCATAAACACGCCCTCACGTAGACACGTAAGTTCATTAAGACATGCTTTTATGTGACTTGAAACTCCAATGGGCAATTTTTCCTCTGCGATTTTCTGCATCGATTTTCGTGCAGAAGTAAGTCGCGTGAGTTGCGTATCAGTGTCAGCAAGATACAGATCTGCAACTTTCAGATTTGCTTTTATCAAAGCGGTTCGAAGACTTTTAAGAGTATGAATTCTTTTTTCAAGATTTGCCTTTGCCTGTTCTTCAGTGGGTCCATTTTTTGAACCCAGTTGAAGAATTGGAATCAGTTTTGTCATTTGTGACTGATTTTTTGTAGTGAGTCCAGATCGAGCCTGAAACCTGTCAAAATTATTGTCTGCTACACGTTGCAGGTTTTTCATGACTTTCCTTTAAGTTGGTAAAAAACTTCGTAACAAAACGACAAAAGGGAACAATCCCTTTTCGAGGCTGTTCCCTTTTAAACATATTTGCTGTTTCAATCAGATGAAAAATCCCGGATCGGTTGCAGCATTTTTTCCAGACTTTGCCGATTTGATCGGTGCCTTTTTCGTCGAAGGACGACCACGCTTTGCCACAGAAACATCGTCTTCTGTTTCATGTGTGCGACGTGCAGTAGGTGCATTTTTCGGAGGACGTCCACGACGAACCGGAGTTTCTTCTTGCGTATTACGCGACGGACGACCTCGCTTTGCAGCGGATTTATTTGCTGTGACATTGCGCTGCGTCTTTTCGCCGGAAAGTTTTTCACGAAGAGCTGTTACACGTTCTTCCAGCTTTTCAATGATTCGATCCTTTTTCGAATTTTCACGAGACAGTTTGCTCATTTCTGAAACTGCTTGTTTGAGCACTTGAACCGAATTCTGTTTTTGTTGCGTTGCCATTTTAAATTTCCTTTTATGTGATAGGAAGGGTTTTAATTAAACAGGTGTGAAAATAACTTCACACTTGTTATTTACTAGCAAAATAAAATTAACACTTGTGTGGCATCAGACCAGGATTAATTTATTCATTTACTGGAAATACTTTTTTGTCTTTCTTGAAACCATGTACATAACACAGAGGTAATCTAGGGTCAGTAAAATTTTGTAGTCGCAAAGTATTGGATTTCACATCAATTGAATCTTCAATTCTTATCGCCAGATCATCCGAGATTTTCAGAAAAATCATGTCTGGTTCTGGCAGACTGCGTGTAAATTCTGTGACAAAGGATACAAGATATCCGAGATCTCTAAATCGAGTAGGAATTTTTTCCACAGTTACAATATCATCTTCATCTTCATCTTCATCTTCTTCATATGCATTATATTCACATGGCGGTGAATATAAAAACCATTTGACATTTCCTTTGAGTGTCCCGGGAATCTCATTACATGAAACAATTACAGAAGATTTCAACACACTATCATATTCAAAACCCAGAACTTTGAATTCATATTTTATTACACTAGAAGGATCAGACCAATTATCTTTTACATATAGCTTCTGTTTTTCAGACATCTGATAGTCAGAACAATACATAAAACGAACGGTATCACCTACACAGTAGTCAGGTGTATCAAAACGCTTAAGGTATTTTTCATGAACAATATAACTATACAATTTATAATTGATCAGATAAAAATGCTCATTGCCCTTAATTTTGGAGCGATTCTGAAAAAGCGGAATGCTTTCATTCATAAGAATGAAAACGGAATTCAGCAAATTTTCTTTGCCCCAAGCCGGATCATTCTTGAATTTTTTCCGACCTTTTTTATTCAGCACAACAAGCTCGCTTGCTTTGAATTTCGGTGCTGCTTTCATTGTAGTCATTTCCATAAGATTCCTCAAATTGTAAAAAGTTAATATACTGCGGTTAAACAGTTTTTGATAATTCTGTTCATTTTTCCAGTTCATCTTGCTCTGGATACATGATAGTATCTGGAGCTTCACCAGAAGCAACACATTCAGATAAAATTGATTTGAATTTTATACGATCTACATAGTTTGTCAAACTATGCTGATTGATATTTATGAAAATATAGTGACCAAGATCAATTTCTAACATATGAATATTATATAGTTCAGGTAAGACTGGACACTTTTTTCAGTATACCATCATTATTATTCAATGACATACTATATGCATCTATCACAAGATGATTAACGTTTTTTCAAATATTGCTGCAATTGTTATTGCAATATCTGTGACTTTTCTGAGAAAAGAAAGTGGATACGTATTCGACAGTTCGCTACGAACTATATTCAGATCATCGTACTTTGCCATTTTGAAGTCCAGATAAAATGATTTAGCGATAGCGTAACAGTGCGTTGTCCCGGCTTCGGTTGAGAGGGTTGAGGAAATGAACGATTCATTTCTTTGTAACAAAAAACATATGCGCTCATCAGTGCATCTTGTGCCCGCTGTAAAGCGTCTTCTTCATTTTTTCCGACAGTGATTGCCTCGGGCACATCCGGAAAAGTGACAATAAAAGTGCCGTCTATGTTGAGTGTTAGCACAACGGGATATTTTAAATCCATTTCAAGACTCCGTTACGTTAGAGATGTGATCACGACGATTGTTCAGTCGTCGTGATCACAGGGCGTCCTAGAATTTACAACGACTTGTGCAGATCATCGTCCTTTTACGTTAGGATTGTGATTACGTGGTTACCTGTTGCCACACCTGTAGTATAACACAGTTTTCTGTTGCTGTGTGTTGTATTTTTACAACAGTGTTGCAATTACGCAACACTGTTGTTGGTTCTACATTCATTCTCACCGAATGCCATAATCATATGCCACAAGCCTGCCACGTTTTGTATAACCGACTTGCCCGGAGTCAATTGCATAAACCCACTCGGGACTTTTCAAAAAAGGTGCGGGGGTCACTGTCTCCATAAACAAAATGGGGACTTTCTTTTTCACGTAAAAAAGGCGTGTGTGCGGATACTGAATTTCAGTTTCAGTATTTTCACCCGGCGCGTTACTGATAGATCCTTCCCAATCGTTATCTATGAATCCTGCCCCATTTCGAGGTAGCTTTATGATGTAAGCTCCGAGATTTATACAGATGCGATTTCTTCCTACAGAGATTTCAGATTGTGATCTGGGTGCATATCGTTCATACAGAGTTTTCAAGATACACAACTCATCAGAATCAAACAGTCCACAAAAAAGATCTGAGGGAATTTTCATGATGATCCTTTACGTTAGGATTGTGATTACGTGGTGGCTGTTACCTGTTGCCACACTTACAGTATAACACAGTTTTCTGTTGCTGTGTGTTGTAAAAATACAACAGTGTTGCATAATTGCAACACTGTTGTTTTTGTGCAACAGAATCATACTACTTGCAATTTTCGAGTTTCGCGTTTTGTGACTACATCACGATCTCGCTGTATGCATTCAAGTGTCTTGTCTATATCGAGTGCTACCTTGCTGCGCGGTTTTTTCAACCACGCCTGCAATTGCCTCAAATGCATTTGTTGATCTTTCAATTTCTGTCTGATTTCAGACTGATCCAGTTTTGATAACTGACGCACTTTCAATTCCAGGATCTGCTGTGACTGATCACGTGTAATTTTGAGCAAACGCATCATTGTGCTTTCTGGGTCGGTGGATCGCAATGCTTTGAAAATTGCGTCAAGTTTATCGCATGCATAGAGAAGTAACTCAGAATATGCAATAGCAACATTCTGTTTTTCGATACGACATTCAAGGCTGCGACGTTCAAGATCAAGACGAAGATGAAGCCATGTCACTAGAATTTCTGGAACAGACATTGCAAGAAATTTTGTTTCAAAGGTAGTTACGCCATCGACCGTGCGCGATTCCCGCAAAGTAACATTAAGTTTGAAAGAACGTTTTTGTCGTGTTGCACGTTTCACCTTGTCAAGAAACTTGTCAAACTGATTGTAGTTATAAGCAGGTTTGCATTTGATCGTGTAGGTAATTGAGCCTTTGGAGTTCTGACAAGACAGGCATTCAGGCATAGCTCGAATCTTGCTCACAAATTTTTCAAGATCAGTTCCTTGAGGCCAATCCGAAATTACCATTTGTTTATGATCTCGATCTACTTCAATATCCGATTCAAACAATACAGAAGCTGCGGTTCCTTGAAACAGATTCAGCCATGCCTGCTGATTTTCTTTTGTTCTAACAAGTTGTCCTCCCCACTTGTGAGCGTACTTCAAAGTTTTTGCAAAATCAGCAGCTTCCAGTTTTTCACCCTGTAGCATTTTTTTCAAAACAGTCTGAATTGATTCGGGTGTGAATGAAGGTAGCGTAGTTGTTATACCTACACCGATTCCAGAATTTCCATTCATCAAAACGTTAGGAAGTTGTGCGGGCAAAGTCACTGGCTCAACATCTTTATCATCGTAATTCGGTATGAAGGAAGTTACCTGACTGTTAATGTAATCAGGATCAAAGAAAGTTTTTCCGAATTGGGATAATCTCAAATCGGTATAACGCATTGCCGCACAGCCATCGATCATGTTGCCCCAGTTTCCTTCGCCAGTCACTACGGGCGTAGCAGTGTGCACCATTGTCTCAATGGCTTTTACTACAGACAGATCCCCGTGCGGGTGGTATCTACCCAGAACGGTGCCCACAACACGCGCGGTTTTTTCAAACTGTGAGGATGCTTCTTTGAACGTTCCGTAAAGCACGCGCCTTTGAACCGTTTTGAGTCCGTCAAAAAGATCAGGAACTGATCTGTCCAGATTTACAGCGGCCGCGTATATCGTCATGTTACGCTTGCCAAACTCTCGAAGCGATTCAAATAAAACATCCTGATCTTTTGTGGGAATCAAATCTGAAAGAGTTGCTTTTTTTCTAGTGACCATTTCATTTCACCTTTTCAGAAAGATTCTTTGCAGAAATAATTCCTGCTTTGCTGACTGATCCTTTGACTGCATTTATTGGAAGATTAAAAAGTTCTCTTCGAAATTCGACATCTTCATTCATGAGCTTAACAAACTCAACACGATCTTCTTTTTCTATAGCTCTTATCTGAATAAGTCTTCTTGATGATGGATTCATCGCAAAGATACGCATCAAGTCAGCGTTGATTCCTCCCCAGCCTTTAATGTGAACTATTGGTGTATTTTCAGATGCTCCAATTTTTTTAAGCTTGTCACTGATCACAGAAAGTCTGTCGCCTGTTACCAGATTGCCTTTATGAATTGCATAGAATTCTGGTGCAGCGGAAACATATATCATTCCTCGTGTGAAAAGATCTGGAAGATATTTGTAGAACAGTGCCAGCAAAAGACTGTTGATGTGACAATTACTTGAAACTACTCCAGAAGGAAGAATGAAATGATGATAACGAGGTACATTGAGACAATAGACAGGTACAGGTTCATCAAGTTTCTGAATTCGCATTTTGGAAACAGGCGCATAGCCTAATCGCGTATTGTAATCCACTTCCGAAGGTTTTTTGCTATTATTGTTAAATGGCATAAACACACGATCACCAACACGCAGATCTTTCGCTTTCACATACACCAGATTATCATTGAAAGGCGTTACTTCACGACCCTTCAGAGAATTGGTATTGAGGCACATCCACTTGTGATTGAGATCCACCTTGAATTTGGTTTTACCAATTTCCAGAGCAACAATCTGGTCTACATTTTTGATAAAACTTGCACTGGCGGATGCCCATATCTGTTTGCCACCAGACCACACGGGTACTTCAAAAGCAGTATTGGCGTTGGCCAGTTCTTCGATAGTAAGAGTCTTGTTATAAATACCCTCAAAAGCGCCAGGCGGACGCATAAGAATTGACGTGTTTCCGATAAATGGGCCATCAGGATCAGGATCAGCCAGACAGATAATTTTGCCAACTGACAAACGCGCATATGGATCTGCTGCTTTTATATCATAACCAATCGCTGCCAGAATATTGATAATTTCTTCTGATTCCAGAGTTTTAGACTGTTCCATTTTTAGAGCATTTGCAACTTTTCCTTTTAGGGGAAGAACTGCCTGAAATTGATAACGAGCTTCTTTTGCGCTATTATGCACAACAGCACCATTAGCTAAAACAAAATTATGATAATCATCCACCGTTAGATCGTATACAGGAACTGGGTTCTGTAGTTCTATTCTACGTTTATTTACGATTCTCATTTGTTAATTTTATTTCGTTGTATGTCTTGTCACCCTCAACCAAATAAAACTATGAACGACTATCCTAAGATGCGAGCAATAGCAGTTAAGAGCAAGAACAAGAAATGGTATAAGAAATTTTGTATTGCTTACGATAAGGACATTGTTACGGCACAACAATATTTCCACATTAGAACTTATTTCTGCCGGTATTGCTGTATGATATCGTCACTACATAAATGTTGTGCTTCAACGTATCCTCTGTTTTCCGTTAAAAATTGATGATCCGGAGTGCAAGTCACAGTAGATCCATCTTCAAATGTGAGTTCAATCAATTGCCGTGCGTATTTAGTAATACGCACGTCTTTCAACTCAGTATCAAGAAATTGTGATTTATCAATATCCCAAGATATACCAATTTTTGGAAAGTTTTTATTGGATTCTAAGTCCTCAAAAGAAATAATGCTTCCATCACTAAGACGAATTTGTGTATTGCCCAAAAAGCAACCACCTGCCGAATCGCCTTCCACAAGAAAAAGTTCTCTGTCTGCTGTTTTAGTTGCAGAATTAAAGGGTGCGTATTTTGCAGGAAGACCATTTCTTTTGACAGCATTAAGTGTAGCAGCAGCTTTTTTGCTTAGAGTGAACTTACCTTTAAGCTCATTCAGTTTGGTAGCACGTTCGCAGATACGAAGTGCCATAGCTTTGTTTTCCCTGAAAAAGGAAAGTGTGGCTTTAGTCACGGTTTCTTCAAAATCTTTTCCGACACGATCATCTGTCAAACGAGCTTTATCCTGAGAACTGAATTGTGCTTTGTGCAACTTTGCATTAATCAATCCAACAAGACCTTCCTTAAGATCCGCTTCTTTAAATACTGGAACAGTTTTTACTTTGCCAGATTCTCGTACCTTGCGAGTTTTAATATAAGGACTCAACCCTTTGTACAAAGCACCGACCACGGAATCGACGTGCTTGCCACCCTGGCTATTATTCAACCCGTTAGTAAATCCACGTATTTCAAAACCATCGTGATTTGTAAAAGCGACAACAATATCCGCAAGTGAATCATGATATTCAAACAGGGTTCGCTCGCCTTCTGTTTTCAGCTTGAGCATACGTTGTGCGACGTATTCAGTAGTCCCTTTGCGTGAAAAGAATTGCTTCTTTCCTTTTGAAGAACTGACAGTGATTCGAAATCCCGGATTCAGATATGCCATGATTTCCGACCACTCTACAATCCTGCTAGGTGCGAAGGATTTTGCAGTGAAAATAGTAGCATCTGGCTTGAAGTGAATAACTGTTCCCTGTGATGCTTTTGTACCATTCCACAAAACAGGTGCATTGGTTTCTTTTACAGAAGATGTAATTTTGCCCTTTTTGAAACCAATCGAATACCATTTATTTTTGTAGAATGTATGAACATCAAAAAAATCTGACGTTGCATTAGTTCCCTTCGCACCTACGCCATGTGTGCCGACTGAAACAGCGTAAGCATCATCTCGAAATTTACCAGAGGTATGAAGTTCTCCGAACACTGCCTGCATTGTGGGCATTGAATGTTTTACTTCTTTACCACCAATGTTAGTAGTATAATTTTTAACTCCTTGAGGAACACCCTGTCCAGAATCCAGAACCCAAAAAGATCCATCATTGTCCGCATGAAAATGCACTGAATCATTTCGTCCTGCCAGATGTTCATCAAGACCATTATCTAGTAATTCTCTTACGCAAAGCCACACACCGTCAGCATCAACACTTCCGAGATACATAGAAGGATTTCTTCGAATGGAATCAGGAAAGCGTAAAGTTTCAATGCTGTCAGAATTATACTGTTTTTGAGTAGCCATGTTAATTTTTGAGATCGTCAATGTTCACATCTACTTCTATGAGAGAAGTCTGATCAAAACAGTTTTTCCAATGTTCGATTCCCGATTCCAAAAACAAATTATCTATTTCAGAATCGCACTGACTCATAATTTCCACATGAGAACGAATCGCCTGTTTTGCATTTATGCATAGTTCTTCAATCGAGTTTCCATATGTGTAGCATCCGGATAATCCTAATACCGTAGCGCCATAGCAGGAATCAGGATCTTTCTCAACAAGAAGGGTTCGTTTCACAATTCAATCCGCAGAATTATCAAAGTTATATTGATCCCTGTTGGGAACTTCCATCAAAGCATGAATCATTGGTTTAACTGAAGACATTTGTGAATACAGGCATCGTGTTGTGTGTAGGGTCTTGAATATTCCACCCTGAGATACTTCTATAATCGTTTCCAGATATTTTTCTCCCATCTTCAAAGTGATGCGAGTCATGCCAAACTTTATGCGTACCGGAGGTAATTCCTCTAGCGATTCTGCTAGCGGTATGATGGGAAGTTTTTCACTATCATACCAGTAATCTACAACGAGAAGAATTTTTCCGCGATGTTCTGAATACTTGAAAGTGCTTTTGTATCCCCAGCGTCGAAAAAATGCTAACAGCACATCTTCCAGCTTGGGAATAGTATTTTCTTTCATTGCCTGAAATACTTCGGGTTTTAGTGTTTCAAATCTTAGGGATTTTGTATTTATTGTAGCGCGGCAATGTGGTTTTCGATTAAAGGTGATTCCAACTTTATCCAGAAAAGGCTCAAGGACTTTTTCACGAAAATTTATCAACTGTCCACGAAACTTGTGTTTCTTGCACAAAAGCTGTAACGTAGGAAGAAAATTTTCATGAAAACGAACCAAGGGAACTCCCGCTGAACGTAACAGCTTATAGGAGTCCCCATCGTATGGAATGTACCACTGTTTGATCTTTACCAGTCTGAGAATTTTTTCTGATTCGACAGATGAGGGTTTCGTTACCCCATAGAAAGTCATTGACCAGCTCCATTTTCTAGATAATGATAGAATCGTTCTATAAAAGATTCAGACTCCTTGGCCACTGATGCCAAAATACGAGCTTCGGATTTTGCATCTCTCTTAAAGCGAGCGGCTTTAAGCATTTTTACAAGATTCATGATTCTTCCCACTATGACAATCTGTAAATCAGCAGCGGGACAAAATCTGTTTCCTTTGCCATTGTTTCCTAGTTTGTAATGACATGTCTTGTAGAACCTGGTTTCGTCAGGAAACAGATATGCACAAGATTTACATTTTGTAGAGTATAGTGCAAGATGCTCTTTCTTTTCCATCGGAGATGTCCTAAATACGGACGGGAAATTTCCCGTCCGTATTTCAATTAATTATTAGAATTCCAGAAAACCATCATCGTCGTCTTCTTCTGGACCTTCCTCATTTTCTCCGTCTTCATATTCTTGAGTATCATCTTCGGAATCACCCTCTTCATATTCTGGATCATATTCTTCTGAACCTTCTTCCTCTTCCTCATATTCTTGGGTATCATCTTCCGGGTCGTCTTCCGGATCTTGGCGTCGTGCAGATTTTCGATGTGACTGTGCAACATCCTCTTCTGATTCTTTGTCCGATGCAGTAACACCACTGGTAATAAAAAACTGATCGGGATCCATCACAATTACATTTCCGGATTCTTCAGTCTTATAAACAAGACGATCGTTTAGTGTCTGAATAGACAGAATTTTTCCAAGCGGCTGCACAGTGTTAAAATAAATAGTTTGCCCAACAATTGCAGTAACTTCCTGCCGAGGAATAACTACACCACCTTCACCGAAAAGCGCTACGGTAGTGGGTTTTTTCGAAGTGTCTGCGCGCACTGAGGATTGCACTTTCAAAAACACATGTTGTTCAACTGCGATTTCATCATCAGCAACTTCTACCTCACGTGTGCGACGTGCGGTGGGCGCATTTTTCGGAGGACGGCCACGGCCACGACGAACGGGAGTTTCTTCTTGAACACGTTGTGCCTTACGTTGACGCGGTGATTCATCGTATTCAACATCTTCTACCTCACGTGTGCGACGTGCGGTGGGCGCATTTTTCGGAGGACGGCCACGGCCACGACGAACGGGAGTTTCTTCTTGAATGCGTGCGTTTTTATTAGTACGGATTGCCATTTTAATTCCTGTGTATAGAAGGATGAAAAATTACGACTATGCTACATCTACTATTTACTACACTACTATTTACTACACTACTATTTACTGCGCTACAAAAATTTAATCTTCAGACTGTTCTACTTTCTTCCCACGAATACGCTTTGGTGGAAGCATGACATTTTTAAATGCTGCCGGAAGAATGCGCCGCGCACGCAGAAACATACGAAAAACGGGATCTGTTTTTTCCAGAAGAACAATTTTCGTTCTTCCAGTTTCTTCACGAGTTTTTACTTTGCCAAGTGTGGGCCGATTTATTTCACTTTTTACAATCTGTTCCACCTGTTTCATACCTATCGAAAGACTGCCATCTGCTGCTTTTCGGGAAACACGAAAAAGAATACGGAAAACGGTATTGGGTGGTAATCTATGTGCCGTGCGATATACAAGTTTTGGTTTACCTTGAATTTTTTCAGTACGATTTCGTTCCTTAATTTGAACTGGCAATTTTTTTTCTGCATTTGATCTGTATGTAAATCCGGCAAGTCGTGCCTGAATACCGATCAACGTAGCAATATCATATGATCCAAGATCCGCTTTTTTATTATCTGCCACATCTGGATCGTACCGTCCCTGATAACGAGTTGCTTTAATAGAAGATGCAAGCAAGCCATCTTTTTCTGTGCGAACTGTCACTTCAAGAAAATGTGGTTTGAAATCTGGCGGTGCTTCGTATGTTGCAAGTGGCGTTTTGATTGATGTTTTTCGCGACGTCACAGTAGTGGGTTTTTTCACGTTGGCACGAACAATCTCTTGTACCACATTCCGAACATTTCTATTTTTCGGACCTGTTTTCACTGCTACTGCACGTGTAGTAGTTGCCATTACAAATTCCTTGTAAGATGATTTAATTCAAGCATAAGTTCTATAACTTTACGAGAAGCATAGTTTTTTGCACATTCTTTTGCCTCTTCTGTTTTTCCGGCTTGATGAAATTTCAAAATTTGAAAAAGCTCAGAATTTTTAATAATTTCCAGAGTGACATCGGGCCGCTTTAATTCACGTTCCAGATATACAATTGCATCCTGCGAATTCCACCAGAATCTATCTTTTGTAAGTGACAGATACATTTCTTGCAAAAATGTCAAATCTCGCAATCTGTATGCATCAAGTACCATTTGAAACTGTTCAGTACTACCACCGCGATCCGGATGAACAAGTGGCGCAAGTTTTCTGAACGCAGATTGCACAAGATGACTTTGTGCATGATACAGTTGCTCTGTGCCGGTAGAAATATACCCCGCACTGGTGATACTGTCTTGTGCAATAGTTGCGGGAGTTCCTTTTGTTGACAATCGAATATCGCGCCTCAGGTGCACAATGACATCGGATTCAGGCAATGCATCAATGTAGAATGCAGAAATCTTCATCAATGCATTGTACAGTACCTGAAAACGTTTTCGAGAAACACAAACTTTTTCTTTGAGCAAAGAAACACGATACTCACGCACTAGATCAAAAACATGATTTGCCTTAATCAGACTTCTATTCACAGATCAGATCTCCGTATGCTGCGGTACCACCTCTTTTGATAGAACTGATCTGTACATGTGTATCTGTAGGAAGAGGTTCATCATTAAGAAATATGATCATGCCAATCTTTTGATGTGATGTGACAGATTTCCATCGACCTGTTTCTGAATTAAAATGCGAAGCAATAAGCCATTTATTAAGTGTGGGATCGTACAGAATACGACACATCCAGGTTCTTTCATCCGAAGAAAGAAAAAGATCCTTTTCTGGATTGATAAGAATTTTTGCGCCCTTTTCAGGAATCAATCGAGCATTTATTACCATAGTATAACCTTCATATAATTAAGGATTGTGCGAATTGCAGAATTTTACTCATTCATGGAAATACGCTTTCGTGCACCAAGTCGATGTTCAAGTGCAATAACATCTGATTGAGAACGTCGCACTAGTCGAGGTTCAACATCGGAAGAATTTTTCCTGACCCATTCTTCAGCTTCATGATAAGAAGCAAATGGGCGTATTGCAGGACGTTTTCCAATTTCTTCCCCAAATTCATTGTATTCGCGCACACTCATAGCATGATCACGAAGACAGGACCAGTTTTTATTACCCGGATTACGTACTAGAACAATCCAGTGCGATTGATGATATTCAACACTGTAACAGGGTTTATTGAAAATCGCCTTGCCGAAAAGCTGTGCTATGAAATTTTTCATGATTGAACTCGTTTTTTAACGATTAAAATGATTCAGCAGTGTCTGTAAACTTTTCTGATCTGCGGGTTTAAATTTATCAAGTGCGAATACTTCCTGATTATTCTGATTTTGCACAAAATACTTTCCGCACATCGAACCATTATCTACATATGCGATACTTTGCATGTTGTGTTTTGTGCGAATTTCATTCAGTTTGCAATCATTCTGATTTGCTCTTTGATACTCGCTGAACCAGCGTTTTATGATAGCAACTGAAGTTTTGAGTTTTGTCACGGTATTATGAGCATTTCGTGCCTCAATACGATACCAACCCATAGAACGATAGCAAAGACGTGTACCGGGAAAACGTATGCACGACTCTTCTTCTGACATATGCATAAAATTATGCAAAGATGCATATTCATGTTTTGAAAGTCGCATGGTCACTGTTGAAACATCATCGTTAGAAAAATGAGTAAAAATCTGCATTTTAAACTCCGTTACGTTAGGAGAACGTTTATTACGATTAACCTAGAATTCTAAAACCAGCCAGTTCAATCATCATTGAATACTCTTTGCCGATTTTAGAATCTAAACCATGTTTTTCTTTAACAGCATTCAGAAATTGAATATCAGTTCCTTGAAACC